ATGAGTCCATTTTTGATATTCGCCATCAGCCTTACCATTGCATACGCTATCTACTATGCGGTGATGATAACCAGAGACCTGTATGGTAAGAAGGAAGAAGCCAAGAGCAACGAGGAAGTGTTTGACATCAGCAACATAACGGAAGAGGAAGCCGCAGTAGCCGTCAATGAAAGCGATGGTGGCTTTAGCGTTGCCGACAAGCAATACGACACAAGTTTCCAAGATGGCACATCATACAATGAGGGCTATGGCATGGTAACAGAGAACAACGGAATGAGTGATTATTCTCCAGAAACGGATTCTTCCGGCAGAGAAGATGATGTTGATGAAGACGAAGGAAATGATGTCAGCCAACAGAAGCCGAAGAACGCAGCCGAGTCGTTGCAGGAAAAGATGGATGGACAAATGGAGTCCACCTCTCCCATATGGATAGACGGACTATGGCAGGACGACTTCACGGAGAGTCTATTGAAACAAGGCGAGACAAAGCCAGGACAACCAAACATCAAAACAATACCAGTCAAGGATGAAATTTAGCCATATCATAAAGAATGTAGTAAGTTCCTTTGTCTTTGCGCTGCTCCCCCTGTCAGCATCAGCCAAATGCGGTAATGTGGACTATAGCTGGGGAGCAGACGCACTGGCAGGGATGCACGACTATGTGGTGACGATGATGCTGTATGTGCTGTATCTGACATACGCTGTCGCTGCTGTGATGGTGATTATATCCGCTTTGCAGATATACATCAAGATGAACACAGGGGAAGATGGAGTTACCAAGTCCATACTGACGCTGATAGGAGCCTGTCTGTTTATGATAGGCGCATCCATCCTGTTCCCAGCATTCTTTGGCTACCAGATTTAAGACTCAACTGCAGAAGAGTATATCATGTGAAAGCGACAACACCTTTCTATATAATTATAATAAGGTGTTTCCAAACGAATCATTAACAAGTAAAACAAGAAAGAATGTTTAAGAAAACAACGAACTATTTGAAGAAGACCGCCAAGAGCGTTCTCTCTTCAGGACGCTTGAAGACATTGGCATTTATGCTCCTTGTGGGCGGTGGCATTGCCATGGCGCAAAACTCGGCAGGTGACTACACAGCAGGAACTACTGCCTTGACAACTGTGACAGAGGAAATAGCCAAATACGTGCCTATTGTGGTCAAGCTCTGTTATGCCATTGCAGGTGTTGTTGCCGTAGTGGGTGCCATCAGCGTTTACATCGCTATGAATAATGAGGAGCAGGATGTCAAGAATATCTTAGTCCTCAGAAATGCGTTTGAAAAGACAAGAAAACAAATGAAAGCAAATGCGCTAAGTATCAATGCTTTAAGTGATTATTTGAATTTTCCGATGTTTGCTAAACTCACTCTTAAAAAGACATAAAAGACTGTTTCTTGTTTCCGTTTTGTTTCTCGTTTCTCGGTTTATTTTCTTATCTTTACATCAGTTTTCCGAAGTAAGGGAAGAGAAAAAAAAGCAAATGTCAGCATAGGAAACCATATCTGACATGAACTTTCAACAAGAGGGAGAAAGACCCTCCAATGTAGCAGAATACAAAAACAAAATAACACTTCATACATCATGGCAAGACCAAAGAAACAAGTAAAGCTGAAAGAACCGATTAAAATTCGGTTGAAGTCGCTCGCAGATGGCAACAAGAGCATCTATCTTGACATCTACTATAAGGGAGTGAGGAAGTATGAATACCTCAAACTCTACCTCGTTCCCGAAATCAACCCTGTCTGCAAGGAACAGAACAAGCAGACTATGGCGGTTGCAGAACGCATCAAGGCAGAGCGCATCAAAGCCCTTCATGGTCACGGCATACAGGACTGGGAGACAGTAAAGCAAGGCTCGATGCTTCTTACCACATGGATAAAGAAGTATTGTGAAGGTGGTGTCGGCATCAAGAAGTCAACGCTCCATTGCCGTGTGGAAATGCTGCACACCGTAGAGAAGTATCTTGACGAGACTAACAAAGGCTTCATTTCGCTTGAAGAGGTCAATGCGGAGTTCTGCCGTGGTTATGTGAAGTTCTTGCGTAACTTCCCAAATTCCCATATCAAGTATGGCGAGCCAAGACCTATCAGCGAGAATACGGCAAGCCGATACCTCGGAATGTTCTCCACCGCACTCAACAACGCTGTGCGACAAGGCATTATTCGCAACAACCCTATGAAAGAACTGGATGCACGTGAGCGCATCCAACCCAAGGACGGCAAGAAAGAGTATCTGACCATTGAGGAACTTCGCACCCTCATGGCTACGGACAGTAACCGTCCGGAAGTCAAGGAGGCTTTTATCTTCGCCTGTTTTACCGGATTGCGATTAAGTGACATGTACCGTCTTGCTCCGATGCACATCTTCAAGACCGCTGACGGAAAGGGCGAATACATAGACATGGAAATGCAGAAGACGGAGAAGCCAGTTATAATACCTCTTTCGGAAGAGGCTAAGCGGTGGTTGCCAAAGTCAAGAGGAAATGATATTCCTTTCTTTGATATACCAACCACACAGACCGTTATAGGCAGAGCACTCCGCAAATGGGCGGAAGCAGCTGGCATTGAGAAGCATATCTCATTCCATTGCTCACGGCACACGTTCGGAACGATGATGCTCACTCTCGGTGCAGACCTTTTTACCACAAGCAAGCTGATGGGACATTCCAATATTCAGACCACGGAAATCTATGCTAAAATCGTGGATAAGAAGAAGGAGGAAGCCATCAACCTCATTGACGGTATGTTCAAATAACTAATTGACAACGAAAATATATAGAGACATGACAATAACTATCAGACAAAAGGCACTTGCCAACGACAACATAAGCTTGTATCTTGACATCTACGATGGTGGCAAGCGCAAGTTTGAATTCCTGTCTCTCCGCTTTCAACCTTGATTATCAAGGTGTTGCGAAACAAGTACCCGAAAAAGTACCCAAAAAGTACTTTTTCGGGTTTCTTTTTACCCTTTTCTTGACTTCCACCACCACACTACAACGGCAAAAGCAATAAGAAGGACGAAAACGGCGCGTATAGGCGCAAAATATCCGAATTTCGGGCTTTGTTGCTCCTTCTTTTGGTCGTTTTCGGTCGTTTCTGCGCTCTTTTGGCTGTCCTCGCGGCTCTTTTCGGTCGTTTTAGACTGCGTTTCCTGCTTCTCGCTGCTGTTTCCGTTGATGGTAATACGCCCGGAAGTAATAGACTTTATGCCGCTTTTCTTGTCGGGCGGTTTGCGCTGGCTGCTACCCTTGGGATTTTCGGGTACTTTTTCGGGTATCGGGTATTCTGTCAGCAGGTCGCTGCTCCCGTCGTTGTACTCCACTTTGGTAAAGTCTACCACTACGTTAGTATTGGTGTTTACTTCAGTGTTGGTTGTGGAAGCTGCCGTTTTGTCGCTCTCGCTGTTGGTCTTTTCCGTCTGCGATGCTGTTACGCTCGTTTCCTCCTTAATGGTTTTTCGGGTACTGCTGCACCCGAAAACGCAAAGAAGAAGGAACACGGCAATAATGAAGCCTACAACCTTTTTCATACGTCCGTAAATTGAAATGTAGTTAGCGTCTTGCCGTCCGTGGTATATTTCAAGCAGCCGTACTGAATACAGGCGAGGCGGTTAAGCCAGCCGTTTCTGAACTTTTTTTGCTTCGGGTTGGCTCTGATGATTCCCTCAATGAAGGAAACACGGGCTTTCTTTATTGACGCGAATAGCTGGCGCGGCTCTTTGGCGTTAAGTGCGGCTATCGTCTTGTCGCCTACTATTCCGTCCACCTTCACGCCCAGCAAACGCTGTACGTTGGTTATTCCGTGCTTGCCGGAAGCCCATACCCAATCTACGAGAATGTTGGCTACGGACTGGCTTTTAATTTTGTCGGCTTTCCACCTGTCCCAAAAGTGGGGCTTCATTACCACGTTTACCGCATCGTCTGTGGTAATCCTTTTAAGGTCATCTACGTCTATATCGCCGTCGCCGTCCTTGTCGTAGCCTACTTGTTTCCACGTTGCAAACGTTACGCCCTTGTTGGTCGCTCCTCCCCGGTCTATCGGGTCGTTAGCAAAACCACCCTCCCATGCAAGTATGAAGGGGGCTAAAATCTTGATGTTTGCCATAATCTGCTAATCTACAAATTCGGGTAATATGTACTGAATGTTCATTGCGGCTTCGTGCAGGATGGTGTGCGCTTCCTGTTCGTTAATTTCCGCGTCGTGGGTAAACTCGCAAAAAATCGAGCCTACCCAATCGTGGCTATTATCGCTAAGTCGCTTTATTATCACTTGCGAAGTACCGCAGGACGAAAGCAAGGATTTTGCGCATCTGTCCTTAACTTGCCCGTCTATGTCGGTAATGAGCATAAACAAGTTCTTTGTTAGGTCGCTGCAAAACTTGGCTACGTCACCCATCTTCAAGTTCTGAATACGCGGCTTCATGCTCTCCACGCCCTTACGCTTGCTTTCAAAGTATATGCTTATCATACTTTCGTTGCCCAATGGGTGCGGCTGCACAATATAAACCCGGTCGGCTTTAAGGTCGTGCAGGATTTCCCACAACTCACCGTAAACTACCGCCGAATTGTCCGCGCGTCGCTTCCTCCGCATCTCGTTCTCTGTCCGCATCTGCTCTACCTTCAAGTCCGTTATTTTGTTCTTGGTATATTGGTTGTATGCGAACCATGCCGCGATGATCGTGCCAATCGCGCTAATTATTGCTGGTAAATACTCCATGCCTTACTCTGTTTGGTTATACCCTGCGGTCTGCAAGTCCGCGCGTACCATCGTCTTAATGGCAATCACGCGGCTAAGATGGTCTTTGTACTCCGTTACTGCCTTCGCCTTGCGTGCGCTGTCGGTTTCCAGCCCCAACTGCGCGGCGTAGTAGTCGTTGATGAGTGAGAACTCCTCGTTTTCGTCCACCTCGTTACGGATGACTGCTCGCGTAAGGTTTTCGTAGGTCGGCTTCTCCCACACTTGCACCGTATCGAAGTTGTAAACGGTCTTTTCGCCTACCTCCTCGTCTGCTACCTTCTCTTCCACAATATTATAGTTATAGTGGAATGACCCGTTACCCAAATCTTGGATAATGTCGGGTCTAACGTTTGAACTTGATTTCATACGGTTTAATCTTTGAATTTAACTTGTTAATAAAATACTCGCTATCGCTGTGTTTTGCCCATCCCCACCATGACGCGATGCGCTGCTTGAACTCCTCGTTAGTTAGCGGCTTCTTCCTTTTCCTTAACTTGGCTACCTTCCGGCAAAGGTTTTGCTTAATACGCTTTCTTAGCCGTGTTTCGTTGTGGTAGAACACAAAGCCTAAGAAGTCTATACCGCGCCCGTGCCTGTCCTTGTGGTCTTTCGCTACCGGGAAAATCTGCTTATTGTCCTTTACATGCAGCTTCAAGCCCGTAAGGTAGGTTTCAAACTCGGCAAGCAATTCGCGTAAATACTTCTTGCTGCTGTGCAATACTACAATATCGTCGGCGTATCGGAAGTAATACTTTACCAGTCTAACCTCCTTTACCCAATGGTCGAAGTAAGTTAATACGAGGTTTGCTAAGTATTGGCTTAGGTAGTTGCCAATCGGCAAGCCCTCCGCGCTGTCTATTATCTCGTCCAAAAGTTTAAGCAGCCGTGTGTCCTTAATCTTCCGGCGAACAATAGCCTTTAATACGTCGTGGTCTATTGAAGGGTAAAACTTGCGTATGTCTATCTTCAGACAATACGCGCAGCCGGGCTTGTCCCGGTCTATCGCCTTCCGTACCTTATCCGCTGCCGCCTGTATTCCTCGCCCTTTTATGCAGCTATAAGTGTCTGCCGTGAATACTGACACCCATACAGGCTCCAAAATGTTCATTATTGCGTGGTGTACGATGCGGTCGGGAAAGTATGGAAGACGGTAAATAATACGTTCTTTTGGTTCGTATATCGTGAAAATACTATATTCCGAAGTCTTGTAAGTTCCTGCTTTCAATGCTTCGTGCAAAGCCAAAAGGTCGGCTTCGGCGTGCTTGTCGTGTACCCTCACGCCGTAAGAATGGGTTTTGCCCTTACGGGCGCGTTCGTCCGCAAGTCGCAAATTATCCATGCTTATTATTTTGTCGTATAGGTTGCCTAACCTTTTCATAGTTGTTGCTTTGCTGATTAAGTGGGGTTCTTCGGTAGCCCTACCAAATCCCGTTAATGTTTACTGTTTTTCGCCTTTTGGTTGGCGTGGTCTTTGCCCTTGTATTGTTTTGCTAAATGTTATCAGAATAGCTGAGAGCCGATGTTCGCATTCGTATTCGTAGCCGCGTTATTCGTATTCGCGTACGAAAGCCCGGCATTCGCGCTGTTATTCGCGTTACCACCGAACAGGACACCCAAAGGACAAACAACCTTTATATTTTATTCAAAGTAGTAGCGTGTGCCGCTTGCCCTCATGGTTACTCTGCGCGGAAATGCGTTGCGCTTCTTAATCTCTTTAAGAACGTACTTTATTTCCGTTGAATTGGTAAAGAACTTTTCGGCATCCGCGTCCTTGTCGTCGCGGTTGCGCTTAATCTTTACTAAAAAGCGTTCCGCGCCGAACTTGGTTTTTACTCCTTCGATATAGTCGCAAACCCAAAACGTAAGGTTTATTAGTTTCTGCTGTGTTGTTTCCCGGCAGTTGAAGTGCTTGTTTCCTTCGTCCTGCGGTATTGCCAAAAAGGAGAGGCTTCCGTCGTCCTCCTGCTGGTTTGGTCTGTTATTGTTGTTCTCGTTCATAGCTGAATGTATTTTTATTGAACCCAACCGCCGAATATGGAGCGCGGCGGTTGGGTCACGTTTAACGTTATCGTTGCGTGTTAGGCTTCGGGAATAAAGCAAAGCCGAGAGCCGATGCTCGCAGACGTATCCGTAGCCGCGTAATTCGTATACGCGCACGAAAGCCCGGCAGACGCGCCGTTAAACGCGTAACCACCGAACAGGACAACCCGCATAGATGTCCCGGACGCTGGTATATTGGTATAGTAATAGTCGCAGTAGTAGGTTGCGGAATTGCCGCCTACCTCTGTCGGCATGTTTTCTCCGTACTCACCTATCATCATGCGCTTAACGTAACCTTCCTTACGCGGCAATAGTCCGCGCTGCTGGTAGTCGTTATAGTTTGTATCTTGGTACTTTGCCGGGTCGTCGCAAACGTAGAACTTTGCCAGCCCTCCGTCCGTTTCGCTCTGTATCTCACACTTGCAGCCGTCCGTCCATGACCAAACATGCCCGAACGGGTTTTCTATTCCTCGGTATGAAGGTACGTTAAACGTCTTGCTAATCTTGTCGCCGTTGCTTACCGTGTGTTCTACTACTCCCGTGCGGTTGCCCAACGAATTTGTTACGCCACATGGAATAATTGGGTAATAGCCGTTGTAGGTATTCCAATCGCCGTTCCATGTAGTAACGCCGTCGCCGAGTCCTCCCTGCTTGTACCCCTCGCTTGTAGGCTCTGCGTTAAATGCCTTTTGGCTGTTAAGGTTGGCGTACTCAATGACGTAAAGCCAATATGTTGCAAGCTGCGCGGCGTAAAGGTCGCAGTTCCACCCTGCGCCGTTAAGCCCTGCCGTTCCTCTGTTTCGTGCGTACTTGCGGAAGTTGGTTAATGAAATCTGCGTAGCCGGAAGTCCGAGGAAGGTTCTATACGTTCCGTCGTAGGCGGCGTTATTGTTTCCACCCCGGAAGGCTGCAGTAGTGTTTACCACGCTTGCAAGTTTTGGCGTAGCCGATGCCGTGCGGTCTACCGTGGCTTCGTATGCGCTTCGGTACATCTTCGGCACAACGTGGAAGCCCGGAAGGGGGTACAACGAAATAAGCGCGGTTACGGTCTGCCCGTCAAACTCGAATTTACGGTAGTGCTTGGGTATCTCCACCATGACCATGCCGGAAGCTCCCGTAAGGTCGGCGGCTGCGCCCGTGTCTGTCTTCGTGCTGTCTGTCGGATGCAAGTATGCCGTTACCTTGCCTTCGTCGTCAAGCAAACAGCGGCGCATCAACGACTGAACGGGTAACGAAACGTGCAGCTCGGGTCTGCCCACTCTGACGAGTGCCGGGTCTGCTACGTTTAAGTCAATCTTCACGCCATAATAGTAGTCGTAAGGAAATGTAGGCTTCGTGTTGCCTATGCCTATGAATATGCCCATAATAGTATGTTTTAATAGCCCCAAACAAGGGCGTTAGTTATACTTGTGGCTTTTATCTCGCGTATAATTTCGGGATTCCAGCCTGTTTCAAATCGCGTGCTTATAAACTCTCCTTCGGGCATCCCCCAAAGGTTCACTTCAAGCGTTACCGCCGTTTCTCCGTCGTTCTTCAAGCAAAACGGGGTATCTTTGCGGAAGCTGCCGCCGGAAAAGTCCACCTTCCCGGCTACTGATATTTGTGCGCTCACTTGGTCGCCGTTTCTGTTCTGCATAATCTGTCGTTTTTAATAATTGACTTTGCAAAGGTATAAACCTTTCGTGTTATTTTGATACGCTGCGAAATGTTGGCGAAGTGTTTGTACACGAAGCCGTGAATTTTCGCGTACAAATCTACTTTTTGCCTTAGAAATCTACTTTTCCCCTTTGCTCTTTCGTAAATTCTGTTATTCGCGTATGTTGAGCAAGTATGCGTAATATTCGCTGCTGCCGTCCCACACTAACATAAATTCGCGTATGTCGCCCTTTGCCATGTTCCATTTACCCGTTTCGTTACCTCCGTTGTTGTTTAGGCGGTATGGGTATTGGTTGGTATTCATCGGATAGGTCGTTTGTCCTGCCGCGTTCTTGCCCGTAACAAAGGTATTGCGCCCCGTAACGTACCCGGTTTGCGTGCTGCTTCTGTCGCAAATGATAACTATCCTTACCGCAAATGGCGTTCCGCTGCTGGATATTCCTAATTCTTCGCAAACGGTGTCGCGCGTCGGTAGTCCTATACCGCTATTGCGGTAAATGAACTTTGCCATAATCTTGAATATCGTAGGCTTCGTAAGGTCGCCCGGTACAAGACAAGTATTAACGGAAGGCGTTACTTTAGCCATTCCGTAATCTACCGCGTAACTTTCGCTTACTACTGCACCATGTGCCGCTAAAGCTATGTTTACCAAACCGCCAGACACGAATACGGAAATACCATAATTCGTGCTGTATGGCTGGCTTACCTTGTTTTCAAAGTAGCCTACACCAATAAGAGCCGAAGTGGAAGGAAACACACTATCACAACTTAATGATACGCGGCGGTTGCTGTTTGCAAGATTTATAAAATCGTTGTATATAGACAAACCGCCGCCGCGTTCGCCGCTCTCTGTTGCTGCGCCTATGTGTCCGTATGCGATGTTAAAACCGCCAATACTTCCCGTATTTGCGTTAATTTCGCCTGTTATCTTTCCCTTGGATGCAACAAAGCTACCATCTTGAAGTACCCGAAAGGGCGCGGTAAATCGGTTTTCCTTGCTTGCTCCTGCCCAAATCCTAACCTTGCGTTCTTCGCTGGTGTTGGCTGCTTCCGTTTCGCCGCCCGTAATGCCAGCTACAATACTTTGCGAATTGCCGTTAGCAAGCTGCACCGTTCCAGCTGTTACGATGCCGCCATCTATTGTGGTCTGTGTATTGTCGTAATAGGTTGCTATTACCCAATCGTTAGCCACAAAAGAACCCGTAGCCCTTGCTGTTGCGCATCGCTTTAGCTGTCCGTTCGTGCTGTCGCCCGTGAGCCAAAGGTCGCCTATATCGTAAGGAGGGTAAGGCTGACTTACGAAAACTTGGCGTTTCCCGTCTGCTGTGTCCTGTGCTTTGCTGGCTGCGTCGTATGCGTCTAACGCGGTTTTATCTTCTATCTTGCTCCACAAATAAACTATTTTCGCAAATGAAGAACCGGGAATTTGTACTTTATTTTTCGTATACCGCTTTAGTTCTTTCGTTAGGGTGTTGTACCACATATCGCCGACGTGTTTAGCCTTGTCTGTGGCTGTCCAATTACTTGCAGGGTCGGTAGTCTGAAACCAACTTTCTATTTTACCGTCTATTTGGTTGGTTAGGTCGCTTACCGCGTTCGCGAAGTTGTTGTTTATAAAGTTGGTCAGCTCGCTGTTGTCTGTGTACTTGCTTGCCTTTTCCCAATCTGAAGCACTAAACGAGCCTTCAAGCCTTTCGATTTTGCATCGAAGGATGTCGCCCGTAGAACCTTGTACCCACAAATCGCCAACGTAATACGGTGTTGTCGGTGTGGCTACGAATATCTGCGCTTTCTTGTTGGCTGTCGCTAAAGCGTCTTTTGCAAGTGCCAACGCTTGGGATAGCTCGGTATCTTGCAGTTCTTGCCAGCAGTAACTTGTCTTGGGTCGCGCTCCTGTTCCTGCCGCCCATTTCTTCTTGACGTATCTCCACACCTTGCCCGTATCGGTGTTATAGAACAAGTCGCCTAAATGCTTTTCTTTTTCCTCGGTCGTAGTCCATTCGCTGTTCGGCTCTGCTGCTTCTGCTGTCGGGTTATCGTAAAGCGGTGAAGGGTTGGTAGTGTAAAACCATTGTTCTATTACTCCGTCTATCTGCTCTTGTATGCCGTTAAGGATACCGGGCAGCGTGTTGTTAATGTAGTCCTTTACTTCGTTGGTCTTGTCATCAACGTCCGAAACGTTCTTTATTGTTCCGTCGCTGCCGACGAAATGAATAACGCCGCCTATCTCGTCATTATCCAGATCAAAGTAACACTTACCGCCGCCGTTGCTTTCGATGCGTCCCGTTCTGACAAAACGCCCGTTAATGGTAGAACTTCCGTAAGTAAGGCTAACAATTCTTCCGGGTCTGCCTCCGTCTGCGTCTGTCACGACTGAATTAAGCACACCTATAAGGAAATTATAATAGCCTACTTCGCTACAAACTGCCTTTGCCGTTGTGGAAAGCGTTATAACGCCGCTTGCTTCCGTTGTGGAGCATCGGGCGTAGATGTAGTATGCCGTATTCGTGTCAAGTTCGGCAAACGTCGCGCCGTCCAAAAGCCAATACTTCACGCCTTCGGGGTCTATGGCGTAGTGTGCCAATCGTCCGGGCGAAACGTAAAGCGTATTTGCGTCGCCGTTGTAGTTCGGTTGGAAGGTAACGTTTAACAGCGTGAACTGCGTACTTTTCGCGCCTACGCTCAACATCTGCGTATCAATGGAAAGCGGTTTTATCTTCTCGCTGTAATAGTCGCCTTCGGGGTCGAATACCATGCTTAGAAGTTCTTGGGTTGCCCTCCACTTTCTGCGAGCCTTGGTCGGGTCTGCCAACTTGTTTATAGCAATCGTTTCGTTAATCTCCTGCAAGTTGTTTATAACCTTTACCGTCGTACTCTTGGTTACGGTGTCGCTTAGTGTGATGTCGTAGCTGTGGCGTTTCAAGAGGTCGCGGTCTATCTGCGTTATCCTTACGGCTTTGCTTACGCCTATTTGCTCGTCCTCTATCTTTATGAAGTCGCCAACGTGTAAAACCTCCGTTGCCGTGTCCTTGCCCCAAAGCTGCGTAAAGAAACCTTCAGTAAGCGATAGTTTGTAGCTTACTTGCGGCTGGCTGACGGTCGGGAGGTATTTCGTTGCTTCCTCGGCTAACTCCTTTTCTGCTTTCGTCCTGTACTCGTCGGGGAGGTTTATGTCGAAGATGCTATACTTGTCGCCCTTCTGAATTTGGAAGGCTGCCGTTTCCTCTGACGGGAAAACCATGCCGTTATCGTCCGTGAACTTGTTTATTACGAATGTGTGCGTAGCATGGTCGTAGGTGTGCAAATCAAATTCGTACCCGGCAAGTTGTCCGCTTTCAAACTTAATCTTAGCGTTTGTCCCTGCTATTAGGTACTTTGTACTTTTGCCGTCCTTATCCTTCGCGTTAAGGTCGAACATCGTTTCATCCACGAATGTAATAACGTCCTTACCCAAAGCCGTAACCGTGCCTACACGCTGGGGTTTTATGTCTGAATAGTTCTTTTCGCCCTCCTTCACTCCGTAAATACCGATAGATTCCTTATCTTCAAGAAAAGAAGAAAGGCGCGTAGTTCCCGGAAGGCACAGCTTTGTATGTCCGTAATTGCTTCCTAAGTTCTCCGTACCTCCGTAAACGTAAAGGCGGTTTGTTATCCCAGCGTTGTTCACGTTCTTGCGTGCAAGCTGGTACAACCCCTTACCGCGCCCAAATCGAAGCGTAAAGGCGTGCGTTATGCCTACTTGCTTCCTTACGTTGAGCGTGTGGTGCTTTCCGTCTGTGGTAATCTCAAATTCTACGCCGTAGTCGCTGCAAAGCTCCTGCAACACTTGGAGGGCGTTTTTCTCGCTGTTCGTGATGTTCTTGTAGTCCGTATCTTCCGGGAACTCGCCTAACGCCCATTTGTTCGGGTAAATGCGGTTAATGTTCCAAACCAATACAGCTAAATGCCCTTTAAGGTCTGCATATAACGTTTCGCCGTATGCGTTTTCGGGCAAATGGTAATGAACATCGATTAAATCGTACTGCAAACCCTCCAGCCGTAACTCGTAGGAATAGCGGCGTTCGCCGTTCTTTGTCGGTTCGGGCAGTTGGTTAAGTTTGTAGGGCTTGCCGTAAATGCGTGCCGTGTCGCCGATGCGCAAATCTAAAGGCACGGCGGACGAAACGGTAATACTTATAACGTCATCAGAAAGTAAGGCGGTTTTCTGTGTTGCCTTACTCACTACGCTAACGTTCTTCTTGCTTATCAGCGGTATTGCCGTCCCGTCCGGGTGGTAAATTATAATTTGTTCCATACTACGATGCCGTTAGTAGAAAATTCGGTTATCTCCTCAATCACGCCGCCGACAATGGCGTAATAGATGCCGTTGTCCGCGTAGGTGTGCTTTATCGCGTTGTCGCCCGTGCAGTCGCCGTAAACGTCCGCCGTTACCTCTCCGTCGCCCCAATAGATAGTAATCATCTTGTCACTCTTTAGCTCTATCTTTAGTTCGCTGGTGGCGTAGTTCATGCGCTGGTGGCGTATCACTCGCTTAACGGGGTCGGGTTCTTTTAGCTTCAACGAAAAAGTACCTATCATCTTATCGTCGTGCCAACGTTTGGAAGGTGCTACGCCATCTTCGCAGTAAACCTCGTAAACAAGTGGCTTTGTAGGGTGTATCGAAATCATGAGGCGTTGTGTTCCGTCCTGTCTAAGAATGTCGTACACGCGGTTTACTCGCTCCGTGAAGTCCATCTTACCCTTTGCGCGAAGCCAACAATTAAGCGTTATTTCGCGTGCTTGGTAGCGTTTTTCGGTAAGGTCTATTACCTCGCCGTGGTAGTCTGCCCAATCTACGGAGGTAGGTGTCTTTAACTTTGGAAGGTCTAACACTCCCGTAGAACTTTCTACATGTAAATCAATGTCGTTGAAGCTAACGCCGCCTAAGAAGTATTCAAGCTGCGAAATGTTGTTAAGTTCTTCCGCTATCTCGGCTTCACTTAGCGCAACATCGTAGATTTTCAACTCGTCCAAATCGCCATAGCCGTTTTCTGTTCCGTAAATGTCTTGCACTAAAGCTACGCCCATTAAGGTGGTCGGCAGGATGAAACTGTCGATTAGCTGCGTGTCTAAGTAGATGCTTACTGCGTTGCCCTGCTTTCTTACCGCGTAATAGCCCCAGCTATCGGGTTCTACGTCTATCCAACTTTCTCGGTAGCCTTCCACTTGGTCTGTATTGCAAAACAAACCTATACGTTTGGCTGTGCATTCGTCCTCGTACTTTCCGGCTTTAATCCATGCTATAATAGTGAAGTTGCCCGAAAGCCGTACTACGTCGTTGTCTATGTCGGCGTGTCCGCTCCCGACAAAATGGATGCAGTTACCCTGCTTTCCCGTTACAAATGTACAATCAGTTACCGTTGCGTCGTGGCGGTTCTGCGCGTAGTCGTATGCCACTTGTGAACCGCTGGCTTCGTCAAACGGAAGATTTAATATAACGTTGTTCTCTGTTGCCATAATTATTCGCTTTTATCAATGACTTTAATAGTAGCTTTGTCGGTCGCGTCCTTGATTATTGTTCCGCCGTGAAGGAACACACAAACGCGAGCCGCTCCGCTTGCTGTTATCGTTACTTGTGCCCTGTCTGCTACCTCAATGCAGACTACCGCGTTATCGGTTGTCGTTACCTCCAGCCGCGTGTCCTCACGCGCCCAAATCTGCGCCACGTCGAAGCCGCTATAATTTGCCTTGCCCTCTGACGTGCCGAAGGCTATAACGTACTTACCGCTTTTTACGCTGATGTGGTCGCTCATGAAGATGCCGAAGTGCTGGCGTAGCCCGGCAAACTCCGCGCGAAGCTGCGCGGATGGATAGTCGTTTTCTACGCAAAAGTCCAAACCTTTAACGAATAGCGTTAGCAAACGTTCCTTAGAAGGCGCGTTTAGGATGAACTCGTACCACTCGCGGCAAATGCCCTTTTCCTTGGCTTCTGCCGCTAACCTTTTCTTTAGTTCCTTTAGCTCCATGCCTTTAGTCTGTTATACCTTGTGAACGTAGCCCGTTATCGTCGCTGGCTGCTGTCGTAAGGTGGTTTATAATACTTTGTACGCGGTCGGCTATTACGCCTATACCTCTATCCATGTTTGCGAGGTGCATAAGCTGCTCCCGTATTAGCTGAATACTTGTTACTTGGTTCTGCCGTACCGCGTTCGTCTGTCCTGCCAATAGGTCTATACTCTCTTGGCTCGCGCTGGAAATCGCGCCGCTTAGTGTTGAAGTGTCGGTATTATCCAAATCCGTAAACAAGTCTTTGTACATATCCATCGCGGCTGCGAAGTTTGCCCCGGCTTCCTTAATGGCGTTCTTAAACCGTGCTTGCTCGGCTTCTGTTAGTCCGTCGAAAGTGCCGTTTCCTTCCTCGTCGAAGCCCATATCTTTTTGAAGCTGTTTTATTGCGTTCTGTAATGGCTTCTCTAAGAACTGCAGTTTTATCGCGTTCTTGACCGCGTTTTTAAGCACGTCGTTAGCGACATCGCCGAAAGCCTTTGCCGCGTCCTCGCCGCCCTCAAACGCTTCTACAAGTGCGTCGGCTAAGTTGTTGGCGAGGTCGCCAGCGGTTGTTTGCGTGATACTCTGCGTTATTTCTTCTATTATATCTTCAATTTGCCGCCCTGCTTCTCGGTATTGTTCTTCCCATTCTGCTATGCGGTTCTTGTCGCTTTTCTTCTTGCCCTTCTCGTCTGATATCATTCCTTGTATCTCGTTTTGTTGGGCGCGAAGGTTTTGTATTAACGCGCTTTGGTTTTGGTAGACGGTTTCGCCTAAAGCCTTATTTACGGCGTGTTCCAACTCGTTGTAAGCGTAGCCTAACTTCTTTACCGCTTCTTGGTGTCGCTTGATTGACCTCTCGGCTTTGCGGTCGCGGAAGTTGAACAGGTCGAAGGCTGACGAAAGCAAACCTATTGAACCTTGAATAACGCCTAAAGGATTGCCCGTGGCGATGCCGCTTGCAAGTTGGCTTGCTCCGTCCATCATGCCGCCAATGTCGCCTAATATGGCTTCCGTTTCCTCGTCCATCGAAATACCCATCTTCTTAATGCCGCCTACAACACTATCGAAGCATCCCGATACGAAGTCTATACTACTGCCTATACTCTTGAAGGTATCCTTAAAACCTTGGCTTACGCTCTTGGTTTGCCCGGTTTCCTTATCTAACGCGGCTTGAAGTACGTTTAGCTGCTCTTCGCCCTCAGTGGTTATCTTTAGTTCTACCTTCTGCTTGTTAAGTTCGGCTATCTTGCGGCGCAGGAAGTCTATGTAGGTCGAACCTTGGCTAAGAAGGTCGGCGTATGCGTCCTTTGCTGAACCTGCTAATATCTCGTCGGAACTATTTACCGCGTCCGTATAGTCTTGGTATTGCTTCTTCTTTTCCTGCAAGCTCTTTACAAACGGGTCATCGCTCTCTAACAACTTTTCGGCTTTCATCACTGCGCGTAGTTCCGAAAGGCTGTTTTTCAACGATAGGAAGGGGTTACGCTTTTCCAACTCGTTACGCGCGTTCATCAGCTGGTCGTTAATCGCCTTTAGGTCTGTCGGGTTGAACTGTGCGGAAAGGTTTATTTTCTTGTTGTTTATGTCCTCCAACAGCTTTTTAATTGTGGAACTACTTAGGCGTGATATGTCGCTAAACAACTGATTCCAGCTTTCTGTAGCCATAAGGCGCGAAGCTGCAAGTTTGCTTAGTTCCTCCTGCTCCTTGGCGTTTATCTGCGAAATCATGGCTAAGTTTCCTTGCTTCTCGGCTTCGGCGCGTTGCTGGCTGTACTTCTCTTGTATTGCGGTCTGCTTCTGCTGGTAGCTTTGGTATTCCTCTAAAAGTTTGTCGTACTGCTCGCTTCCGCTGCGCTTGGCGTATTCTTGGCGTTTCTTCTCCAAAGCTGCTAACGCGGCTTCGGCTACCTTCCGTTCTTCCTCGGTGGATGCTTCGGCTGCTTGCTTTGTCAAAAGCTCACGGTTACGGGCGTAGCTTTCTTCAAAGTCTAACTTCTCTTGGAGATAACCTGCGTATTCCTTCAGAAGTTCGGCGGTTTCCTTCTTCGCCTGTTCCTTGGTGTCCGTTTCCTTGGTGTCTAAACGTTCCTTCTTGGCGTTGTCTACGTCGGAGTTGTCGTTCTTCAATTCCTCGCGCTTCTTGGCTATTACTGCCAACTGTTCGCCTACGGTCTTGCACTGCTCCAGCTCCTTGTTTAGCTGCGCGTCGAAGTCTGAAAGTACGGATTCTTTCGTGGCTTCCGCTATTTCGTTGTTAAGCGTTGATAGGTTCTTCAAGTCGGTAGCGGTTTTCTTCGCCTTTGCATCGATGCTGTCGCGCTGTTTATTCAAATAGTCTAAGTAGCTTGTACCGCCTTTAAGAAGGGCAGCAAACTCGGTCGGAGCTGCATCCCTTACGGTCTTATCCTCACTTGTTACCCATTTGAGGTACTTGGCGTAAAGCTCCTTTCGCTTCTTTAGCTCCTCCGCGTATGGGTCTTTTGTACTCTTGCTTCCGCTACCGCCGCTCTTACCTCCTTTGCTGCTTGACTTGTAACTAAGGCGTTCTACCTCGGCTTCCTGCGTGGCTATCTTCTTTGCCAAACTATTGCGTTCGGCATCTGTTCCAGCCTTCTTGTATAGGTCGCGAAGGCGGCTAAGTTCCTTTTCTGCGGCTTCCACGCTCCCGGCTACAACTTGCCCGGCTTGCATGCCTATTTTTTTCAAATAGGCTTGTTCTTCTTGGGTAAACTTTATTTGCTGCTGGATTAGCGCGTTGGCGTTCTTCTGCATCTCGGCTAATTCCTGCTTTGCCTTTTTCTTGGCGGTATTCTCGCCCTCAACCCAGTAGCCCGTGCCAAAGCTGGAGGTTTGAACGTAGGTACTTGTTTTATCCGGCATCGCGTCTATCTCGGCTTGCTTCTTCAAAATGGCTTCGTACTTCTCGCTTGCTAAGTTCTGCGCCGCTAACGCCTTGGCTTTAGCAATACACGCCGCCGTAAAATTGGCTGTATTCCTTATAAGTAAATCTTCCGCTTGCTTGGCATTCGTAACGTTAAAGCCTAATTCGGTAAACTTGTCGGCGTTGTCCTGCACCCATTTTTCTTTGTCCTTCATAGACCCGGTAAGGCTTAACCACTCGCTTTGTAGTTCCTTGTAGGCAAATACAGGCTTTACTGCTGCTTCTGCTACCTTTTTGTTGAACTCGTCGGCTTGCTTCTTCGCTTCGGCTTGCTTGCTGGTGTAATGCTCAATGATGGCAATAACCGCCGTAATCGCGGCTGCAAGTCCCAAAGTTAAAGTAGACATCAATACGGTAGCCATAGCGTTGGAAACGCCCAAAGCCGCAGCAAGTCTTGCGTTTGCTGCGGTAAGCATGTCCTTTGCCTTGGCTACTAATACAAGCTGGAAGGCACTATTTTTGTTAAGCTGCGTATAGGCTGTTTGCAAAGCCATCGTTATACTCATTAGGCTCTGCACCTTTACCATGATGCGCTGTAAGTTCTCGTTTTCCCCTGCAAAAAGTCCCATAGCTCCCGTTACGGCTTGGTAGCCGCTGGTCATAAGCGTCAAGCCACTAATAACCCCGGCAAACATCTTGTTATGGTTTGCCAATACGGTAGCTTGCTTGTTTGCCGACTTCATGGCGGCTGTAAGGCGTGCTACTTCCTGCTGCTGTTTGGCGTACTCCTCCGTTCCGCGCTTCCCTGCTGCCGCCATCTGCATAAGTTCTTCCTTCGCCTTGCGTAGCTGGGTACGGATGGATTCGTACTTGTTGTTCATGTTGTCTAAAGCCGCCTTGCGTTCGTTTAGGGCTTGTTCCTCCTTCTGCAGCGCGTCTGCTTGCTGTCCTGCTTCGTTTATAATTTGCTGGCGTACTTTAATTTCTTTCTCCAACTCGCGGCGGCGGTTCTGAATGTTGGTAAATTCCTTTTCCGCTCCGGGTGTCATGTAGGCTGTGTTTAGTGCCTTACCCAATTCGTTGTACTGCGCTTTAAGTTTCCTTATCGCCGCGTCGTTGGTGTCTACAATGGTGTCTATTTGTCTAAAGCCCTTGTCTATCGCCGCTTTCGCCGCTTCAAAGACTTTTTCTATATCCTTGCCGCCCTTCACTGCTTCCGTGCTGAACGTTTGGATAGCCTTCTTACTCTCGCTTAGTACTTGCAAAAGTTGTTTGTTTGTTCCCGAAATCTCGAAGGACAAACCGCCGCCTTGTATGTTCATCGGTTGAAACTGTTTATAATTTTCATTACCTCGTCCGCGTTGTCGTCCGTAAGCACTATTTCGGTATCTTCCTTTTTCGTGTCCTCGTCCTCAACTCCGGGCGCGTCTATTAGCATCCTTTGCACCGTCCCCCACGGTATGCCGTGCAGGAGGTAGTCCAACGTCCAGCCGAAGTGCGAACACACCGAGCCCCGTCTGCCGTGCGGACTTTTTAGCCCTGTTCCTCTATAAGATTTGCTATCGGGTCGCTTGTGCGTGCTGCGCTCATCAATCTTATAGAGTTTATAAAATCCCCTAAGTTGCTTACGTTTGTTATCAATATGGCAAGCGTTAGTAACTGCGAAGGTGTTACGCTGTGACTGAATAGCGATGTAAGCCGGGCTAAACGCTTTTCGTTGGGCTTGCGTACAAAGTAGCCGCCTTTGTTGGTCACGTCGTAGTAATCTTCACCTAAAACGGCGGTAGCTACCACTTTGGCGAGTTTCTTGGCTTCCTTGTTTGCCAACTGCTTCGCGGTCGCTAAATAGTCATCGTCGTTTAGCTTGGTTTCGTCTATGGTCATTTCAAGCCAAAGCAAACTAAGGCGGTCAAGCGTGGATAGGGTCGGTTCTGCTATTCGGTAAACCTTCTTTTCCTTCACTTGCTCACGCTTTCGGAAAAAGCCCCAAAAGCCGGGCTTCCGTCTGCGGTAGATTACTTCAATATCGAAAGTAACGCCTTCGTTTATCATCTGCCTTAACTCGCCTTGCTCGCGTGTAAGGTTGTCTAACTTTTCGTTCTCCATGCTGCTTTAATCGAAGAAAGCCCCGAAAACAATGTAACGGGGCTTTCGGTTGATAATCGGTTTGTCTGTCGCTGGGTTAGGATTTTACTTCTTTGCTGGTTTCTACCATTGCTTGCAAGTTGGCTTTGTCTTGGTCTGAAACCTTGCTTACATACAACTTTTTCAAGCCCGATGTAGTAGGTTTCATAACTGTTGCCGTTACTTCAATGAGAAGTAAGCCTTTCTTTGAAAACTCGCCGTTAAACTTGGCTTTAAGTTTGGCACGTGGAACTTGGAACTTTAAGCCTTTTTTAGGAAGAATGATAAGCGATTCTTCTACCTGTGCTTCTGCGTCGGGGTATGCCCATACGTCGGTTGCTACCTCGCCGCCGAAAAGTCGTTTAAGACATTCCAGCGTGGGGTTCATAACGGAAAAAGAAAACGTAATCTTTCCTGCTTTAGAAATTTCTTCTATTGCGTCGTCTTCCTCCTCTGCGTAGAACTCGGTACTTTCTCCGTCCTCCTGCGCCATCTTCGCGGTGTCCTCGTAGGTTAAACCGAATTTTGTGTACCCGGTTTGCGTGAAGTCGGCTTTTGCTGGTTCGCCGGACTTGCCTAAAATCGCGGCTAAACCTAATGTTACGATATTCATGTTATTTCTGTTTTAATGAATGTTCCAACTTATCCGTATGTTACGGTAGTGCTGGTTTACTTGATGCTCTTGTAATACGATGTCGCTCTCGATCCAAAATTCAAGGTCGGCTATATTCTGCATGTCTAAGTAGCTTACAAGTGCGTCCCCAATCTCGCGCAGCCGCTCCCGGTCTGCCTTCCGCTGTTCCTTTCCGCGTATCTTTACCTTTAAGTCGGATGCGTAGATGTTTACGTTGGAAGTTCCCGTTTGTGGCTTGTCGTGTGTTACGGTTATGGTGTTAATAACTATATCCTCAGTTTCGCTGTCATCGGGGCGTTCGCCCTGCGTGCAAACGATGCCGGAAATACTCACTACTCCCGTACTCACGGCTTCCGCTACAATCTTGTACAGAATATCGTCCGTATCTATGGAACTGCAATTTTTCACTACTCAAATGCTTTCTTTACGTTAGTAACTAAATCGGCTAATTCTTTGGCGATGTCCTTCTCTGCTTGTTTCTCGGCTGATGTAAGCACGTCGCGCCCTTTGCTCTCAACGTGAACCGCGTAGTTCATGCCTGCTACTACCACAAGCGCGTAGCCTTGCGTTTGCTGTCCGACTTGCTTGGCAAGTTCGTAGCCTACGTTAGAGCCGTTGTAAATGGCGTTCTTTGGCTGCTTGCGCTCGCCGTTTGGCGGTACGTTGGCAAACGTACTCATAGCGTGCTGTTTGCCGTCCACGAAAACAACGTAGCCAATAGACGAGCGAAGGTTGCCAGTTTGGTCTGTCCAGTCGTTCTCGTGTGGAAGGCGTGCCAACTTAACGGCTTCCTCTCCAACACGGCAAAGGCTTTCTATTATCTGCTTGTCTATCTCCTTCAGAAGAAGGTTAAACAAGTTGTCTATATCGCTTTTGAATTGTGCCGTTATACCCATAATCTTGAATGTAACCTACCTTTGTCGAACTTCAAGCACTCGCCCGAAATCCTAACCTTTCCCGTAATCTTAGCTTCTGTCATGCTCTCTTGGTCAAGCAACGCCGAAGGCTCTAACGGCTCATCCGCTATCGCTACTTCCGTCCCTTCGGGTATTCTCTCAACTCCTACGGGTATTTGGATAAGCGACGCGAACGTAACAAACTTTCCGCTTGCAGCCTGTATCTGCGTACCCTTACCGTTGGTTTCCTCACGGCATCGGCTGTGTAAAGTCCACGCGCCGCCGCTGGTGTGCCAGCTGCCGTTAGCGTCCTGCACGGCTTCGCCGCCGCTGGTGCGCTTGTAGAGGTAGTGGGGGTATTGTCGGTTTATTACGTCCGTTACCATCTGTTGCTTCTGTTTCTGACCTTTGGCGTAGTCATTGGCGTAATGCCCAATTCGCTGCAAGTCTGATTATACCAAAACTTTATAGCTTCCCAATTCCACGAAACGGAATAACCGCCTTCGCTGACGTTGGCAAGTGGAATAATAGAGCCGAACTCCTTGCAAAGGGCGCGTTTTGCGGTTGTTGTATCTACTTCCGCGTCCGGGTCGGGTATCGCGTCTTGCTGGTTGGCTAACATTAAATCCACGTCGCCGTCTTCAACTCCAAAGCGTGAAACGGTACGGGAAAACCATTCTTTGTATGTCATAAGCTAAAGGGTTAAACCCGGAAGGGCTTTTACTTGTGGGTTCAAGCCCTCCCGGTTGTGGTTAGTGATTCCATGTCGCGCTGTTGGTTGAAAGCAGCCACGAACGCGAAGAAGAAAGCCACGCAGGGAAAGCGTTAGCAATACCCATTGTTACCTCCTCTAACGGCTCTTCGTTGGCAAACTTCTTGATAAGCGTATGACCGTTCAAAGCCTTAATAGCGGCTGAGCCCTTTACGTTCATGTCCGCTGGCTTCTTCCAATAGGTCTGCCCACAAACCTTGCTTTCGCTGAACATTACCACGTTTTCGGCGAATGGGTTGCCGCTGAATGGTCGGCTACCGTCGCCCAATTCGATAGTAATGTCTTGGTCTATTACGACAATCTGCAAACCGCGAAGGTAAGACAAACCGCGAAGGGCGGTGTTTACTTGGTCTACGCTTGGGGTCTGCTGGATGCCGAGCGCGTTTGCTGCGAATGAAGCGCAAATTTTCTGTACCTCCTCACATTCCGTAAAGGTTGCGAAGGTATCAAGCGACATAAAGGCAAACTTCAAGTTATGCCCCTTCTTCTTAGCTGCCTTAACGACAGCCTTAAAGTCCTTGGTAATCGGCTTCGCTGATGTGGAAGTTGCCCAATTTGCCGAACCCGTTGTGTAGCCTACCCTCTGGTCGGCTGGCAGCAAATAGTCTACGTCATATTCGCTAATTACGCTTACGTTGTTGGTGTTTGAAAGCGTAATCTTACCCAACGAGATAGACTGTAACGCCATCCACTCCAAACGGGCGGCTACGGCTGTCCAGCAAAAGTTGGTATCTTCTGCCCACGCGTCCACCAAAGCGCGAAGGTCGGGGTTCTGCGAAGTCATGGCTACCATGATTTCGTAGTCGTTAATTTCCTCGTCGTTCTTGGTGCGCTTTACGGCAATCTTGGGGATATCGCCCTGTATGCGCTGAATTGCTTCGCGTGTTTTGGTGTCAATGGTCGCGCCCCTTGCTACCAAATCGGCGGCAATCTTCAAGCCTACTTGAGTTTCCAACGCCTTCCATGTCAAAGTATAGGTTTCCTTCAATGGGAAAAGCGTAGGGTAGTAGTAGGGCTTCAAGTCGTATGTATTGATAACGGCTTGCATGTCGCGTTCGTTAAGTCCGCGCATTAAAGTTCCTATCATAACTTACTTTTGTTAAAATATGAAAATATTGGGAAGTGCGGCTTTAATATCGTCGCTTACTGCCGGGATGACACTCCCTTTGAACTGACCAATAGTAACGGCTGTTACAAAATGGTTGTTAAGGGCTTCCACGTCGTAGCTGTCGCCCGTCATGGCTTTCGGCTTGTACTTGAAGGCTGCGCCGCTGGCTGCTTGTGCCTTGGCTTCTACAAGTGCGTCGCCTACCTTCACGGCTTCGCCGAGGGTAGTGCCTACGGTTATTGTGTCGTGGGTCGCTTCGCTGCTGTCAATGCCTGTAACGGCGTAAGCCTTGCCGCCTACTTTGACCATTACGAAATCGCCCTTTTTGAAGTGATGACCTTTTGCCACTTTGTAGGAAGTGGCGGCGTTGGTCGCTTCTTCTGTTACTCGCGCTGTCTTGACTGCGTGAAAAAGCCCGGCTTCGTCCTTGCCTATAACCGTGCCTTCCTGCAACACTCCACCAGCTACGAGTTCTGCGGAACAAACGGTTACACCGTTCGGAATGTCCGCCAAATTGTGTGTGCAAGCGTGTACTACGCGCTTGTCCTGCTTGCGGTCTATTCTTAAACCCATGTTTGTGGAATTTTTACGTTAGACATCTTTGCCCGTTAGGGTCTTGTTGTTACTCTCTGCACGCTCCTTGATATAGTCTGCTACGCCGCTACTAATCCCGTCTTTGTTCACGGCTCCAAAGATGGGCTTTTCGTGTCCTTGCAGTCCGCTGTCGGCGTGTTCCTGCTGCAAAGCTGCGATGTCGCCTTGCACTTCTGTTAGGTAGCTGTTGAAATCGTCATCGTTGGCAAACGTGGTGTTAGCGCGGTCGAAGTTGCGCAGCATCATTTCACGCTGCCGCCCGTCTACCTTGGCTTCGTCCAACTTGGCTACAAATAGTTCACGTCGCGAAGTAGCCACCTTATCGGCGTTAAGCGTGGTAATGCTGTCTTGCACGCCCTTCAGCTTGCTGTCAATAAGTTTGCTTATCGCGTCCAGCGTCACCGCTCCGCTGTCTGCTGGCTTGTTGGGGTCGGGCGCAGGATTAGGGTCGGGCGTGTTCTTCTCCTTGAAGTCGTACTTACGTCTAAGCCCTTCTTCGTAGGTGTCGTTAGCCTTCTTAATCTCCGCGTCGGCTGTCCTCCGCCATTCCGTTACAAATCCGTTCACCTTGTCGGCGGTAAGTTTATCTACGACTTGGTTAGCTTCTTCTTCGCTTGCAACCTGTAAACCGATAGCGGCTGCCAACTGCTGCAAACCGTCTTTACGCACGCCTTGGAACTTAGCCGCAAGTAGTGCTAAAATCTTTTCTTGTAATTCGTTCATAAACTATTGAAAACTAATTTTTCTTTGCAAAGGTAGCGTATTAAGGTGATACGATTAGCAAAAGTTTTCGGCAAACACTTCGCCAACACTTCGCCACTTTGCAAAAATACCCCTTAAAGTTGCTTTTTCGGTTAAGCCGTTTTTTCTGCGTTCTAAGGCATTATTTTTCTTTCGGTGTTCTCTCTATCGGCTTGAATACAAAAACGCCGTGTAAGGGCTTGTTATGGTGTTGTACGGCTTTTGTTGTGTTATGGCTGGTGTCGCCCTTGTTGTGGAAGTTTGTTTTTGCTCTCTATGGGCTTGCAAGCTGCCGCGTTTTGTCTGTTGCCCCTGCTTCTGCCATTTTCGTGAAGGCGCGAAAATGGTTTGTTCTTGCTATTTCTCCTTTTGCTCCCTCGCTCTCGCGTGTACGCGCGTGCGCGTTTCAACGACAACAACAATATAATAGATATAGATAATAGATATAGATATAAGGTTGTTTTAGCTTGTTTCAAGTTGTTTTAGGTTGAATTGGGTTGTATGTAGGTTGTTTTAGGTTGTACGTTGGTTATCCTTTGGTTATATGTCGGTTACGTCCGCTTATCTGTATAAATGGCTATGAAAACATAACTATTTCGTTCTGAAATCGTGGTTTTCATGCTTTTTCTTCGCTCTGTGTCTGTTTTTCGCTTGCGTTCTGCAAATAATTTAGTAATTTTGTGGCGTTGTTCGGGGAGAAATCCGGGCAACATAAGGAAGCGTTAGGTTTTTTGTATTTGAAAATCGCCAAATTTCACAAATAACGAAAAATGAACCTTACGCGCGGAGTCGTATATCCATACTTGAATATAACGGCAAAGCGCGGCTATACGGTTTATTTTCGTTAGGCGTTTGGCGATGCCTCAAATACGTAAACCTATATAGTCCGCGCTTCTTTATGCGGTTAAGTGAAATACTTGCTTCGGGCGGTGGGTGCAAAATTACTAAATTCAAATGAAAAAATTACTTTTTTCGTTACTTGCTGTCTTGTTAGTATTCTGTGGTTGCTCCAAAGATGACAACGAAGAAGGAAACTACACAGAAAAGCAACAGAAGGCGTTTGCCCTTTTTAATGGAACTTGGGCAGATGTTCAATTCTCAAACCTCGGCACTTATCCCGGTGCGGAACTCCAACCCGAACCCGATAAAATAGTTTGGGGTACTCACTACAACACGGAAAGGGAAATAAAGACGAGCAGCTATATGGAAGGCGAAAAAACGGGCTTCTATGCGCAGGGCGAATGTAGCTACTTCCGTGTTGCTTATAAAGGTGAGCCGTATGAAGAAACAAAATGTTACTACTACGTTACCCATTCTGCAAATACTTTGTCGCTTTGGTCTGTATCTGAAAACAAGATGCTACACACCTACGAACTAAGTATAAAAAGCGAAAAGCAATTCTATTTGTATCAATCGGGGATAACTCTTCCGTATATATTTGAAAAGCAATAATCAAGCGAATAACACGTTTTGAGTAGTTCTCGCTATTGTAAAATATAAAAGCCGTCGCGTATCAATGTAACGCGGCGGCTTTGTCTTTCTGCGCTGGCTGCTGTATCAGCCAATCGGCGTAATAAGTCCAACGGTACAACCGAGGGCGGCGGCTATGCGGTAGAAGGTAGAAACTTTCGGTTCTATCTGTCCGCTTTCGATGCGCGTTATATAGGCGCGGTCTGTGCCTAACCTCCGCGCTAATTCAGCCTTGCTAATCTTGGCTTTCTTCCGTGCGTCCTCAATTATCGCGCCCGTATAAAAGGTATAGGCGCGTTCTTCCGCTTCGGCTCGCTCCGGCGTTCCTTCCTTGCCAAAGCGTTCATCTATCAAAGCGTCAATGTCGTAAAAATCCTTTTTAATCTCTTTTGCTTGCATAATATTCTTCTTTTAGTTTTAATGCCTTCTTAATCTCGTTAGCTGGTGTCTTTTGGGTTTTCTTCTGGAAGCCGTTAAATAATACTACAATCTTGTTACCGTCAAATACAAAGAATATGCGGTAGATGTTGCTGTTGTACTCTATCCGTACTTCAAAAAGCCCGTCGCGTATCGCCTTTATAAACTTGGTCGGTAGGCGGTCTTGTGTGCGTAGCAGCATCAGAACGTATAATACCTTGTCTTGCGTCCCTTTGTCAAGTTCGGCAAAGAAGGTGTTAAAGTAGTCCTTATATGCTATAATTTTCCTGTTCATTGGTTTTGTACTTTTGTTGTTGCAAAGATAGTAAATGTTGTAATACTATACAACAAAATGCCCGATTATTTTAGTCTAAATAGTTATGTTTGGGTACGCTTGCGCCCTTTTTGCCGTTCTTGGCTGCGTCCGTGTGGTTACGTTTGGTTATGGGCGTACCGCTCGCAGCTCTAAAAAGTTTTGCGTAAATGCTGGAAAATGGCTAACTTTGTGCAAACAATATAATTATATGGAGCGTGTACGACTGACAAAGGAAGAAAAGCGCGTGTTACGCTGGCTACAACGTAATAACGGCGGTAAGTTGAAGCAAATAGAAAAACTTGCTTTCGCCCCTGCTGTGCGTTCGCTTGAACAAAAGGGTTTGGCTCGTGGCTTTTGGTCGGAAGAGGTCGGGCTTGTTGATGCTGCCCTCACTGAAAGCGGTGAAACTTATATTTTCTTTAATCCACGTTTGCAAAATCCTATAAATTGGAATAAGGTAGCAGCCATTGCTGCTTGTATTTCTGCGCTTGCTGCCGTTCTTGGTCTGCTGGTTGCTTGTTCTGTAATCTTCAAATAATACGCTATATGAATTACAAAGAATTGATAGGTAAAACGGTATTCGACTTTACCAAAGATGCCGCTATTATCGAAAGAATAACCAAAGTAAACCCTTCCGACAAAGAGAAGGTAGCAAAGTATAAAAAGGACTGCCACCCAATAGGGAAAGCGGAAGGTATAGAAGAATTGGCAGAAATACTTAATAATAAAGAACTCCGCAAAGCTGCAAAGAAATTGCGTGATGAATTGTGGGCAGACTTTGATAGGCGTGCAAGCGAATCCCGTAAGAAAGGTTTAATTATAGACTAAGAAGGAAGGGCAAGTTAAGCCCTTCCTTCTTATTTTTCGATTATTTTTCCTTCGCTATAAATCCATTTGACTTCAACCAATTTTCTAACGTGCCTTGCCCCGTGTCCTTACAATACTTTAGTATCTTGTTTAGCTCGGAAATCTTAACCTTGCTACCATCTGCACGTTTAATACCTCCGTCTATAAGCCCTTGCCGTAATCCTGTCTGTTGATCGCTGTAAACCTCGTTGTATAGGTTCTTTCTGACTGCTGCTAAAACCTTGTCGGCATCAAGTCCTAACCGTTGTATAACGAAATCGTAGTTATTGACCATGCGGTTATATCCCGTTGAGTTGCGGTTTGTTATATATTGTGGGTGTGGCGTTTCCTTACAGCCTAAAGTTTTGTAGAACTCCGGCAAAGTCTTACGCGCTACAAACTCGTTGGCTAACTCCATGTAGCTGCGTTGGGTGTCTGTAAGTACCATGTTTCCCCGTTTGTTTCTGTTGTGCGTAATCTCATGCCAAAATGTAGCCATACCATCGGCTTCGTCGTCTGTTATATCTGCTGACCGCTTAGAGCCTATTTTGCCTAACGCTGCCTTCACGTAGCCTAAACGGTCTTTTGTAAGGTATAGCCGTCCGTCCATCCACGTTGAGCCGTTGTTGCCGGGGTTGGTTTCCTCCATTAGTTGTAGGTCGCCGTTCTCAAACCATTTTTCTTTAAGCCCTGCGTTTATCTTCTTGAAGGTGTCATCTACTTCGGCTTCGGTCGTGTATTTCTTCTTTAATGCCGGGTGTGGCTTGTCGCCGCTGGCGTTTACAACTGCTGCAAGTTTTGCCACCACTGCACTAAACGCAGCCTTTAGCTTGCTGGTACAATCTCCGTAATAATGCGAAGTCGTAATAGCGTTGTCGCGCAGTTCCTTCTCGCAAATGTCCGTAATCTCCTTGTTGCCCTTGGCTTCGTTTTGAGCAAAATAGTAAAGTTCGGTATATGCGTCTTGCCATGCCGACTGCCTTTTTGTTCCTAACTCGTCCAACCGTTCCACCTCTGCTAATAGTGCGGCGCGGTTTCCTGCCGTGCGTAGGCTCTCAACGTTGGAAAGGTCTAAGCCGAAAGCGTAAGCCCAACGTTTAAGCATGGCGATACGTCCGTCAAACTCCGTGCAGGGCTGTACGGTGTTCATTGTCTTTGTTGGAATAACTGGGTTAAGCCCTCCTTCAATCTTGCCGCCTACAAAGTTGTCGCGAATGTAGTAAGGTTGCGACTTCCAACCTTTGGAACGTTCTAATATGCTGTCTATGTATTCCCGGAACTTGCGCGGAACGTCCACCACAGAACGACGTGAAGGCAGACTTTTGTAGGCTGTGCCGCGTACAATAGCCTTTAAGCGGTTTGCGCGGTCTTGGTTGTACTCGTCGTAGTCTGACAATATAGGCACAACGTAGCAACGGCATTGAGGATGCCAGCCTACAAACTTGAACGTTTTAGGGTAATCGCCCCATAACTCGTCGCAAATATCCACCAAAGGCACGGGTTCGCCCTTGCTGTTCATTATCGTGTGGTTGTTGCTTAGACAAATGCGCAAACCTACAACAAAGTCCAACTTCTGCCACCTCAAAAACTCGCTTTCGCGGTAAGCCATGTTTATTTCCGTCCGTGCCAATCGCTGCGCGTTCTTGGCTGAACTCCTATAAACACCTTGCCCCGGATGGTACATCTTGGCTGCTTTGCTCAACCTCAATACGCCGCCCTTGTCGCGAACACGGCGGTAAAGGCGTTTCGGCTCTTGGAGGTAGCTGCGCAAATCGCGGCTTAATTGTTGCGCGTCCCTTCCGTCGCCGATGGCTACGTCTATGCCTAATTCTATGGCGGCTTTCATGTCCTCCGCTTGCTTCCATACGCGCTCGCTTAGCCCCATACCCTCAACCTTGCGCCGTTGGAATGTGTTAAGGGCTTCTAAGTTCCTGCCTTGATACTGCTCTAACTCCTCTTTCGTTAGTTTGGAAGTGCGAAGAATTGAGCCTAAAAAAGCGTCGTTCTTGTAGGTCGCCGCCAGCCATTCGCTTTGCGTCCCGGAAGTAATAACGCTTTCCACCTTCTTTGCGAGCCGTTGCATGATACCCTGCGCTTGCTTCCGGGCGCGTGGGTACTTGTCGAAGGAAAACACGGCTTCGCCTTCGGGTGCGTCCAAACTCGCGCCCAATCGTGCGTACTCGTCGCATGCTGTCTTATAAACGCGGTCTATTTGCCGGGCGTACCGCTCGGTATTGGCGTAGTGGCGTGCGTCAAAGCCGCGAAGTTGTATTATAAGCTGGTTTCTTACGTTGTCCGGCATAGTTATTTTCTTTGGATTTGGCATATAAGCGCGTTTCTTGCCGTGGATATGGAAACATACACTTTGAACACGAAAACGCGCTTATATGGTCTTAAAACGTGTTGTTTTGATACGCTTGCGCTTAAAATGTGGGTTCGCCCTGCTGGTAGCTGCTTTCTTTGGCTTCGTCGGCTTCGATTTCCTTTAGCTCCTCGTCCGTATCGTCTGCCCAGCCCAAACGCTGCACGGTTGCGCGTCGGCTCGCTATTTGCCGCTGTCCGTTGGCTGCTTGCAAAATATTTATCTTGCTAAGTTCATCTTCGATGATGTACGGCGTTATCTTTGGTTCTATAATCAAGTGGTCGGCGGCTTGCTTCCAGTCTAAGTTGGCTTCGGCGAAGAAGGCTTTAAGTACGTTTATACGGCGTTGCAAATAGTCTGCAAACACTTCGTTTTTGTCCTGTACTTTGAGGTGCGCGTCCATGAAGAGCAATTTTAAGGCTACGCCGCTAACCGCTCCAATACCTTTTACCGTATCAAATGAAATGTCGGGCGTTTGCGTTATGGTGTAAATCATGCGCAGGAGCGTGTCTATTTCAAGTTTCACGCTTTCGGGCGCGTTCTGCCATGATAGGTAGGTTGCTTCCGCTCCGTCCTCGCCCTCAATAATGCCCCCGGCTTCTCCCTTACGGCAAAAACCTTTAATGCTGCCCTTTACAAATATCTTAGGACTTGCGTGGTAGTCGTTGGTATCGGCAAAGTTGGAAAGCAGTTTTTCCAATCTGTCTATAAGGCTTTGCACGTCCTCCCATTCTACTTGCGGCTGGCTGGCGTAAATCACGGGTATTTTGCCTATCGTGAGTTTCTTGGGGTAGCCCTCCACCATTTCCCAATTATTGCCGGAAGTGGCGGTTTCAAGTCCTTTGCATGTCCATAAGTAGTGGTTTTCCTTGGTGTACGTTTCAAAGTAGGTGCGCGTAACGAGGTCGCGGTCTTTGCGCGTGAACTGACGCGAAAAAGCTACGAGGTCGCGTGCTTCGTCGAAGTATGGGTAAAGCCTATCGCCGAACATCGGGCTAAAGATGGCTACCTTGAACTTGATGTTTTTCTTGAAGCCGTAAAGTTCGTGCGTGTCCGTTTCCACAGGATACCAAAGTTCGGCTACCTCGGTAGTGCTGTAAAGGCTTCGCGCTACCCTGCGGTTAAGCGTGCCTTCCTTGACATCGTAGAAAACGCGCTTTATAGCGTTCAAAAGTGCCTTTTCCTTCTCGTCTGTCGGGTTGGCGTTGTAGGCTACCGGGTTGCCAAATGTGAAGGCTACCGCGCGTTTTGTGATGAGTTTCTGCATGCCTAACGCTATACGAGCTACCTTCTCAATCCTAAAGCCTTGTTCGGTTGTTTCCTCTACGTTGGGGTTGATGTTCTTAACCTCGCCGTACTCATCGCTGTCCTTATCCACTACTACCAACTTATCCGGGCGTTTTAGTGGGTCGTTGATGTCGTGCAGCTTGGGGTCGTACTGCGCGGCATACTGAATGGTATTAGGTTCGGGCGTGGTACGTCCGTTCCTCAACTCGTTTATAGCTCCCGTAATCTCGCCTTCGCCTTTGGCTACCTTGGCTAAAAGTTCTTCTATTGTCATAATCGCTCTTTGTTATGTTATGGAAATATGTTGCTTAACTTCTGCGGCTTTCCGCTTCGCTTCTCTACTGTACCCGTTAAAGCGTCGGGCGCGTCATCGTGGGCGTTCTTGCCTACCTTCTTGTACTGCGTTATATCTTGGTGGAACTTCGGGTATAGGTGTTCCCAGCCTTTTGGAAAGTATGTTAGGTTCTGCACCTCTGCCGAATGGTTAAAGATGCGTTCGTCCTTGTTTAACGTTTGATGAAACCACGTTACGGCGGTCTTGCTGTTGCCCAATAATCGGCACTGCTTTTCAACGTTACGCGCAAAGCCGCGCCCCCCGTTGTTGCTCTCTACTATCGCTTTTTCCACTCCGTGCCGCGTGAGGAGTCGTGCTGTTTCCGGCTCTGTCGTTTCCATTGGTGCTTGGGTATAGTAAACGTCAAGTACGAAATTTCCTATTTCCGTTTCAACGTAAACAATAGTACAAAGGAAGTCCGCGCCCGTGTCTGCCGTGTCCGTGTATGACTTGGTAACGTGCTTCTTCGTAATTGGCAGTACTTCGTAGGTCTTGAACTCACGTTCATACATAAGTCCCGTTAATGGCTTCGGGTTCTGCATGTACTGCGTATCGAATACCCACGGGTTTTTATCTTTCAATTCGTGAAGCTCTTGCAGCGTGTGTTTGAACTCCCAAAGCGGTACTTCTTCGCCTTTCTCGTCTATCTCAATGACAGGAAGGCTTAATACTTCCCATTCGTCCGGCTCTAACTTTTGAAGGTAGCCGCAAAGGTCATCTTCGTCCAAACGCTGCATAATGATTATAATTGGCGTTTTGCGGCTATTCACGCGGTTGCGTATGGTCGTTTCAAACTTTTGGTTTACCTTGTCGCGTACTAACGCGCTTCTGGCATCGTCCGGCTTAATCGGGTCGTCTATGACTATCGCGCCGCCGAAGGCTTCACTTCCTACCGTTGCAAGTTCTTCTACCTCGGCGGCTAACTCTTCTTCGTCCTCCTTATCAACCAAACCAGCACCAAAGCCCGTTACCTGTCCGGCTGAACTCACGGCGTAAAGTCCGCCGCCTTCCGTAGTCCACCATTTGCGCGTGTTCACGCTGGTAGGCATCGTTCCCGGAAACAAACGGCGGTAGCTGCTTTCTCGTAAAATTTCCTGCACTCCTCGCGAGTTGTCGCGTGCCAAATCATCGGAATACGAAAGATGTATAAACTTTGCCTTCGGGTTTATAGCTAACCCCATCGCTATGAAGTTCTTAACGGCTAACTCCGTCTTTCCGTAACGTGGGGCTATGTTGATAATAAGGCGCGTAGACTGACCGCGAAAAACCCTATCTAAGGCTTCCGCTATCTTAACGTGATGCTTGCCTACGACAAACTTACGTTTGTACTTCTCCTTGAAGAAGTAGCGCGTAAAGTTTAGCGTTCCTTGCAGCGTCCACGTCTTTATAATATCTATGTCCCTTATATCCTCCACGTTTTAGTATTCCTTTTGTAGGTTCTCTAACAATTCCTTTGCTTCCTCCTTGGTAAGTGTCCGCGCTGGCATGAAGTCCGCGCCGTCCTTGCCCGTTATCTCCATGCGCTGTGTCGGCTTGCCGTGCTGACGTTCGCGCAGTTTGTCTAACGTTGTTGTCTTGCCGTTCTTCATGTCTGAAAGTACGGCTATCGCCAGCCCCTTGGGGTATGCTGGCGCGTCGCTCCACTTGGCTAATACCTTCAAATCCTCTGCGGAAAGCGTAAGTATTACCGCTTCCCATTCGTTAATCTCGGCTGCTGTCAAGCAATAGAATTTCTTTGCCTTCGCCTTGCTGCCGAATATCTTAACGAGGTTGTCGGGTACGCGGTTCTTCGGTCGCCCTTTCGGGTTGCCGCTCTGCCCGGGCTTGAATTGGTATTGCTCAATATCTTTAGCTGCCATCTGTGCTGTTATTTTTTGTTTTCGTTGCTGTTCTCTGTTTCGTTGGCACAATTACCCAAATACTGCGCTTTCTCGCCCGTGTACTCCTCCCAACGTTTAATAATCACGTCTATATAGCAGGGGTCTAACTCAATGGAATAGCAAACGCGCCCTAACTGCTCCGCAGCCATTATCGTGCTGCCGCTTCCTCCGAATAGGTCTAACACAACTTCGCCCGGTCGCGTGCTGTTGCGTATAAGTCGCCCCATGAGCTTTAACGGCTTCATCGTCGGGTGGTCTGCGCTTCTTAGCGGTTTGTCCTCGCGTATGACTGTGGAAGGAAGGGCGCAAACCTTCTGTAACAACTCCTTCAGCTCGGCTTTCGTCATGCTGTCGAAGTCGGGCGTTTCGTCCTCAAATACGGTGCGCTGGCTGCGGTTGTCTATAAAATAGTGTCCGGCTCCCGGCTTCCAACCGTAACAGCAGGGTTCGTGCTGCCATTGGTAGTCCTGCCTTCCTAAAACTATATTGTTCTTTACCCAGATGAGCATCTGTTTCAACTCCCAGCCTACGTTTTTTATCGCGGTCTTGAAGTTAAGCCCTTCCGTTCCTGCGTGCCAAATGTAAAACGCGCCGCCTTGCTTTAGGTGGCGGTTCGCGTTGCTGAAAGCTGCCGTTAGAAACTCTTGAAACTGGCTATCTTCCATTTTGTCGTTGGCGATGTCCTTCTGTATGCGGTTGCCTTTGTCTGCCGCGTTTAACGCTTCGTTCTTGCTGGAATAGTCCACGTTATATGGTGGGTCTGTCAGCAACAAATCTACTTTGCTATCGCCTACAAGCAAGTCCACTACGTCGGCGTTGGTGCTGTCTGCACAGATAAGGCGGTGTTTGCCCAAAGCGTAAATGTCGCCTAACTTCGCGGTCGGCTTGGCTGGCATGTGCTCATCTACGCTAAAGTTATCTTCTTGCGCTTCTTCCTCTGTACTTACTTTCTCCAACTCCGGCACGTCCACGCCCCACAGCGTAAGGTCGGACGCATCCCACTCGTTAGCCAAATCTTCAAAATTCCACTCGCCAAAGCCGCTATTATCCTTTATGACAATAGCGCGTAACTTTTCGGGCGGCGTGCTTTCGGGCAGGAACTTTACAATAGCTTCGGTATAGCCCAATTCTTTTAAGGCACGGTAGCGCATGTTACCGCCGATGATGATGTTCTTGCCGTTGTACTTGTAAAGTAGTATTTCGCGAAGTCCCAACATTTCCGGGTCTTCCTCTATGCTGCGTTTAAGAAGGGAATATTTGCCGTCTTGAATACTGCGAGGGTTCTTCGGTACTCCCGGTATCTGCCCTTTGTTGGGCGTGATGCTTGAAAGTGCTACTACCTCGCTTTGCACCATGTCGGCTGTGTTCGCCTTCCTTTCGGGAGCTGCGCTCTTGCTGGTGTCTTTTTTCTTTGCCATAACCTTTGCTTTGAAGGAAAGCCGCGCTTAGGTACTCACGCCTTGCGCGGCTCTCGTTGTTAGTTGCTAAAATGGTGCTTCCTCTCCCGATGGCATTGACCACGGTAGGACGGTTCTACGGCTTGCCGCCGTACTTGCGGAAATCTTGCTACCTCCGCTTCTGCTCTCGCTTCCACTTGCCATAATGTTTCGTTTTTAATCGTTAAACCTTTTCTTTACTAACTCACTCCATAAGGAAGTGCCGCGTATTGGCTTCCTTATTGTTGCGTACTTCTCCACGATCCGGCTAAAATGTTCGTCGTAGAAGTCGTATAATTCGGGGTTCTCCTCTATTGTGAACTGCTCTATATTGCCGCTACTGCGTAAGCTCGCGCTTCCGTGAATGACTATCTTACGTCCTCCGAGCGTTTCAAACTGCGCGGTTTTTGTGTGAACTGATGCTACTGAAAGCTGGAACTTATTGCCGAAATCAAGTTTACGGTATATGTAGGGGATAAGGCTTCTTATCTCGTTGCCCCAAAAGTAAACGCTTACTACGAGGTTCAATTCGTCTATATACCCGTTTGCAAGAAGATTGTAAAGGCTATCTACGTTATTCTGACTTAGTGATAGCGTGCTTATAGTCATCTTCCTGCACTTGGCGTTATTGCCAACTATATACGCTTCTATGAAATCGCCGAATATGAAGTTACCGCTAACAAACACGTCGGCGCGTTCTCCAAAGCCTAAACGCAGTTCCTGCGCCAACTTTACCGCGTTGTCGTATAGAACGTAATCGCTTTTCAAGTCGTAAACCTTCGGCTTGGTATAGCGTGTTTCCTCGTCGTAGCCGTCGTTCAACACATCGAACAGCGACAAATCCAAATCGGGTATTTCTATATTCCCGAAATCGCTAACGTGAAGGTCGCTTTTTCCTGCCTGTATTCTTTTCTTTCGTGCCATGTCGTTGTCGTTTAATTAAAAAGGGCGCGGTTTGGTCGCCGCGCCCTTCCGCTCCGGCTGTTGCCGTTGCTCTTCAGCTATATGATGCTTTCTGCAAAGCCAAACTTAAAAGTAAACCAACATAATGAAGGCTTGCACCAACAAAGAAAGGACTACAGAAAACGCTATGAACATAAACGCGCCTACTACCGTGTACGCGAAATCTGCAAATTCGGGCGTTCCCTTCTTGGTTATATAGTCGCGTGCTTCCTTTTCTGCTCCTGCTATGGTTGCTGCTATTAAGCCTATAACGTAGCCAAACAACAGGCTTACTATGGCGCAAATCGCGAAGCCAGCCGCGAGGTGCTTCTTCTTGTCGGTCGTTATGCGGCTAACAAAGCCCCTTACCTTTTCTTTGAATGTCTGAATACTCATGCTTATAAAATTTTATGCAAAGATAAAGGGTTAAACGTATTAGCTTGATACGTTTAACCCTAAAACACTTCGCCAACACTTCGCCTATTACCGCTTTTTCGGTTGTAGGTAGTTGGTTACTTCGTTCCTAAACTCGTCAAAGCTGCGTATAACGGTGTATTTGTTTCCTGCCGTTTCCGCTGCCTTCTGCCATGCCTTTTGCGTGTCCTGCTGTCTGCCCGTCTGTGTCTTGAACTCCAAACAAAGCGAAGCGTAGCCACTTGAAGGAATAAGCAGGATAACGTCGGCTACTCCTGCCGTTACTCCCTCTGCTTTCATGATACTGGCTTCGCGCTTGTTTCTCGCTCCTCCGTTTGGTACTGCAAAACAAAGCAGGGCGTACTGTGGGTATTGAAGCCTAAACCAACGTAGGCAGCTACGCTGTATTTGGCTTTCTTCGTGCCTTGGCTTGGCTTTCTCTGCCTTCGCGTTGGCTATCGCCTTTAACTCCTCAAACGTCATGGCTATCTTATTTGCTCGCCCGGCTTTAGCGGTCGCCAGCAGTCCGTGCGGTCTACTTGCCTTGTTCCGTGGTTGTACTTGTATTCCGTACACAATTCCCAACGGTGGCACATGGTGTTAAAGCAGTAAAGCCTTACTTCGCGGTCTTTGTGCTGTCTTGCCCGTCCTCTTGCTATAGTGTGGGCTTGTGACATCGTTAGCTCCATGCGCTCCGGCTCGTAGTCCGTTCCGCTGATAGGTATCTTGAAGTTATGTATTTCGTTCATCGATCTTGCTGTTATGTTGTGTAAAAACCATCGCCGAATAGTGAAGGCTGGTTCTTGCGTTCCTCCTCCGCTAATACGGCTTCTACTCGCTTAATCTCGTCGTCTATCTCGCGTTCCAGCCGTTTGGAAGTCTGCAAATATGCTGAACTGCGAAACTTAAAGTAGTCCTTTTGCGCCTTGCGCATGGCTACTACCTTGTCGTAAAATTCTTTATGGTTCATAGCGTTATGCTTGCAATCTGTTTGCCGCCACGGAACAAAGCCGCGCTATAAACTACGTCTTTAGCTGGTGTGTCGCGGTATGGCTCTACGTCCTTATCCGTTACAGGTTTGCCGTTGCGGTAAATCGTGAAGCTAATACTTTTGCAAAGTTTGCCCATTACCTTTGGCTTCGCGTTGCTTGGAAGGTCGGCTATAAAGTCTTGTATAGATGATTTTAGCGTATCGAAGATTAAGCCTTCCGTAATCTGTACTTTATATTTCAATTCCATAAGCGTGGCTTAAAATGGTAAATCGTCGTTCTTCTCGCTCACTGGTGCTGCAGTTGCTCCGTATGGAGGTTGCGCTGGCTGTGCTTGTGGCTGTGCCGTTGCTGTCGGCTGTTGTGCGCTGGCGTTTCCGTCTGTCTGCGTCTTGCTGCCGCCGCTAAGTAGCTGCAATTCCCGGACGTGGCAGTTAATGCCTACTTGTGCGCCGTTGGCGTTCGTGAAAATCTTTGTAGAAAGGTCGCCACGGATGAAAACTTGTGTACCCTTCTTTAGGTAGGTTGCTAACGCTCCTTCGCCTAACTTCAGACAACTTACCCACGTTGTACGGCTTACTACCATGCCGTTCGCGTCCTTGTGGCGGTCTGATGCTGCCACGTTGAAGGAAATGTAACGCTTCCCGTTGAACTCCTTAATTTCTGCGTCGTTTCCTAAGAAACCGCATGTTTCCATTACTAACATAATCGTTTGTTTTAATTGGTTATTTTTATGTTTACTGCTTCAAATAGCTAAAAATATGCTTTATTACTTCCACCGTCCAACCGTTACCGAGCATCTTGTAGGTCTGCGTTTCTGAACACTGCCAAACGTACCACGATGGAATAGTTTGTAGGCGGCTGCACTCTAACGGGGTAAAGCGGCGTATAATTTTACCCCCCCGAATACGTTTATAGTGTTACCTGCGTGTCCGTGCATTAACGCCGGGCTTTTGCCCTCTGTGTCGTAAATGCGGTTTTGCTGGTATGGCTGTTGCCCTGCGCTCTCCTTGCTTTGGTTAAGCTGCCTTACTCCGTTACGCTCTACAACTAAGTTGTTTTGCTCCCATGCATTAGCGGTTAAAGTTGGGGCTTTACCCTCGATGAAACCGCCTTTGTTCTCTCCGCGTGGTCGCTGGTATATTCCATGCTGTGGAACTTGCACCAAATCGCGCATCATCTTGCCGCCTACGGTAAGGCTACAACTCTTGTTTTGTGGCTGGCGTATGTCTATGCCGAAACCGTTGCCTTTTTCCTTCTGCCTTTGTAGGTGCTGGAGCATGTTGTTTATAACCTTTTCGCTTAGGTAGTATTTCGTATCTACTTCCGTTTCTAAGATGTCCTTTAATAGCAGCCCTTTGTCCTTTGGCTGTGGAATATCCGTATAGACTTCGCTAAACAGTCCTTCGGTGCGTGTCCGTATGTTCGTCCAATATAAGCGGATGCGGTTCTGTGCGCTGACCAAAGAACTATTTATACAAACTGGGAATAACCCCAATTCGTTTGTTATGACCATTTCGTATTCTTTGAGCATCCTCACGTTTTCAAGCATGAATTTTATGTTAGGGTTCTTCGCCCTTAACTCCTTCAGTATTCTGACGTATTCAAAGAACAGCTTACTTCGTGGGTCTTTGAAGTTAAGCTGCTTGCCTGCAAAACTGAAACCTTGGCACGGCGAGCCGCCTACAAGCAAATCAATTTTAGGAAGGGCGTACCCATCCACTTGGGTAACGTCGCCCAACTGTATGGTATCGGGAAAATTGAGCCGCGTCTGCGCTATCGCGTATTTGTCTATCTCGGAAGCAAAGTACTTATCCACCTTTATCCCCAATTCCTTTAACGCTATTCTCGCGCATGACATCCCGTCAAAAAGGCTTAGTACGTTCATATAGCTGAATGTTCGTTTATATCGTTATATCCGTCGGCGTGCTCAGTTTCTCGCTTAGAAGGGTTGCCACCTTCTCGGCTGCTGCTCTGAACTCCCGGTTATACTTGTATTCTGTATCGTAGTTCCGCAAATAGTAACTTATCGTACTTTTGTCGTGGTTCGTTTCCTCGGCTATGCGGTGCGTGTATTCTCCGCGCTTCTTGCAATGGTGCGCGTATATCATCCGGGCGTAAACGTGCCAACGGTTACGGCTGTCCTCCGCTATCGTCTTGAAGTTTACACCCATCGCCGTAATAATGGCGGCTTTTATGTCGCGGTGCTTGGGCGTTCGCTCGTACTCAACTATCAGCCCCAAACCTTCCGCTATATCGTGTTCTAAGGTCGCGCCTATACTCTGTTCCCAATTTGAAAGCATGTATATAGCGTTGCAATCAAGCAACAGCCGTATATCTACTTTCATCTGTTCTTTCCAATGTGCCGACGGCACAACGTGGCGAAGTGGGTTTACAACATCGAAGCCCTGCGCGGTAAGGTGTTCTTCTGCCTTGCCAAACATCGCGGCGTACTCCGAAGGCTGTAACCCCGTTATCTTGCCACTTATGTAGTACTTTATCTTTCCCATGTACTGTTGCTTGTTATTTTCTGTATTTTTGCCTTTTAAGGCGTTCTTCTCGTGTTCCGCGTTCACTTTATCGCCTTGCGTGTTGAAATGCCGACAAACACTCTTATTTGCACCCCTGCGCTACTTCTGTGAGTTTGGTTCTGCTGGTATTGTCGGCAAAGTTTCAAGTCTTGGGCGGTAGCTCTTGTTTTCAAAGCCTATCAAGTCGAACATTTCTATAAACCTGTCGGCTATTCGCTCACCGTATCGCTTTTCTATATCCTCGTCGCCTATCAAGTTGGAGGTTATTATCGTGAATAGCTGGTTATCGTAGCGGTAGTAAAGCAAATCTACCAACGGACTAACCTCGTTACCCCAAACTTTTAGGCTTGCTGGTTCTATACCTACGTCGTCAATGTAGAGCAGTTCGGTAGTTTTCATTCGGTTTAGAAGGTCTTGCTTCTCGCCCCTTGCCGCTTCTGTTAGTGATGAAGCTGGAATAACTACTACGCCCTTGCGCTCGTTCATGTATGGGCTATCGTATAAAAGCCCTATAAGCTGCGCTATTGCCTTGGCTAACGTGGTTTTTCCGTTTCCCGGCTCTCCGTAAAGGAATAACCCCGGCTTCGGGCTTGCGCCCAACAGCCAACGGGCGGCGCGTCTGATGTGGTCTATCGTGGCTTCGTCCCTCTTTAGAACGTGTCCGCGCTTCTCCACTTGGTAGCGGTAACACTCGTATAGCATGTTCGGTATATCCTCCGTGTACTTATCTACCTTAAATCGTGCTGCGGAGGTGCTTTTTCTTCTTAGGAGTTTCGCAAACGCCGTTAAATCTATCCTTTGCGGCTGCTGTGTCTGCTGGTTGCTTTTGCTTTCTGCCATCTTCTTTAAGTTTTAAGTTATACCTTACCCGTAATTGGTTCACTAAGTGCCGCGCCTTGTTGCTGTAATCTTGGTGTCGTGCCTTGGTCAGCCGCCACTCGGCTACAACCTCTTCGGCTTCCTTGCGTAGTGCTTCGGGCGTTGTGTGTAGCTGCATGCAAATAACCTCAATGTTTGAACGGTTGGTTTCCTTGAAGAACTCGTTTAAGAAGGCTTCGTAATCTTCTGCTTCGCTTTCTTCTTCCTGCGCTCCGTCCTCGCTCTCGCGCGTGTGCGCGTTATCAACATCAACAACAGTATTATTATCTGATATTGATATAGATATAAGGTCGTTTTTGCTTGTTTCGCTTTGTTCCGTATCTTCGTCAAGTTGTTCTAAGTTGTCTTTGCTTGTTCCAACTTGTTTTACCTTGTTTTTAGTTGTTTTAGGTTGTTTTTCTTCGCTGTCTTTTCCTTTTTTGGCGTTGCTGTTTCCTTTTGGTGCACCGCCTTTCTTACCGCGTTCTACATAGCTTTCGTATCTCTTTACGTTGAAGTCTATTTGCGGTTTGAAGGAAAGGAAAAGAGCAAGTATAATAGGGTCGGCTTCGTCTGCTGGCTCTTCCCTGTCGAAAGCGTATGCGTAAACCATTTGCGAAACTTTCTTATATGTTTCGGCTGGTAATACGGCTAACGCTTCTATTATGTTGCGGAACATTACTATACTATCTTGACTCATATAACTGATGCTTTAATAGGGACGCGCCCCGAAGGTCGCGCCCCGGCTTGTAGTTACTTACTCTTATACCTCCTGTTCTCTGTATGCCAAACAAAAGGCTTTATCTACAATGGCGTTGCAAGCGAATGGCGAAGCCGAAAGGATGGAAAGGTCTATAACCTTGCGTTCGTCCCCGTCGCGTTCTGTGCGCTCCTTTACCTTGTCGTTTATCCACGCTGTTATAACCACTTTCGCGGTATCTACGTCTTTCGTGCGTACAATGAAGTCGTAGGGCTTCTTTTCGGGTTCTTCCTCATTCTCGGTGCTTATCGCTACTTCGGCTTCAACCTTGTAGTACTTGGTATCGTCGCGCGTTTCCTCGCCGTTGTCGGGTTCTGCGCCTTCCTCGTTTGCTCCCTCCTTGGCTTCTACGGACTTGCGTAGGCGGTCGTTAAGAATAACTACGTTATCCATCAGCTTTATGTCCGTTATGTCGAACGAATTTCTAAAGTTAAGTTCGATGTAGTCCGTCGCTACCTCTATCGCCTTTGCCGCGTCTTGCGCTTGCAGTATGAAGGTACGGCGTTTCGTTCCAATTCTCGCGCTTACCTTGAACGGGTATAACCCGGTACGCTGGTTTGGTGCTGCTAATCTGCGCTGGTTGCTTACCTCTACGTCCTTTATCTCCTCTGCTTGGATGCTAAAGTTTATTTGCTGCGCTAAATCATCGTCTATGTAGCTGCCGCGTTCAAACAGGATTTCGTTACGCTCAATGGTTACAACCTCGCCCGTACTCTCGTCTATAAAATCTTCGTTCCACGTCTTTAGCACGTTGGAAGCTAAGAATTTCCCCACGATCCGGCGAATGTCTGACGTTCTAAAACGTACTTCGTCTTTTCTCGTCTGTGTGTTTTCGGGCTGTATCATATCTTCTCAATTAAAATTTGTGCGTAAAGGTCGGTAAATGTGCGCCCGGCGTAGCGTGCCGTTTCGCGGTCGTGGAAGCAAAGCCGAGAGCCGAAGTACGCATACGTACCCGAAGCCGCGCCATTCGTAACCGCGCACGAAAGCCCGGCAGACGCGCCGTTAGTGCCTTCTGTTTGAACCTCGCTTACCTCAATGTAGAACCACGGGTAAAACTTGTATTCGTCGGTATCTGCCCAGTTGGGTTTCCAACCTTCGTTAAGTGCTTCGGTTATGGTTTCAAGCTGGCGGCGTGCTATCTCGTCCGGGCGGAAGCCCTGCGCCTTCATGCTGTCCTCGTCCATCGGCTCAATGCCCAAAACCTTGCAAGCGTCGGCGTAGCTCTTTACGCGGTTTGTGATGTCCTCGTACTCACGTTCTTCTATGCGGAAGTTGAAAACGCTAACGCTATCTTCTTCCACCATGTCCATTACTTTCTCCTGCGCGTCTGCTTTGCTGTCGTAACGTCCTACAAGTGTTTCGTTACCGCCGTTTTTTACAAATAGAAAAATCTTCTTCATGTCGTTGTCGTTTATTTGAATGTTAGAAAATGCTCCCTTCTTGGGGCTTGTGCGCGTCCTCAAAGAGGATGCGTCTTTGCCTTGCTATGGCTAAACGTACTTCCTTAATGGCGTTCTCGCGTCCTAATAGGCTTTCTTCGTAGTCCAATAGTTCCGCTTCGTTCTCCGCTAAGAAGTAGCCGCCCGACGTGGCTATTAGTCCGGGTAAAATGTCCGTTGTGCGAATGTGGTTTATTAGCTTACGGCATCGCGCTTCGTCTATCTTGTACCCTGCAACACTCAACCGCATAACTATCGTTCGGTTGGTTACTGCGTTCTTCTTGCCTTGCTTGGTCTTTAGTCCTTGCAATATGACGGGCAGCAGTACGTTCTCTTCGTACTCGCTTAGTGGCTGCGTTTGTTGGTCAAATCCTTTTATCATGACTAAAACGGGCTTTTGTTGAACTCGATTTTTAATCCGGGCTTCGCGGTATATACCGTTTTGTGCGTTTCCCTCTGTATGCCTTCACGGAAAGCCGTAGGGTTGCCGTTACCTTCGCTTATATGGATTAGTACGATGTTGTTTACCGCTGTTAGGTCGTTTGCCTTCAATGCGTCCAAACAAGTATAGTAGCTTAGATGGCTTCTTCGTACTCGCTCCTGCAAAGCTGCTGGAATGTCGCCGCTTTCAACTCTCCGCGCTAATATCTCCGGGTCGTAGTTGCATTCTATCAGAATGTTGTTTAACCCCTTGAACTTGCACGGCAAATAGAATGTATCGGTAGCGAATAAAACGCCCCCGGTTTCCTCGTGCCAAATGTAAAAACCGAGCGGTTCTGCCGCGTCGTGCTTTGTCGCGAATGGAATAACCCGAAAGTTGCCCAACGTAAGCGGAAGGTAGCCGTTTCCGTCCTCCGTCTGCTGTATGGCTGTGGGTTTCCAACTTGTGCGTATCTTGGCGTTCTCTATCGTGCCTTGTGAAGCGTAAACAGGTAGGGCGTACTTTAAGAACTCGTTTATTCGCCCTGCGTGGTCGCCGTGTTCGTGGGTTATCAGACAGCCTACTACCTTGTTTACTTGACCTTCCAAAGCTGCCAGCACTTGCTTGAATGGCTTTCCGGCTTCGAGCAGGAGGGCTTCGCGTTCGTTCTGCAAAACGTATGCGTTACCCTCACTGCTTGACCCGATAACGGTTAGCTCCATCTTAGAAGGCTGGTTTGTTTGCGTTGTACGTTGTGGCTGCTGGCTGTGCCGTTGGCTGCACTGGTATCGGCTGCGGTTGCTGTGGTGCTGGCTGTGGCTGAACTACTGCCGCCGCGTTGGGGTCTATGCCAATAGTCGCGCCCGTGTTGGCTTCCTGCCTAATCTCCACGGCTACCGCATCTACTACTTGGGTGCTGGTTTCGTCGCCGTCCCCGAAGTCTGACCCCGTTATATACTCGTAGAGTGCCTTCTTCGCCTTGCGCTCTGCCTTGCCGCGTATTTGGTCGTTGCTGCTGTAATCGTTCTTCACTACCGACACGTTAAGCGTAAAGGAGTTTTTCTCGCCGTTGTGTGAAAAACTAATTTTGCATGCAAGCTCCGCGTACTGTGGGTTTTGGCTTTTGTCCTGCCCAATCTCAATAACGTAGCGTACCCCCAACTTTTTAAGAAGGGCGGTATAGCCTTCCTTTGTCGGGTACATTCTTTCGGCGAGGATGTTGAATTGGTTGCCCGTTGGAAGCAAACCAATAATAACCGCGTCGATGATGCAGTCGCGTACTACGTCCCGGCTGTAAAGCGGCTTAACGTTACCGCGTTTGTCGGGCTTGCCCGTGCGGTCTGTCATGAAGCCTATTTTTGTGTTCATGAGGGGCATGAAAACTTTGTCCATTACCTCCTCTGTCAATGCTTCGCGAAGAAGGGTTACTACTCCTACGGCGTTGAAAGCTGCCGCTACGTTGCCAACTATCTCTAACGTTGTCGCTTCTTGGCAAGCTAAAGCGAACTTTTCTTTAGCGGCTTCGATGGTCGCTGGTAATCTTGTACACATGGCTTTTATCTGTTTGTTACTGTAAAATCTTCTGTTGAAACTACCAACTTTACAAGCTGGCTGTTTACCGGGATAAACTCGTTCACGCTTTCGGCGTTGTCTATGAATATCGGTGCGCTTACTCCGTGGAAGGCGCAAAGGGTGTTAATCACGTCCAGCCCTGCGTTTACCTTCCCTGCTGTGTTCTTGTCGGCGTACCTTACACCGTCTATGTAGCAAACGCAGTCGGGTACTTGCTTCGCGTCCTCTATCTGCGTGCGGTACATCTTGAACTGAACACGGCTAAACAAAGCGTTTACGCGGCGTTCTACCTCGTTCATCCTTGCCGTTGTGAACTCGTCTATAAGCGTTTCTTCGTTCTGAAGGTCTGCTTTCTCCTGCGCCAACTTTGCGGCTTCCTCGCGAAGTTTCGCTACCTCCGCGTTGTTGGTTTCTATGGTTGTGCGTACTCCGAGCAAACGTTCCACGCCTTTAAGCTGCGCGGTTATACTCTCTTTGCGCTGGCGTAGCTCTGCCGTGTTACTCGCGCTGGTTGTGTCAGCGGTTGGAAGCTGCGCGGTAAGGCTTGTAATCTCGCCTTGTAGCTTTACCCACTCGGGCAGCGTTTCGGGCTTGATGTCCGGCTCTGTGCTTACTCTTGGGCTTTCTGCAAGTGTCTTGTTAAGAAGGGCGCGGCGGTTGGCTATGTCTTTCGTTTCCGCGCTGTGCTTCGCTTCCAACGTTGCAAGCTCGCCGTTAAGTCGGCTTATCTCGGCTTCCTGCTGCTCTATCTGCGTAGTTAGCCCCTTGCCTTTCTCGTTGATGGTGTTAAGGCGTTTTTCCTTATCCTCGCCAAACTTTACCCTTGCGGCTTCGCGGTTCTCGTTGTAAGCTGCCTTCGCTTCCTCGTCCTTGCAGCAGATGTTGAACAAAGGACAAACGAGGTTTTCTGCTTCTCCGCTGAACTCTTCGGCGTTCACCTTGTACCAACTTTCGCGTAATGCGTCCTGTTGGCTCTTGGTTTCGTCCGTGTAACGCTGTACTTGCTGGATGCGTGTCTGTATTCTTGCCTTGTCGCTGGAATAAGCTGTTTCTACACTTCTTGCTTGCGCGTCCAATGTCTGCATATCACGGGCAGCGTTATTGTAGGCTTCGTTCGTCTTGTAAGCTTGGTTACGCGCTGCTTCCTTGGCTTCAAAGAATACTTTTTGCAGGGCGGTCTTGCGCTCGTTGATTTGCTGCTGTATCTTTGCCGCGTTCTCGTAGGCTATGCGGTTGGCTTCTGCTACCGACGATGCCGCTGTGTCAATTTCTGAAAGCTCGCCTTCCAAACGTGCTTTGTCGGCTTCCAAAGCTGCGTAGTCGGGTGCTGTCGGTGTTACTCTCGTTATTGCGTCTATGGCTGTGGGTATCTTCTCCAGCCTGTCGCTTATCTTGTTTTTCTGTACCGCTACTTCGCGCTTGTAGTCCTCCAGTGTCTTGCCTGTCACTCTTGCAAGAAGGGTGGCAAACTCGGCGTTATCTTTCGCTACGTCGGCTTCGCTTACGTCCCCTGCTATCTGTAAGAGCATTTCGCGCTGTGCCTTCCAATGAAGGGTAAGGAAATAGTAAGGGTCGGTTATTACCTTAAACACTGCTTCGGGGATGATGTCGTTAATACGCTTGTCGTACTCTGCCTTTGTTTTCAATGGCACGCCGTTACAGAAGTAGTCGGTATGGTGTCCTTTCAGTACGCGCTCCGTTTCGCCGTTTGGTACTTTCCATTCCTCAACCAATACGCGGCGGAACTCCACGGTATCAACCGCGCCCGTTTCGGTGTCTATTACCTCAAACATTCCGCTTACTTCGTGTTCAAGGTCTGGAATAAAGTTGCCGTTAGCGTCGTTGGTCTTGATGCCAAACTTGCTATCGGTGTTGCCCTCGCTGTCTTTGCCCCACAGGAGCCAGCTGAAAGCGTCCTTAATGGTTGTCTTACCCGTGCCGTTGCGTCCGCTGATGGTAGTCGCGTCCTCGCTGAACTCTACCGTTACGTTGCGTAAGCCCTTGAAGTTGCAAAGGGTCAAACGCTTAATTTTTACTTGCTTGCTCATATAGCTTTGTTGTTATGGTTATTTGTCGTTTTTGTTACTTCCTGCTAATTGTAGTGCCTTTTCCGCATCGATGATTATCAATGAGCCGCACTGTGTTATAGCTTCGTCCAACTTGCCGGACTGCTTTAGGCGTGATGCGGTTGTTTTGCTGCACCCTAACAAGTTCATCAAGCCTTTAAGTCCGTAAACGTACCGCCGCTTCTCGTTGTCCTTGGGTGTCGTTCCGCTTAGAACTTGCCTTACTCGCGTTTCCACTACGTCTAAGAAATCGCCTACCGTAAGGTCTATTACTCGCGTGTTGTCGTTAATCTTCATATTGCTGTCCTCCTTCAGTTATTCTTCGTTGTCCTTAATGTCGGGTAGCACATTAGCACAAACCCAAAGCGAAGCGCAAAAGTTGGCTACAATCAAGACTACCGCCCAAAATGGTATAGTGTCCATATCCACTGTCAAACCGCAAATAGCTACGCTTGCCCAAATAATGAGCAGCTTGTCGTACCACTTTAACGGGCGTTTCCACTTTATGCCGAAAATTCTATATAACTCGTTCATAACTCAAAAGTTTAGGAAGTTTATACTATCATCGCTTTCGCTGCCGCGTCTTGCCGCCCTCACTACTCGCGTTATCCTTGCACGTCTGCCAACTCTGAAAATATCATCGAAGCTGGTTAGTTCGCGTGGAACAAACGCTATAAGAAGAACTACCGCTATGAAGGCGCGTTTTAATGGGTCTAAGCTGACGGGTACACCGCACTTTGTGCAAAACCACCAAACGCACAATTCCGTAGCCTTTTGGATGCCTATCTTGGCGTAAATGTTCCGGGCTGTGTTCTCTATGGTTCGCGTTGAAACAAATAGTTTGTCGGCTACCTCCTTCTTGCTTGCGCCCCATGCCAATAGTTCGGCTATTTGGCTTTCGCGTTTGCTTAGTTTTGCGTTCAGTTTCATGCGCCCCAAATGTTTTTAGTAACGCCGAAACGGTTAAACACTCCTTCTACAGCTTCCGCCTGTGTTACCTTCGGTTCGATAGCCCCAATACGGTAGGCGTAGAAGCTGTTACGGTTGTTGATGCCTAAAGCCTTCTTCAACTCCTCTACGACTGTCTTGTAGTCGCCCATCTTCACTTGCTTTAAGCCGCTGTTAAAACCCTGCTGTTTGCCTTTCGGCTTGTTCTCTGTTAATACCATGACTTATAAAATTTAGAAGTTAATAATTTGTGCGCGGTTAGTGGTTCGCCCACCACACGCCCGAAGCGTACCGCGCTTGCGGTTCTGTTTCCTGCTGTCACCGGTTTATAGCCTTCACGAAAGGGATACTTTCTCCGTTGGCTTCTCTATTGTGAAATGTGGCATTTCGTATTATTGTGATACGTTATAAGGTATTAAAGCCCTTACCCGTCCAGCCCTTCTTCTTGCTTAGCCACTCGTCCCGACGCTTACGGCATGATTCTAAGTCGTTCCCGATGCAGCTGAATAGCTCGCCGTCAGTATGGCGGTAATCGTATTGCATACGGTGGTAGACTTTTCTACCGAGCCTTGTTGTGAAGAACTCAAAGTTTTCACTTCCTGCGGCGCAAACGCTGCACCCTCTTTCGTCGTTCATCTTTGTTGCCATGTCTGTATCTCCTTTATTTGTTGTAGAATGTTATTCTTAAACCTCGTCTTAGCTTACAGCAGCAGCTGTCGTTGTTGAAGGAAGCCTTTATAGCGCGTGTTACGAACTTGTCCGCCAAATCTTCGCCAATCAAAGCAAGCAGACCGGAAACACCTACTAAAGTGTTTATACGCTTGCCTTCTGAGTTAATTCCGCTTGCCTTTATAAGGAAGTTGCGGTTAATTGTTTTACTTGAATGTACCATATAGCTTTATTTTTAATTCAAAATTAGCGTGTTTTTGCTATTGCAAGCTGCTCGGAAATTTTGTACCTTTGCACTTGTATTATTAACACGTTGCAAAGATAGATATTAAGCATACAATACGCAAATAAAAAGCATACAAAATGTTTGTCTAAGCAAAAACTTTAACAAAAAGATACAATTATGGACGAGGAAAATACCGTAAAGTCGCGTCTAAAGGCGTTTGTAGCGTACTTAAATATGAGTGAACGCGAATTTTGCCGTACTATCGGTGTAGGTTCTGCCTATATTGCAAGTATCAAGAAATCAATTAAGGCAGACAAATTAGAAGCAATAAGCAGACAATATCCCGAACTTAACCCAGTTTGGCTTATACGCGGCGATGGCGAAATGTTACAACGTAGAAACAACAATAGTACGCAATCGGAACAAATGGCAAATATCACGCCTTCTGAAATGCTCTATAAGTTGCTGGAAGATGCGAAGGAAGAAAAGGCGCGTTTGCTTTCAATAATCGAAAGCCAGCAGCGTACTATCGAAACGCTTGCCGAACTGACTAAAAAAGCCAATGCCCAAACGGGCGCAGCTGCCGAATGTGCCGCTGTCGGTTAGCGTTCGGGCGTAAGGTTGAACTTTGGTAAATGCTCTAATACATTATAATAGAGGTATATAGATAAATAAACATGGTATTATGGTGATACGTCCAAACGCACAGAAACGCCATTTTTAGCGCGTTTTTCTGTATTGGCTTACAACTATACCATTTTTACGCGAAACGCGCTTAAATCGAAAATTTTACAGAAATAACTATACGGCTATGGTGGAAATTGAAGTAGATAAGTATTATAGCAATCGCGGTTACTATCCTTATATGACCGCACAAGTATTCGACGCGCTGGAAGCAGCCTACCTTTCGGGGGCTGCTACTGCGCTTGTGCCTGAAACGGACTACTATGTTATGGTATCTAATATAAACGCTTCACTATGCAAAGGACAAACAGCGACGCGGTAAACCGCCGTTTCTTTATTGCTATTGACGCGCTTGTTACTTACAAGTTGGTTAGTTCGTTAAGTGGCTTTTGTGTCCTGCACGGGTTAAGCCCCTCACGCTACCGGGAAATGCGCCGCCAATTTGGACTAACACCAAAGGAAGGCTATACGGCGCGTTATCGTAATATGGAAATTGAAACGCTTAGTGTATTGGTTGCCAATTATCCAATATCCGCGCTTTGGCTCTTGACAGGGCGCGGCAATATGCTTACAAAGAAAATATGAAGTTTTCTATAAAGATAGGTTTGCACGTTAAACGTACCGCTAAAGAAACGGACGCTACTGAAGAAGTACCCATTAGGCTGCGCGTAAGCTGGGCTTCTCTCCGTGTTGATATCCGTTCCGGGTATGTTATCGCCCCATCCAAATGGGACGATATGAACTCTTGCGTTCGTCTTGGGGCAAAGAATAGTTATAAGCAGACTTCGGGCGAAATCAATAGGGCGTTAATCAACCTGTCGGCAAGGGTGGAGGAGGTGCTTGTTCGCTTTGAAATGGAAAACAAACGTTCGCCCACTACTGCCGAATTTAAGACGGCGTTTAATGAAGCGGTAGGACGTGCGAAGCCAAAGGAAGAAACGGAAGCAAACGAAGTTAATGGGTTCTTCGATGTCTTTGACCTCTTTACAAAAGAAATGGGGGTTACTAATAATTGGTCTAAGGCTACCTATACTAAGTTTGCAAGTATTAAACAGCACTTGCTAAAGTTCTGCCCGTCGCTCTCTCTGTCGGACTTCTCTAAGGCTGACTTTGCGGCGTTCGTTTCTTACCTCCAAACGGAAGAGAACCAACTTAACACAACGGTAGCCAAAAACGTAGGCTTCTTGCGCTGGTTCTTGCGCTGGGCTGCTTCCAACGGTTACTATAATGGCGCGGCACATCTTCAGTACCGCCCACGTTTTAAGGGGCTGGACTGTAAGGAGGTTATTTATCTAAGCTGGGAAGAACTGCAGCACTTCCTTAAATTCAAGTTTCCGAAAAACAAACCTTCGCTTTCGTCTGTGCGCGATGTGTTCTGCTTCTGCTGCTTTACCGGGCTTCGCTACTCTGATGTTGCCCGTCTGCGTCTGTCTGACGTTAAGCGCGAAGCAAAGCCGCCGTACATCTCTATCGTAACAAAGAAAACTACGGCGCGGCTACATATAGAACTTAATAAGTACGCGCTATCAATACTTGACAAATACAGGGACTTGGAACTACCAAAGGACAGGGCGTTGCCTGTTATTAGTAACGTGAAGATGAACGAACACTTACACGAAGCCGCCGAAATCGCCGGGCTTGACGAGCCTATAAGGGTCGTTTCGTATCATGGTAGCGTGCGGACTGAGGAAATAGTGGAAAAATACGCGCTTCTGACCACTCACGCCGGAAGGCGTACTTTTATAGTAAACGCGCTTAGGCTGGGTATTCCTGCACCCGTTATAATGGAATGGACGGGACACAGCGACTATAAAGCAATGAAGCCGTATATTAAAATCGTGGACGCGGCGAAGGTTGAAAACATGGATAAGTTCAATTCTTATGGCGAGGATGAAAAATAGCGTACCCGAAAAGGTACCCGTTTTCTGCTTTAATGTTTGGAACTATCGGTTTCAAATGGTATTCACGAATATATAAAAAACGTAGCCAACTACTTATAAATGAATATAGTTGGCTACGTTTGGTTACAAAGATGTTAGAGCCTTTCCCTCTATTTGTTGCCAGAGGTTGATGCAGAGACCAAAGCAAGGAACGAAGAAACATTGCAACGTGCTCACCAGATAAGGGCAGAGCGTATTCTTCATCCAGAGACCATCCCAGAGGTAGGTCACTTGATGATTGTGAAGGAAATCCCCAATGACGAGTCTCCCGAAGTCTTGGACTGGATCCAGACCTACATCGACTGGATGAGCGACAATACAGATTATTCCAAGGCTATTGTTGACCAATCAAAGTATCTGAAATACCTAATGAGCGAGTTCCTTGCCAACAAGCGCAGACCTCACATCACTCTGAGGAAGTTCGATAAGGCATGGTTCAAGGCTTTCTTCCTTTGGTTGAAGAACGACTATGTACCACAGAAGTATGTACGAGTTGAAGCCAAGCCTTTGTGTGAAGGCTCCCTGCATAATGTTCAACAGCGCATAGTGACGGTGTTCAACAAGGCTGTCAAGTTCGGTAAGTTGAAGGCTAACCCTTTCTACCAGTTGGAGAAGTCAGACATCTTCCCCAAGCCAAAGTCATCACATAAGCAGTATCTCACTCCCGATGAACTGAAAAGGTTCATGGCTTCAGATGAGAGAAGTCCAGGGGTAGCAGAGACACAAAAGGCTTTCGGTTTTGCCTGTCTAACAGGACTTCGTATCAGCGACATCAAGGCTTTAAGGTGGAGCGACATCAAGAGAAACGAGGAAACGAACACTCTTGTAATCGTCCAGAAGAAAACAAAGGCTCTCAATGCCGTACCAATCGGCAATACCGCCTTGTCATGGATGCCACCCAAAGGCGATGATGATTTTGTGTTCCACCTTCCTGCCAAGGCTAATGTGGATGCAGCCCTTAAAAGGATAGCCAAAAAGGTGGGCATTGAGAAGAATATCTCTTTTCACTGCTCCAGACATACATTCGGAATTTTGGTGCAGGCGGTTACCGGCAACATTGAGACTACCAAGAAGCTAATGGGACACAAGTCGCTCAAATCCACCACCATCTATGCAGATGTGCTGACGAATGAAAAGGTCAAGGCTGTTGACAACACGAAGAAAGCCTTTCGAGGTCGCAAACAGCGTGAAGAGAACAAGCAGATACCAAGAACAAAGCGGACAGCAGCCACCAACACCCATCCACGCAGAATAACTTTTTTACAGGATAACAAGTAAACGGAACTTTTCAGGATAACAATCAGTTAAATTCACTTTTGTAGTCCCCATTTTTCGGGCAGGGATTTCTCTCTGCCTTGGGGGACTACATATTCAAAAACAAGCAGTACAACAAATCACAAACAATTAAATTACAGGATAATGAACAAAACTATCGACACCGAGACTCTTCTTTTGAAGGTAGAGTCACATGAGCACCGCATTGGGATAATGGAGAACCTTCTCCGTGATGCCAAGCAAGTATTGACACTGGAGGAAGCTGCCTTATTCATGGGTATATCAAAGAGCAGTCTCTACAAGATGACACACAAGCATGAACTTCCGTTCTTCCGTCCCAACGGCAAGATTATCTACTTTGAGAAGTCCGAGCTTTTGAACTGGATGCGCCAGAACCGCAGTATGTCCGAGGCAGAGACAAAGGCTGCAGCGACCAAGCACATGAGTGAACTTTGTAAATAGACACGGCGATGATGAAGGATAATATTTCCCATGAGGAGTATAGAAGCAAGTTGGCAAATGTCGCTGACCTTGTCGTGAGCTACATCAATACTGGCAACGGATACTTTCGGATGCGTGATGCTTTCAATGGACTTGCCGAGCAATGCGGAGCCAACAAGGGCATCAATGATGAAGCAACTATCGGCAGAAGAAAACTTCTAGCCCAGTCTGTTTGCATTGAATGCATTTCACGATTAAGCAGTCATTCTAATGACAGGTTGCAAGGCGAGCTCTATGTTATCGCAGAGGACATTTCCCAAAGGAGAGGATGGCATAGATGATTTTCTCTTTACTAAGAAAAACAGTCTTGCCAGTTATGGTTATAATATTCAAAATTCACAGAACATGGATAAACAAAAGATACATTACTGCTTCACGCTGTCCGATGCACAGATGGAGTATCTTCGCTGCAAAAAGTACAAGATTGACCGCATGGAATGCTTCATGTCTCTTGCCTCTCTTGCCGAACGTGAAACAACACTTGTACCTATCAGCAAGACCCAACAAGTGGAAATCTTGTGTGGGCAATGTATGGTTGACAACACCCAACTTGCCAAACTCTGGGATAAAGACCGCAAGACCGTACCCAAACTTTTACAGGCTATGGAGGCTGTGGGCATTTCCTCTTCACAAAAAGTTGGAGACAACCGCATCATTACCCTGCATTCCCTCTCTGGTTGGTATGTGGACGGAAGATTTGTCAAGAACGGCTTTTCATTGAAGCGCAATACTGATGGCTCTGCAATCATCCACACGGAAGTTCCACAAGCAAGAGTAATTGTTACGACAACGGAGGATGATACAAAGTCGGACAAGGAAGATGGACATTCTGCCAATGGAATATCCGATACTGACAACAAGGGCAATTCTTCTACGGCAGATATTTCTTCTTCCCTAAATTCGACTTCATCTAATGACAACAGAAGCGTGGGCAAGGTCGGAACGAATGGCAATCTTTCCGATGCTGTTACAGGTGGAATTTCCCCACAACAGAATTACTCCAGACAGTCTGTTGGCAATCCTTCTTCCCTGCAAGAAGCAGATGCCAAACAGAATGAGGGAGAACACAACACATATCCACAGCATCTGGCAGGAGGGAAAACACAACAGTCTAACGGTTCTAATGCCAATGGTTACAAGGTTAACAGCTACCATAACGGCAATCAATAGGCATACAGAGGCTAATGAGCCACCATACCGATAAATCATCCCAAAGGACGATTTACAGTCATAGGCTACCGCCAGACTGTTATACGTTTAAGCAGCCTTGGGGACGGACGCTGTTAAAAGTGCCGTCATTTTATAGGTACTTTTCGAGAAATCCTTTTGTAATACAGAAGCCGTGTCCGTCTTTCTGTATTCCTAAAAGTTTCTCGGACTACTCGCAGGCTCGCAGTCGTGACCACCTTTGCAAGGTGCTTGTAATCATCCCATTTTAATCAGAGACAAAGACAAATGAGAAAGAAGAACATCATAAGGAAACCGCCTACGGAAGTCCATACCTACCGATGTACGAAAGAGGAGTTAAAGCAGCTCCAGACGCTTGCCATGGAGTGCGGAATTAGTCTGAGCCGCTATGTCGTTGAGACTGGTTTGAAGCACCGTCCACGCATGAGACTCACCAAGGAAGAGGTGGACGCTCTCAACTCTCTCGCCATCGCAAGGACGGATTTGATAAAAATCAGCAACGTGCTATCCAAGAAAACGGCTGAGGAAAAGGCTCGGTTCTTCAAGAATGAGAAGTTCATGCGTTGGTGGATTGATGCCGTTGCAGGACTTATCCAACATTGGTATAGTATTGAGGAGAATATCGCAACAAACGTACAGACCAAATCAAAGGAACAATTATGATTATGCTCGCAAAGGTCGTATCATACGGAGGCAATTCCGTAAGGTACGCATTGGAAAAGGAGAATGCAAAGACGGTCAAGGTGAACAATATGCCCGATGGTCTTGACCCTACCGCCATCTGGTACATGATGAAGCATCATTGCCAGTATCATCAGGCGGAAAGGACGGTGGGCAGAAAGCTGGAAAGGTTCATGACCACTTTTGTACTTTCCCCATCAAAGGAAGAGTCTGCAAACTTCACGATGGAAGATTGGTCAAACCTCCAAGACGAAGCATTGGAAGTTTTGGATTCTGTTGGACTTACGCCCAACGGTTTCTCCAATGAGATAAATACCAACTTCACCAATACTATGAATGTGGGCGGATTGCACTCTGACTCCAAGTCTGGAACGCTGCACCTTCACATTGATTGTTGTCGTGTGGATATGGAGGGTAACACCAACGATGTGCATGATATTCATCTTCGGGCAATGAAGGCTGCGGAAATCATCAATATGCGGCATGGGTGGAAACAACCGCAGGAAATTCGGAATATGCGGAAAGTGGAGCTTGCGGAGGATTGCGAACATACTCTCAAAGATATGCAACAGTTCAACATTGACAGATATTTCAATCTGTTGCGTATGAAAGGCTATGAGGTTAAACCCCGTTACGACAAGCAGCGGAAACTTGTCGGCTACACTGTCGGCAAGAACGCTTCCGTGTTCAAGGCTTCTGAGATTGGCAGAAAGTTTATGGCATCAAAGATAGAAGACACATGGAAGAAACTGCACCCACAACCTACACAAGTCAAGACAAAGCCTGTTTCTCCATCCGTTGCTCCTGCGCCTCGCCCAGTTCGTCCTGTCATTCAGACTCCAACAGCATCACAACCAAAGGCGCAACCTCAAATTATGCAAACGGCATTCACAATCAACATTGGCGATGAAGTCAAAAAGGTGTGGATTCCGAACGCTGTCAAAGATGTCTTTACTAATGAGGTTCAGATTCCAGAGGATAATGATATAGCGACAACAAAGAATGTCGCTCATGTAGCGATACTGTTGTTTGCAGGGTATATTGATGCTGCCACTTCCATGTCTGACTCGTGTGGCGGTGGCGGTTCTGCTCCCTCTTCTGGTTGGGGCAAGAAGGATGATGAAGATGACTGGAAGTTTGCCCACCGTTGCGCACAGATGGCTCATTCCATGTGCAAGCCTAAACCACGCAGCAGAAGTTTCCACCGATAAATCAATGACAATATGGCAATCAGAAAAAGCAAGATAAACATAGACACAGAAGAAAGATCCGACTTCGACAACATGATGAATGATGTCGAAAACGAGGTTGAAGAACAGCAAGCCGAAGACGGACTTGTAAACCGCGTTCCTGAGTTGAAGCAGTTGAGTGAGGACATTGACAAGGCTACAAACACCTTCATCAATGCCACACTTGAACTGGAATCTGCCATTCAGCAGTACCAACGTGCGGAAGCCAAATTAGGTGGTGCTGTGACTACTATCAGCCAAAAGGTAGATACTATCAATCAGCATATAGATAAGGTCTTGGAAAATGCTCCCACAAAATTAAAGGTGTCTGTAAATGTCAATGATGCTGACTGGCAGAAAATCCAAGAACTGTTTGCCAAAGAACGCCAATGGATAACTGCACAGATGAAGGGGCACATCCGTGAAGTCAATGATATATTCCTCCGTAAGCGCAAGAGTGCTATTGAACGATATGAGGAAGCCGATGGTATCTTCTTTGGACATTATGCACAATGGGCTTTTATGTTTTTCTTCTACATAGGCATTATCTGTACAGCTGTTATAACGATCGCTATTATTGGCCGATACTGTGACTGGTTCTAATCCGTGCTTGGGTAGGAAGTTTGTTTAACTTATTCCGACAGAGAATATGGCTTTTAATTAACACAGAACCCCGCTAATTTTAGAATTAAACTAAAATCGGCGGGATTATTATTTGAGTATCAGTCTTAATAAGATATGATAGCAATACAGAAATGCTATTGTGGAATTCTGCGTACTATACTATCTGCAGAACGCTTAACATACTATATAAACTGACTAACTTACCATGATTATCTATACCAGTCTTACTTATTGCAAAATTCTTGAATATATTCTTACATCATTTATGTTTACAGGAACCCAATAGTGCTTTCCAGCAGAAGCACCTTGAAGTGTTGATTTGATATCATATACATAGGTATAAAGTTCTGTATAGCTTGTATCTCCCTTCTTTCCTTGCCATCTAGTTTGTGGGTTATTAATATATGTGCCATTCCAGCCAGATTTTTCGCCAGTAAACCCTTTAACGTCGTAATTGTCATTTATATCATATCTTACAGACACTTTATATACTGTAGAAATTGTCATGAAATTAAGGTTTGGTCCACAATAATAACTTGGTACTAAGTTTTCGCCAACGCCATATTTGAACAAAGTTTTTTTGTTGCCAAGATTTGTTATTGTACCAACAACGGGTGTTGTTTCTCCAGCCCTTGTTGAGGCTTTTTTTATCAAATTACAATTTCCAATTACGTTAACAGGAATATCTATAGATTCTAATGAATCTAAAGAAGAAATTTCTTTTGCATACCGTGAAACATCAATGCTGTATACGATTTCTTCGCTTTTCTTTTCATTATCAATAGCAGAAAACGAATCATCTTCACTCGTACATGAAGCCAACATTATAGTAGCAAGAAATAATGTAGATGTTAAACCCTTTACGATATTCATACTCATTATTATTCAATTAATCCTACTCATATAGCTTTTCGGAATCCGCTCCTTTCTCCAGTCTGGTCTGTGGTAATCTTCAATATCATCTGCAAAGATACAAAATAAATTCAACATTGGTATTAAAATCAATATTTTTGCTTTCTAAAGTGGCATTTTTTGAGATGTAGATATTTCCTTCAGTGACAAAAGACGCCTTTATCAAAATTTTACTCAAAATATACGCATATTCACAGTTTATCTCACATGCTTTATTGTATTAGAATCTGCTTCGTTGTTTCTAAATTCTATGTCAAGTAAGCTATGCTTCAAATCAGGAAATAAGAGAATTCCATCAACCTTTATAGTAATAACACTAAATTCTAAAATATGTTTACAGAATAACTTTTTTATTGTTTCTCTGTTGTCCGTAATAGGAAAGAGTTGATAGGTTGAACACCCTAAATCTATATTTATTAGGTGTGTTTTGCCATCATAGTTTGCATTGAAGGCAAAGGATGTTGGTGAAAGATTTAGACTAATTTCATTTCCTTTTACTTTAGAGAAGGTGTACCTGCACGCTACATCTCTAGGAGGCATTTTTTCAAACAACTTTCCAAGTTCCGTGTCATTACCTATCAAGTCTGCCAAAGAATTAAAAGGGACATCATACAACAATATCATTGGTTCGGAACTTCCACCAACACAAACTTCAACATCATCAATCCAGGTAAGGTGTTCATCTGCAATTGTTGCAACTCCATATTTACCCTGGTACACACCCTCAATCGCATCATAATATGCTTTCTTCTGTTTGGCTGTAAATACTATATCATCATCAGCATTGTTACATGAGCAGATGGAGAAAGTGACGAGAAGTATTAATATAATTCTATTCATAGAAAAATTTATTTAAATAGTGTTACAAGATTTATTCCCTGAGTGTCCCAATACCCCGATTTCTTTTAACCTTTACGAACTACAAAACCTTCACTTTGGAGTTTATTGAGAGATCTATTTACGGTAGCAGCAGAAATAGATAATAGTGAAGCTATCTGAAGATGTGTGATTGATGGATTTTCGCTTATCACTTGAAGAATTGCTTTTTCCTTTTCTGAAAGTTTGGTTTTGATATTTATACCTTCGTTTATACCTTCATCCACTTTACCACCTGCTATTCTCCTTGGAATTGTTACTAGTAGACCACCACAATGTTCTTCAACATCTTTTATCTTGTTCAATTTCATCATATACTACTAATTATTCTACAAAATTAGCGAAAAATTCGCTATAACAAGCAAGAACTTCGAAAATTTTTCAACTTTTCTGCGAGTATCACGATAAAGCGTACTTCAAAGTGGCAAAACAGAATCCGATTTATCGTTGTCGATAATCAGAATAGGACATCACAGATATCCGACCATCGGAAAATTTCGTATTCTTTCTACGTTAATTTTTGTTATCCAATGGTTGCATAAAGGGGTTATTGAAATTTTTGTTCCCGATTTGTTTCTTTTGAAGTTTTGCGAAAGGAATAAACATTGAATATCAAGCAGTTATCTTCAATCAGCAGATTAAGAAAGAAGAAGATCATAAGGAAACCGCCTACGGAAGTCCACACCTACCGATGTACGAAAGAAGAGTTAAAGCAGCTCCAGACGCTTGCCAAGGAGTGTGGAATTAGTCTGAGCCGCTATGTCGTTGAGACAGGCTTGAAGCATCGTCCACGCATGAGGCTCACCAAGGAAGAGGTGGATGCCCTCAACTCTCTCGCCATCGCAAGGACGGATTTGATAAAAATCAGCAACGTGCTATCCAAGAAAACGGCTGAGGAAAAGGCTCGGTTCTTCAAGAATGAGAAGTTCATGCGTTGGTGGATTGATGCCGTTGCAGGACTTATCCAACATTGGTATAGTATTGAGGAGAATATCGCAACAAACGTACAGACCAAATCAAAGGAACAATTATGATTATGCTCGCAAAGGTCGTATCATACGGAGGCAATTCCGTAAGGTACGCATTGGAAAAGGAGAATGCAAAGACGGTCAAGGTGAACAATATGCCCGATGGTCTTGACCCTACCGCCATCTGGTACATGATGAAGCATCATTGCCAGTATCATCAAGCGGAAAGGACTGTGGGCAGAAAGTTGGAAAGGTTCATGACCACTTTTGTACTTTCGCCTTCAAAGACAGAGTCTGCCAACTTCATGATGGAAGATTGGGCGGACCTTCAAGACGAAGCTTTGGAAGTTTTAGATTCTGTTGGACTTACGCCCAATGGTTTCTCCAATGAGATAAAGACCAACTTCACAAATTCTATGAATGTGGGCGGATTGCATTCTGACTCCAAGTTTGGAACGCTGCACCTTCACATTGATTGTTGTCGTGTGGATATGGAGGGTAACACCAACGATGTGCATGATATTCATCTTCGGGCAATGAAGGCTGCGGAAATCATCAATATGCGGCATGGGTGGGAACAACCGCAGGAAATTCGGAATATGCGGAAAGTGGAACTTGCGGAGGATTGCGAAAATACCCTCAAAGATATGCAACAGTTCAACATAGACAGATACTTCAATCTGTTGCGCATGAAAGGCTATGAGGTAAAGCCACGCTACGACAAACAACGGAAACTTGTCGGCTACACAGTCGGCAAGAATGCTTCCGTGTTCAAGGCTTCGGAGATAGGCAGAAGGTTCATGGCATCAAAGATTGAAGACACATGGAAGAAACTGCACCCACAACCTACACAGGTCAAGGAAAAGCCAGTTTCTCCATCCGTTGCTTCTACGCCTCGCCCAGTTCGTCCTGTCGCTCAGACTTCAACAGCATCACAACCAAAGGCGCAACCTCAAATTACACAAACGGCATTCACAATCAACATTGGCGATGAAGTCAAAAAGGTGTGGATTCCGAACTCAGTCAAAGATGTCTTTACTAATGAGGTTCAGATTCCAGAGGATAATAATATAGCGACAACAGAGAATGTCGCTCATGTAGCGATGCTGTTGTTTGCAGGGTACATTGATGCAGCCACTTCCATGTCTGAGTCATGTGGTGGTGGCGGTTCTACTCCTTCTTCTGGTTGGGGTAAAAAAGACGATGAAGATGACTGGAAGTTTGCTCATCGTTGCGCACAGATGGCTCATGCCATGTGCAAGCCTAAACCACGCAGCAGAAGTTTCCACCGATAAATCAATGATAATATGGCAATCAGAAAAAGCAAGATAAACATAGACACAGAAGCAAGATCCGACTTCGACAACATGATGAATGATGTCGAAAACGAGGTTGAGGAACAGCAAGCCGAGGATGGACTTGTAAACCGAGTTACTGAGTTGAAGCAGTTGAGTAAGAACATTGATAAGGCAACCGACACCTTCATCAATGCCACACTTGAACTGGAGTCTGCCATTCAGCAGTATCAGCGTGCGGAAGCCAAATTAGGTGGTGCTGTGACTACTATCAGCAAAAAGGTCGATACCATCAATCAGCACATAGACAAAGTCTTGGAAAATGCTCCCGCTAAATTAAAGGTGTCTGTAAATCTCAATGATGCTGACTGGAAGAAGATTCAAGAACTGTTTGCTAAAGAACGCCAATGGATGACCGCACAGATGCAGATGCATATCCGTGAGGTCAATTCCATGTTTGCTGATGAACGGAAAAAAGTTCGTGAACGATACAAGGAATATGATGGCTGCTATCTCGGTCACTATGCCCAGTGGTTCTTCTGGTTCTTCTTCACGTTTGGTATCTTTGTGGTTGCAGGAGGTGTTGGAATGATAATTGCACAGAACTATACATGAGATAGACGAGTTACTGCCTAACATTAAGTTTGCACTTAAAGTTAGGCGATTACTATTATTATCTCGATAACCAATCAACCAATTTTATAGCCTTCTTCGTGCCATAATGTTAAGAATGATGCTGCGCAAGAGACACATTATCGAAACCATAAACAATATGTTGAAGAATATGGCGCAGATTGTACATTCGCGTCACAGGTCTGTGAACGACTTTATCATGAACCTTATTTATGCCTTGGGAGCATATGTTTCTTTGACAACAAGCTAAAGGCATTGCAGGGGTACTGCATCGAAGACACAAAACAACTCTCGTTGTTCTAATGTTCTAATCCTCTAATCCTCTCATTTATTCCTGTTATATAACCCGTGCCTAATGGTACAGGAAGGATATGTGCTGTATTTTACCATTTGATAAATTGCTATGTTATCCCGAACTGGGGTATTAATATTAAATCTATGCTCTACATATTACTTCTGTTTCGGTCAATAATATTAGCAGAAATTGTCTAACCTGTGTTAGCATGTAAAATGACATATAGAGCTATTCTGCTATATTATGACATTCTTATGCTTATTAGAGAAATACTAAAGCACACCACGTAAAAATCGTTTATTTCATCACACGAAATTGCAAAATCAAAACAGAAGACTCTTACTAAAGTATGAATTTTGGAGATAGAAATTAAAAAAAAACAAGAATTTTGTGTTATACAATTATTATATTCTTTAATTTTAGATTCGAAATAGATAATTTGTAAGAGTGGTAGCTGTTGATACAATGGATGCCGTATTTTACTAATTGTTAAGTTTTAGAGATAATTCCGTGTAATATTAACTTTTAAACATTGAGAATTATGAGAAAGTTTTACTTAGTTATTGTATGCACCTTGTTAGGTTGTGTACAAATGTTTGCACAAGACATTGTGGAAACGGCTTACTATTCTGCTCACCCTGAACTCGGCGGTGACGTAGTGATTAACAAGTCAACAAAATCATTTAAGGACAAATTGACTTCGGTAACTTTTGCTTTGAGTGCAAGCAAAGCTGGTAACTATTATGCTAATTTTTGGCTTATGCCAACGCAAAAGCCTAATGGTGGTTACTACTGTTATGCAGTTATTGTGAACGGTAAAGCTGTGGGTACAATCAAGCCGACAACTAGCGGATGGCAATCTATAGGAATTGATGCCAATCATACTGTTGCACTCGTAAAGGGTGATAATAATATCAGCGTTATTGGAATGTCTCCAGATGTACCTAATGTTGAACATGTTAAGTTGTCCACCTCCAAGACTTCTGCCGAGATAAAGGCCAACAACTATAATAGTTTTATTAATGGTGTACAGAAGTCGGCAATGTCTATGAAGCATTATGCTGTGACTTCGGTTACTAGCATTACTGATAGCTTGGCAACACTTAATCAGACAAGTGCAGCTAAGGCAAAAGTATACTATGCACCAGCCAAAACGAATGATTCACCCTTGTATGATTTCGAATATCGTTCAGGAATAACAGCTAATTATACTTTTTATAAGACAGTGTCTTTTACCAAAGGTCAGCAGGTATTCCTTGCAACAAATGGTATTGACAATTTTGGCCATGTGCTTGAATTCTTTAGTGCGACAACTCCAGAAACTTACTCTTGGTCTTCAATGTCAAATAGTAATTGCATGGCTTCATTGAATATTACCATTCCTCAGACTGGAATGTATTATGTTCGTGTTCGCTCATATCTAAATGCACGCTCTGGCTTCTGCAATTTGAATATCAATGGTGAGAATTATTATAGTAACATCCCTGTGTATAGTATTGGAGTAAGATGTACACAAGGAACAGATCAGGAATACAACACTTTTACTGTAAAATCCAAAGGTGATCCAAGACTCTGGATTGAAGAAGGTAGCTCTATACCTGGTAAGATATCGTATTATAACGATGATTATCATGGTACAGGTGATTTCGCATGGGGACTTAATTCTAGAATAAAGAAACAGTTTGTCCGTCCTATTCATGCAGTATTGGTTTCCACCTATAGTTCGTATAATCCAACTGCGAAAATGGATTTATATATGAAATGCAAGAATAGCAATATCATGCCTTATTTTCCAAACTTAAAGGCGGATGATGCAATACAATCCTCTCCAGCTTCTAGGGTTTATAATTGCATATCATGGTCAGGAAGAATAACTTCATATTGGGAATGGCCTGCTAGTATCTATTCTTCATATTGGCGAGGAGATGCGCTGTCATCTTTTGATGCATTCTATAACTCAAGAGGATTAACAAGAGTCGGTGCAAATGAGTCAAATGCAGTAGTGGCTTTATGGGCAATTGTTGATGCTAACGGAAATCGAGAGTATACTCATGGCTCTGTTAGAGTCGGTGATGGAAATATACATGGATATGCTTGGGAAAGTAAGCCTGGCGCATTAGCAAGAACGTTCCACCCAAGAGACGCACTTAATGGCAGCTCTTATGGACAAATTGTAGAGTATTATACAACAATGCCCAATTCTGCGCAAAGTTCCGCTGCGAAAGCTATGACACTGGAAGAAGAAATTGCTAATGGTACGTCTCAGATAGAATATGTCAATTTTGACGAAGATGAGAAAAAAACAATATCTGATGCTATCTCCAATATCAATAGTAATGTTATGGCTCAATTTGCAACAAAGTATGACGCTTGGAAACATGTAACGGAAAATACAGTTTTCAACTCGTTTTCTCAGATGGCAAGGTGTTCTGAATACTATAACACTCTTAACTATTGTAAAAAACACCCTGAACTTATAAATGTTCTCTATGAATATCTTAATAATGGTGACTGGGCAACAATAAAACTGATAGAAGACTTAATCAGCACTGTAGGTAATGCGCAATCATATGCGACAAGAACTAACTCTCTGTCTGATGATTCAGGTATTAAAACGTACAGGACACCTGTGTCAAACTGCATTGCACATGTGAAGTCTCTACTTGTACGCAGCACAAGTGATGCAAAAAAGACAAAGAGAACGACCACGGCATTAACGGGTATTTCATACAGTAATTCAAATCAGATTAGCATCAGTCGTTCAAATGTAGGTCTTAACATAACGTTTGACTTACCCGAAACATCGGCTGTGTCATTGGACGCATTAGATATGAGTGGTACAATAGTATCTACAGCTTTCAAAAGCAAGAGAATTGAAGCTGGTACACATTCTGCATCTCTAGCAGTAGGAAACAATAATGTTGTCCTAGTCAGACTGATGGTTAATGGTCATATTACCGTGAAAAAAATCTCATTACAATAACTATGTGGCCCTGCAAAAGTCTATATTGCTCTTTTTGCAGGGCCTTCTTAATCAAATACAGTCATGAGGAATGTTTTTGTTTTCATTTGTATACTGCTATGTGTGAGCTCATGCCATGCTGAAGATTATAAGGAAGATGAAGATAATACAATCGGCGATATAAGTATTTGGAATTATCCTGTTACTCGTACCAAGAATACATTCTATAAATTCAGTTTAAAACATATATCCTACAGCTATGTTGGACGACAATAATTTCCGTAAGAAAAAGATGGTCATTTTCCTTATGTTGCTCTGCATACAGATTTCTGCTTCTGTATGTCACGCACAGGTGAACGATTGGAATAATTATCTTTCAAAGGCATGGGTCAGAAACATTGTTGTAGATGGCGACAAACTTTATCTGGGAACGGATGGCGGTCTGGCTATTTACGACAAAAACACTGGTCGATGCCAATTCCTTGATAGAACAAATGGATTGGCAGACAACAATATCGTTGGACTGGCTCACCACAATGGCAAGTGGTGGATAGGTGGCAAAGACACAGGCATGAGCATTTATGATGAAAACTCATTTCAGAATTGGCAGTTCCCTTTTGCACTTCAAAGCTGTTTCGCCTTTGATGATGCTTTAGATAAGGTGTATATTGGAGCAATACACGATATCTATATCTTGAAAGATAATTACTATACGGTTTACACTCCCGACCCCAAAGCAGACATGCATCCCTATCCTGCTATCCAATCTCTTGTTCTTGATAAAAACGGTACGCTGTGGTTTGGTGGCTTTACGTTTGGTTTCCTTTCCTCCAATGGAAATACCACGCTTCTAAACTGTGGCGCAAGTGAAGTTAACAATATAATAATCGACGATAAAGACAACAAATGGTTGGCTACTAACAGAGGGTTAATCAAGTATGACGGCACATCTTTCACTTCGTACAACACTTCAGGCGGACAACTGTCAAGTAACACTGTTAATGGATTAGCTTTCGACACGAATCGTAATTTATGGATGGGAAATTGGAACGTACTTGTCAAATATGACGGAAAACAATTCACCTCTTACCCGCTTCCTTCAAACTACAGCAACGACTGGATATGCGACATTGCACCCGATGGTAACGATGTATGGGTAGCAACACGATTTCATGGATTGCTCAGATTCTATGACGGCACGTTTGAACAGGCAGAACTGGAGAAGAATATATTGACGCAGAACCGGATGCACGAGGTTTCCACAGCCGATGAGAAAGGCAACGTGTGCTTTGCATCCAATGATTATCTTGCCCAATACACAGAGAAAGGGGAATGGAAACAACTGTTTCCTAATGCAAAGGACTATTACCCTGCTATTAACGCAGCTGCATACGATAAGCGAGGACGTTTGTGGGTTGCACCCAATAATAGCGATACCATATTGGCTGTTATAGAAAATGCCGATACAACTGTTTTCAAACGTGATAACACGCCATTCCAAACAGGGCAGTTAAAACAACTGGAATTCGATAGCAAAAACCATTTATGGGTTGGAGCATCAAATGGCTTATATAAATACGACGGCGTACAATGGTCTCAATACAACTCTTCAAATTCGCCAATGCCAGGCGACATGATAACATCCCTCGCTTTTGATAAGAGCGACAGGGTATGGGTTGGAATCGCGGACCTTGGAGTGTGCTCTTTTGATGGGCATAATTGGGTGTGTCATGATACGATAAATTCCCCTATTCCATATAATTATGTTGACTGTATCGCTGTTGATTCGCATAACAGAGTATGGATGAATAGTAGATATAGTAGGAATGGAATGCCTGTAATGGGTAAAGATTATGGTGGTGGATTGGTTTGCTACGATGGCACGAATTGGAAAATCTATAACCAATATAACTCCAACATAGGCGGCAACAGCATCGTGGATATTGCAATAGACAAGCATGATGCCCTATGGATGGCAGTATCTGATATAGGTCTTGTACGCTTCGATGGGGAAAACCAATGGGATGCTTACACAATCTACAACAGTGGGCTGGCTAATCCGTGGCCAATTCAGGTGCAGATAGATGTCAAGCGAGATATGATTTGGCTCAGCTATGAAGCATCGGGAGGCATATCTTCCGCCAAGATGAATCAAGGCACAGGTGTAGAAGGAATATTTGTAACGCCAAATGGTGCAAAAGCTATTTACACTATTGAGGGACGCAAAGTAAAAGCTATGACACCAGGGCAGATTTATATCATGCGAGACGAGAACGGGAAAACAACAAAAGTTCTTGCTCGGTAGTATCAATAGCCAAAAAGAATCATTGGGAACTAGCAGAATTGGTTCTGTTAAAGATGGATGACAATACATTTGATGCAAAAACGCAATGTAGGCACATGTCCCACCATCGTTAAACGTAAAGTTGTGATTAAGAACGTAGTGGGCTGTTCCTTTCTGCAAAACAGTCCTACGCTATATGCCAAAGAATATGTTTGACGAGTTTGTGTATCATCTTCCCGACGAGTGTACACTGATGAATGAGATAACCCGCATAGCCGAAGCAGCTGAGATAACCAAGCACATATCCTTTCATACTGCCACGCATTTGCCACGCTATCAATAACATCTGATAGCGAACTGAAAACGGTTAGCATATTGCTCGGTCATAGCAGCATGGCAATACCGCTATCTATGCCGATGTAGAAATGAATAGTAAGAAGGATACGGCGAACGGATTGTCCACACTATTTGGGTAAAGAAGAAATAGCGCATGTTTGAATATAGTATCACTAATCAACATGCCTTTTCCAAAAATCAAACTATAACAAGTCATAATTAGCAACATAGGAAATGGCCTGAGAAATGTTCAATACACCTAGTTTTTTGAAAATAGCCTGCTTATGTGATTTTATTGTTGCTTCTGATAAATGCATAAAAGATCCAATTTGCCTAGCACTAAGACCTGTTGTAGATAGTGATAATATCCTTGATTCAATCTCAGTTAATTCTGTATTAGTAGAAATATTCCAACATCCGTTATTATATTGATAATGACATTTAGAACGCTTCATCTTTATAATAGCATTTCCAGTGTTTGCTCTAGAAGAAAATGTAAAAGCACACAATGAAAGCCAAACATCCCCATTGACATCAAGAACATAAGGCATTATTGTTCTATGTAACAGAGTATTATTGCCATTTATAAACATGCATAAATCAGTATGTAATATGCATTGCGTTTTTTGCTCATTGCTTAAAGTCTTCAGGAATGAGTAAAATGCACTATCTATTTCTCTAATATCCTTTATTTGTTCTTCTGAAAATATATTCTTGACACAATAGTCAATGTCTTTCACGACGTTGTCATTCGAGAAGGGAAAATCATCTGGAACATATGGCAGATAGCCGTCGTGATAGTCTATCAATATTATTCTATTACTCACAAGGCAATCCATAGCTTTTGCAGACTTAATATAAAATGGGAGAAAGGCGGCAGCTTGATCAGAGATACAGTCTGCGTAATTTATTGTTGTTATGAAGTTCACTCTTTTCATGGTGTAAAGTTAATAATAAAGATCGAAATACAGCAATAGTTTAATACTAAAGTATTAAAAATAAAAGAAAAATACCGCTTATTTGCTAGGGCGTCCAGTTCGTTGTACCAATTTTAGCTCACTTTCCTAAGCGTTTTGTTTCGTACTGTAACCCAGTTTTTGGACAGGTGCTCGGTTGCCCAAGTACTGATGTCCTTCAGTTTAACATTTACAATGTGCTCTTTGAAATTAATTGTTTTTTGTAACGGATTCGTTCACGACTTTTGAAAGCGGTATCGTCAAGACAAAAGACGTTACACCGTACAGTTTGTTCGGTGACTTCTTGCTTTTGTAGATACCAAAAAATAAATTCAATGATGTCGGATGGTATGTTGACACTCATGTTACCAGTGAGAAGCGCTTCTTCTCTGTTGAAGTTTTCAAGCATCTTGATACCATGACACAGCTGAGTTTGTCTGTGACAATTTTGTACAGGTATGGCAAGAACATCTTCAGTGGAAATATCCGAACACAGACACAATATGCATACTTTGTGATGGAGGTGGCTATAATGCATGCTCACACCATATTGTCAAGCAGTCTCTTATGAAACTCGCCTCTACCATTGGTGTCAACATCATCATGCTTCATTACCCACCATATTGCTCCAAATACAATCCCATAGAACATTGTATGTTTGACCCAATTTCAAGGAGTTGGAGCGGAGCGCCTCTCTTATCTATTGAGAATGCGAGAGTGTGAGCTGAAGCCACTACCACAAGTAAAGGACTATCCATTGTCGCTACAGTAAATCAAAGAACGTATGATACGAAAAGACCCATTGAAGAATCATACGAATTAGAGAAGAGCTGACGTATCGTCTTTGATGATGAACTCCCAAAATGGAACTATCTCATCGGATACTCTTAACCGCAGAATTTCTGCACAAGTTATTTTTTGAACATTACTAAATTGAAAACAGATGTGCCTTCTTATAATTTTTGGAGTTTATTTATGAATGTCAAAATCGGAAAAATTCCGTTGTTTTCCATGTTAATTTTTGTTTTCCCATACTTTCATTTGGGGGTTTCTTGATTTTATTGTTCCTAATTTGTTTCTTTCGTCATTTTGTTATCCCAATCAGTGTTGATTATCAGTACGTTACGAGCAATCAGCAAGATTTCAAGAAAAAGATCATGATGATTGTAGGAGCATGTATCTTCCTCGTGGCAGCAGCACAGGCATTGCCATTGTTCTTCGGTGTGACCAACTAACGAGTGAGAGTTATTCCGTGCATATTCAGTAATTGAGAAACGACGTGAGGAATGGCAAGAGAAGAGCAGGAAATCCGCTACCCCGATTACCCACTGTTCAAGGGACTCCAGAAGCCCCTTGAATTCATGGGAATACAGGGGCGGTACATCTATTGGGCAGCAATCACGGCAGGAGGAGCCATCATCGGCTTCATTGTCGCCTACTGTCTGATGGGTATTATTGCAGGACTGATAGTGTTGGTCGTGGCAATCACTACGGGTGCAGGTCTCATCATATTCAAACAACGGAAAGGACTGCATACCAAGAAGAACGACCAAGGAGTGTTTATCTATGCCTACAGCAAGCGCATATAAAAATGTGAAACAAAAAAAGTATCGACATGACCAAGATGTGGATGACAAGTAGAAAGTGAACGACTGGTAGGCTCATTCTCCCCCAAGGGTGTGGGTCTACCTTTATTTGTTTCAGCAAAAGTATCGCATCTTTGACATAAAAGAATGGTTATGAGCATGAAAGCAAAGAACATTATCACTATGGCATTGGCTGGCATATTGCTGACCGCATGCAAGGACAAGACCTACAAGCCACCCACATTGGATGCCATGAGGAGTGCTGACAAGGCAAGAGCTGCTTGGGCGAGAGAGGCAGAAGAACATCCTGCGACCGTGGAAACACAAACAAGCAGGATGGATTCCACTGCAAAGGATAGTGTATCAACCCTTTATAGCGAAGAAAGCTACAATACCTCTTATCAAGAGAATGACAACAAATCATCCAGTATGGGAGAAAATCATCAATCATCCGAAGAAACATAAGAATAAACGAATATGGTACTATATGTAATCTTATTTTTCGTGGCAACCTGCATTGGCATGGCCATATCGGTCTATGCCTTTGGTACTGGTGGCAAGCGGAAGAAAATCTTTCAGGACATCTACTTCTCCGTGGAAGACACGGACGGTATCGGTGTGCTCTATACCAAGACTGGAGAATATTCTGCCATCCTGAGAATGGAGAATCCTGTGCAGAAGTATTCTGCCAATATAGACAGCTATTATGAGTTCACCAATCTGTTTGCTGCCATCGCACAGACTCTGGGTGAAGGCTATGCCCTGCACAAGCAGGACATCTTTACCAGAAAACACTTCAAGGATGAGAGTAGCAAGGGACATGAGTTCCTTTCCGAATCCTACTTCCGCTATTTCAACGGAAGAGAATATACGGACAGCATGACCTATCTGACCATTACGCAGGAGAACAAGAAGAGTCGTCTGATGTCTTTCGACAACAAGAAATGGCGAGATTTCTTAGTGAAAATCAGAAAGGTGCAAGACCAGCTGAAGGATGCCGGTATCAAATCAGAGTTCTTAAACAAACAAGAGGCAAGTCTGTATGTTGACCGTTTCTTTGCCATGAACTTCCGTGACAAGATGGTGAGCATGACAGGATTCAAGGTGGATGACGAGATGATAGGTATGGGTGACAGACGCTGTAAGGTATATAGTCTTGTGGATGTGGATTACGCCAACTTGCCGACACAAATCCGTCCGTTTACCAACATCGATGTGAACAACACCAGTATGCCAGTGGATCTGGTAGCCTTGGTGGACAGCATACCAGGTGTGGAGAGTGTGGTGTATAACCAAATCATCTTTGTGCCGAACCAGAAGCGTGAGCTTGCCCTGCTCGACAAAAAGAAGAACCGCCATGGCAGTATGCCAAACCCAAGCAATCTGATTGCCGTGGAGGACATCAAGAGAGTGCAAGAGGTGATAGCGAGAGAAAACAAGCAGTTAGTATATACCCACTATAATCTGATAGTGACGGTGAAGCCAGACACGGATATACAAAAGTGTACCAACCATCTGGAGAATGCCTTTGGCAGGATGGGCATCCATATTTCGAAGCGAGCCTACAACCAGTTGGAACTGTTTGTCAACTCTTTCCCCGGCAACTGCTATGGGATGAATGCCGACTACGACCGATTCTTGACCTTGGGCGATGCCGCCACCTGCCTGATGTACAAGGAAAAGATTGTGCATAGCGAGGACACGCCATTCAAGGTCTATTATACCGACCGTCAAGGAGTGCCAGTGGCCATCGACATATCAGGGAAAGAGGGACGAAATAAGCTGACCGACAACAGCAACTTCTTTGTCCTCGGTCCTTCAGGAAGCGGCAAGAGCTTTTATGTTAACTCCATGGTGCGCCAAGCCCATGAGCAGGACACCGACATCGTGTTGGTTGATACAGGAAACTCGTATGAGGGACTGTGTGAATATTTTGGTGGCAAATACATATCCTACACAGAAGAACATCCTATCACGATGAACCCTTTCAAAATCAAGCGAGAGGAATGGAACATCGAGAAATTGGGATTCCTGAAGAACCTGGTGATGCTGATATGGAAAGGAAGTCAAGGCACAGTGAGCAAGACCGAAGACAGACTGATAGAACAAGTCATCAACGAGTATTACGATGCCTATTTCACCACCAAGCGAGCGAGCAACCTCTGTTTCAACACTTTCTATGAGTTCAGTACTGAGCGACTGCCGAAGATATGCGAGGAGAACGGTCTGCATGGCATAGACCTGTCATCCTACAACTATCTGTTGAAGGACTTCTATAAAGGAGGCAGCCATGATGTGACGCTGAATGAGAATATGGACAGCAGTCTGTTTGATGAGACCTTCATCGTCTTCGAAATCGACAGTATCAAGGATGATCCACTGCTCTTTCCACTGGTGACACTCATCATCATGGACGTGTTCCTGCAGAAGATGCGTATTAAAAAGAACCGAAAGATGCTCATCATCGAGGAGGCATGGAAAGCCATCGCCTCGCCCATGATGGCGGAATACATAAAATATCTGTATAAGACCGCCAGAAAATTCTGGGCAAGCGTGGGTGTGGTGACACAGGAGATACAAGACATCATCGGCAGTGAGATAGTGAAAGAAGCCATCATCAACAACTCGGATGTGGTGATGCTGCTCGACCAGAGCAAGTTCAAGGAACGCTTTGACATCATCAAGGCGATACTCGGTTTGACCGATGTGGACTGCAAGAAGATATTCACCATCAACCGCTTGGAGAACAAGGAAGGACGCAGTTTCTTCCGTGAAGTCTTTATCAGGCGAGGACAGACCAGCAATGTATATGGTGTGGAAGAGCCGCATGAGTGCTATATGACCTACACCACGGAACGAGCGGAGAAGGAAGCATTAAAACTCTACAAGCGAGTGTTGAAATGCAACCACCAACAAGCTATCGAAGCCTATTGCAGGGATTGGGATGCAAGTGGTATCAGCAAGAGCCTCGCTTTTGCTCAAAAGGTAAATCAGGCAGGAAAAGTACTGAATTTAGGGAACAAAAATAAAAAGTAATCAAAGATGAAACGACTTCTATCCATCATAATGCTGATAGTCTGTGTGTTGGCAAAGGCTGACGCACAGTACTACAGCGTGAACTATGACAAGCAGACGGTGGCTGCTATGGCAGCTGCATACGGAACGGAAGCCGTGGCAGAGGCATACTATAACGAGCAGGTGCAGAACATATTGAAGCACTATAATGCAGCAGAAGTGGCAAGTGCCGGCATCTTCGCCTCAAAATTCTTGGAACGCAAGGCAATGACGGATTTGGGCATCTGGAACAGTAGCACAGAGAACTACTATTACCGCCGTATCTACAACATGGTGTCGGGCAAAATCATGCCGAAGATATGGACGGTGGCAGGAATGATGCTGAAAAGTCCGCAGACTGCCCTGTATTGGGGAACCTATCTGATGAAGATATGTGATGACACCAAGAACCTGTGCATGCAGTTTGAGAGTGTGGTAACAAACAGCACCCTCACATTCTCGGACATCGCCTTTCTGCAAATCAACCAGGAGATAGCTGCCATACTGAAACTTTCAGAGATTGGCAACGTGGATTGGAAGAAGATGTTGGACGATTTGTCGAAGGTGCCAGGCAATTTTACAGTGGACAATCTGAAATCCGACATCGACAATCTGTATAAGGCAGGAGCCAACCTTGCAGGAGCAGGAATGAACAATATCGGCAATGCCCTTTTGCAGAGCAGCCAGTTCAACGACCTCTTCCAAGGCAAGCTCAGTGCAGCCATCGACATTGTGGATAACTATTCCTCGCTGTTCAAAAGTCTCGACAAGAGCGTAGGCAACACCCTCTTGGGCATGATTGGAGGCAAGGACAACGTGGCAGGACTTTTCACTCTTGCCAACTATAACCTCACCTCATGGATGACGGACTATCTGGATGAGACGGCAGGAAACTACTACACGCAAAGATGGTATATCGCCCGACGAGACCAAGGACGAGAAAAACTGTGCGACTATGTACCGCCCACCGATGACAACAGCATCTTGAAAGGCGACCACTGGTACAGAATCAACACCAAGGATGCCAACTTCCATCCCAACAATAGCCAAAAGGAAGCCATCCTGCAAAACTCGGAGAATCATGCAGGATGGTCAAGAACAAGGGTGCAGCAGCTCAACAACCAGAATGATGGCTTTACCTACAGTATCAGCTATTGGTTGAACAGCTACATCATCAGTAGCAAGAAAAAAGGACAGAAACAGAAGGCATACGCCTACGAGATACAGGTGTACAAGAGTTGGAACAGGACAGAAGAAGTATATGAGGCAGTCTTTGACTCCTATTCGATGGACTTGAACACCTTCAAGGCACAACTGCAAGCCCGGTTGAGCGAATGGAATGACAACGAGGAAGGCTATACCTATTATATAGGCAGTGATGCACGCAACTACTATCAGGCAACCGATGCCGCCAAACTGAAGGGATGCGAGAGCGTGACCATTAGTGTGACATGCAGCGACGGTGTGCAGTTGGGGCAAGGCACCACACAATACAAATGCAAGAGTTGTGGCGGTTCGCTGAATGACCACAGCAAGAAATGCGCCATGACAACATCGGTGACAGAAAACACCCTCGACCTCTCGGACTTGTATAAACAAGAGCAGGAAGCCAATGCCAAGATAGCCTCTCTGCAATCTCAAATCAGTCAGTTGGAAGCCGAGAACAAGTCACTTGTCAAGCAAATCGCCAATGCAAGTGTGGAAGATGCAGCCAAGTATCGGGAGCAATACAACAAGAACAAGGCTTCCATCGAACAACTGAACAAAGAACTTGCCACATGGCAACAGAAACAAAGGGAAATAGAGGAAGCCAAGGCAGAGGCAGGAAAGGACAATGACGTGGCGACGGATGACTACTATCGCATACCAGCCATTATGAACGACTGCAAGAGTGCCTACAACCTGACTTGGCAAGGGGAAGGAACATGGAGCGGCTATACTTACATTCGAAAAGCCACCATGCCCAACATCAACGGCATCATCACCTTCAAGGCAACATTGAAGATTGCCCGAAAGCCGAAATATTTCTTGGGCATCAAGATACACAGAGCCATCCTGCAGATCAGTTGGGAGCTGACATCGGAATACACCAACACCTCGGTAGTGGATGTGATGACGCTTGACCCAAGCAAGACCGAGCAGGAAAAGGCGGACGAAGTGAACAAGCGCATCTCGGAAATCGCACAGGAATATCCATCGTGCAAGATAACCACCGAATATGCTAAGAGCGCACCTGCCGATGACAATAACACCGATGATACCTTTCATCTGCTATGGTCGAGCGATAGGTTAGAGATAGCCAGAGAGGTGGACAGCAGAATCACCAAGATATACGCAGACTTAGTATCGTTGGAGAAGATGATGCACTACAAGCGCAACATCATCGACGTGCTGATGGACATCGCTCCACATATCAATGCTGACGAAGGACGACGGTTGACACTGGTGGAGAAATGCAAGAAACGTTGGTTAAGGAAAGCTGCCGACACCAAACATTCAGATGATTATCACGGTAAGTTTAATGATGAAGACAATGAAAATGAGAAATAGAAAAGAATACAAGGCTGATGCAGCGGAGAGGGTTGCAGGGTCAGTGAGCAAGAAGCGACGAATGGATATTGTGAGAACATTGCTGGTAGCAATCTTGCTCCTCGCCCTCCCCTCTAAAACATTCGCCCAATGGGGATTTGATGTTGCCAGCGTAGAAGCCTACATCAATGACCACAAGAAACAGCGGAGCCTGTTGCTTGCAAAAAGCACTTTGGAATACAGCAATAAACTATTGCACAGTTACAGTAAGGACGAGACCAAGGCATACAAGGAACTGAACGTTGACCTTGACAAATACACCAGGGCATTTGATGTGATAGATGTGCTATATCAAAGTTTACGAACCAGTTTGAACGTGTACTCCACCTACGAGGGTGTGAGCGACAGAATATCGGACTATAAGAAACTGCTTGATGAATACAACGAGAAAGTCATCAAACGAAAGCGCATTTCGCTTGCCGATACCATACTGATAGGCATCAACCGACGAGCCATAGAGAATATCGCAAATGAAGGCGAATACCTCTACAAAAGCGTGAGCGACTTGGTGCTGTATGCCACAGGAGCGGCAGCGTGTTCTACGGCAGACCTTCTTGTGGTATTGGAAAGCATCAACACCTCGCTTGACAATATAGAGAAGCATCTGAACAAAAGCTACTTTGAGTCGTGGCGATATATCCAAGTGCGCATCGGCTATTGGAAAGAAAAGGTTTACCGAACCAAAAGCAAGCAGCAAATACTGGAAGATGCCTTCGGTCGGTGGAGAGTGGCAGGTAAACTCGGATATTGAGAGAACGAAGAATTTATAATCCCATATATAATAATGTATAGGCATGGATAGAAAGAAAACAAGAATAGGAACCATCATGTTGATGTTGGGAGTCGCTATCAGCGGCAATGCCCAAAGTGGTGTAACATACAATCATGACAGTTCGAAAAAGAACCAGATAACGGTGATGGAAATCGGTAGTGGTAGTCTGTCACCAGAATTGTACTATCAGTTACTGCACAGCAGTTACAAGAAATCGGCTGCCAGCAAGAACAAACTCGGTTTTCGTACCACGGCAGGAATTGGAGCTTACAATCAAGTGGAATATGCCGAAGCCATCGACTCTGCCCTGACCAAAAGAGCAGAGATTGAGGCGTTGAATATGGCGGACCGACAGGTGGATCTGGCATGGAAGGTGGAAGGAAGCAAGATAAACAGCAAGATGGATGCCTTCAAGAAGAACATCGACCGCATCCTGCCTGTAGGCGGATCCATCGGTGACAAGCAACGCTGGACAGAATACTATCATGTCTATGAGACAGCCATCAAAGCCACCAAGGATGCCTATATGCCCAATGCCAAGCGTAAGAAGATGTACCTACAGATTTATGCAGATGTGGCAAAACAGAACGAGACACTTGTGAAGCAACTGGTGCAGATTTCGAATGCCAGCAAGACCAAGGAATTGTTGACAGCAAACAGCAACTACCAGACCGCCAACAAACGAAGTATCATCAGCAGTGCATCCAGCAAATGGCGAGAGGCAGGAATGGCAGTGAGAAACAACACATCTTCTGGCAGTAATAACGGTTCGAACGAGGATGACAATGATTTGAAAATAAATAGATAAGGAGTTATGGCAGACAACAGCAGCATATTATCCGACTTCGGCATCAACATCTTGGAAGAAGAGATTGATGACGTGATTTTCCAGACCAACGAGTTCCTGTGCGACGCTACTTTCACAGGCTCGAATGGGCCTTTTTGGTGGGTCGTTCAAATGTGTATGGCACTCGCAGCCCTCTTCTCTATCGTGGTGGCAGCGAACATGGCTTACAAGATGATGGTGAAGCATGAACCACTGGATGTGATGAAACTATTCAAGCCATTGGTGATAAGCATCATCCTCTGTTGGTGGTACCCACCTGCCGATACAGGCATGACGAACAGTGGCAGCAATTGGTGCGTACTGGACTTTCTGAGTTACATACCAAACTCCATTGGAAGTTATACCCATGACCTATATGAGGCGGAAGCCACACAGATAGAGGACAAGTTTACGGAAGTTCAGCAGCTCATCTACACCAGAGACACGATGTACACCAACGTACAAGCCCAGGCAGACATTGCCCATAAGGGAACAACAGACCCGAATCTGGTGGAGTCGACCATGGAGCAGACAGGTGTGGATGAAGTGACCAACATGGAAAAGGACGCAGCCAAGCTGTGGTTTACCTCACTGACTGCAGGAGCCGTAGTGAACATCGACAAGATTGTGATGCTGATAGCATTGATCGTCTTCCGTATCGGTTGGTGGAGCACCATCTATTGTCAACAGATACTGTTGGGAATGCTGACGATATTTGGACCGATACAATGGGCGTTCTCGCTACTGCCGAAATGGGAAAGCAGTTGGGCGAAGTGGCTGACAAGGTATCTGACCGTGCATTTCTATGGAGCCATGCTCTACTTCGTGGGCTTCTACGTGCTATTGCTCTTCGACATCGTGCTCTGCATACAGGTGGAGAACCTGACGGCTATCACCGCCAGTGAGCAGACGATGGCGGCATATTTGCAAAACTCGTTCTTCTCGGCAGGGTATCTGATGGCAGCAAGTATCGTGGCTTTGAAGTGTCTGAACTTGGTTCCAGACCTTGCGGCATGGATGATACCAGAGGGCGATACCGCCTTCTCCACCAGAAACTTCGGTGAGGGTGTGGCACAGCAAGCCAAAATGTCGGCACAGGGGACACTTGCCCATGTGATGCACTGATAAAGGTAAAAAAGTAAAAGAGTGAAAAAGGTAAAAAATATTATAGCAATGGTAATCAAGAATTTAGAGAATAAGGTGAAGTTGGTGACTATCATCTGTAGCCTGTTTCTGGTTGGATGCGTGCTGATAAGTATCAGTAGCATCTGGACGGCGAAAAATATGGTGGTGGATGCACAGAACAAAATCTATGTGTTGGACGGCAATGTACCAATTTTGGTGCAGCGTACGACGATGGATGAGACATTGGATGTGGAAGCAAAGAGCCATATCGAGATGTTCCATCATTATTTCTTCACATTGGCACCAGATGACAAGTACATCAAATACACGATGGAGAAAGCCATGTATCTGGTGGATGAGACAGGATTGGCGCAGTACAATACGCTGAAAGAAAAGGGTTTCTATTCCAACATCATGGGAACGAGTGCCGTGTTCAGCATCTTCTGTGACAGTATCAAGTTCAACAAGGAGAAGATGGAGTTTACCTACTACGGCAGACAGCGCATCGAGCGCAGAACCAATGTGCTGACCCGTGAACTGGTGACGGCAGGACAACTAAAACGAGTACCGAGGACTGACAACAACCCAAATGGATTGCTGATAGTGAACTGGAGAACCTTGCTCAACAAGGATATTGACCAGAAGACGAAGAGCAACTATTGAAAGTGAAGAACGAAAAGTGAAGAGTGAAGAATTCAACACCTTTATGGCGCATGCCTAATTCAACACTAAACATTGAACATTTAGCATTATAATAAGATGAACACAAAAGGATTTAAGCAGATGCTCATTGGGGAGAAGATGCCCGACAAGGATGCCCCCAAATACAAGGAACGCTATGAGCGAGACGTGAGAGCCGGAAGGAAGTTTGCCAAGATGTGCAGAATAGACAAGGCGGCAGCCAAGGTACAGCGGTTTGCCGACTTGCACAAGACAATGTTCCTGGTCATCGTGTTCGGATTTGTTGGTGTGAGCTTCAGTTTCAACATCTATCGCATGGCAAGAGCTTACCACTATCAGGGAGAGCGACGCACCGCCACGGAGCGACAGGACTCGCTGATAAAGGCTCGCCATCAGAATATGGGGAATGCAAAGAACATAATAGGAACCAATGAGGATGCACGCCATCCTCATAAAGACAAATAACGATGAAGCTGACAGAAAGAATCAATTTCAGACAACCCAAGTACATGCTACCTGCGATTGTCTATCTCCCACTGCTCGGAGCATCCTACTTTATCTTCGACCTCTTTGATACCAAGGTGGCGGAGAAGAAGGATGCCAATATGCAGACCACGGAATATCTGAATCCGAACCTTCCACAAGCTCATATCAAGGGCGGTGACGGTATTGGAGGCAAGTATGAGAACATGTTGAACGCCTACGGCAAGATAGAAGACCATAGTGCCGTGGAGAATATAGACCGAGACAATGAGCAAGAAAAAGAAGAATACCAAAGCAAGTATTCGGATGCAGAACTGCAACAGTTGGATGCCGAAGCCAAGAGGCAAGCTGAACTGGAGAAAACGAGAGAAGCGCAAGAAGCCCATGAGCGACAAAGAGAGAATGCTGCGTTGGCGGAGTTGAACAAGGCACTTGCCGAAGCAAGGCTGAAGGGACAGCAAGTCACACAAGCGAACAGTTCGACTTCTTCTGCAGCCACCTCTCCTACCGACTCGCAAGGTTCAGCCAAGGGCGGTATCAACATAGAAGGCAAAATCAAGGTGAATGAGAATGCCCGAAAGGAAGCGGACGAGAATGACAAGCCAAGTGAAGTGGTGAAAAAGGTGAAGATATCATCGGATTACTTCAACACTTTGGCGGTGAACGAAAAAGAGCCGACACTGATCAAGGCCATCATTGACGAGAACACCAAGGCTATGGATGGAAGCCGTGTGCGTTTGAGACTGTTAGATGATGTGGAAATCGGTGAAATGGTGGTGAAAAAAGGCGCATATCTGTATGCTACCATGAGCGGTTTCAGTTCACAACGAGTGAAAGGCACGGTGAAAAGTGTGTTGGTGGATGACGAAATAGTGAAAATCAACCTGTCACTCTATGACACAGACGGCATGGAAGGCTTGTATGTGCCAAGCAGCCAGTTTAGAGAGACCACCAAGGATGTGGCAAGCGGAGCCGTGACCGGGAATGTGGATATGAACACCACCAATACAGGCAGCAGTTTTTCACAATGGGGCATGCAGACCATGCAGAATGCCTATCAGAAAACAAGTAATGCCATAGGCAAGGCTATCAAGAAGAATAAAGTGAAACTGAAATATGGCACCTTTGTGTACTTGATAAACAGCAAAGACACCAAGAGCAAGTAAACGTTAAACACAACAAAGTAAACATTACATCAATATGAATATCAAGAAGACCATTGGCACATTGATGATGTGCGCTATAACAGCCACACCCATGATGGCACAACAGACCAGTGCGGAGAGCTATCAGCCCTGCACCTACCAGGAAATGGAGCAGCTGACCGTGAACGAGCAAGTGACTACCGTCATTACGGCAAGCGAACCCATCCGCTTTGTGGATATATCCACCGACAAAATAGCAGGAGACCAACCCGTCAACAACACCGTGCGCTTGAAACCCAAGGAGGGAATGCATGAAGATGGAGAAGTGCTTGCCATCGTAACCATCGTGACGGAACGATACCGTACACAGTATGCATTGCTCTATACCACGAGATTACAAGAGGCAGTGACAGATAAGGAGATACAACAGATAGAAAAGAATGCCTATAACAATCCTGCGGTCACATTGTCCTCAACGGACATGGCTCGTTATGCTCGCCAGATATGGAGTTCGGAAGCCCATGTGAACAACGTAAAGACCAAAGCCCATAAGATGGTGATGCGACTGAATAATATCTATTCGTCAGGTGACTATTTCTTTCTGGACTTCTCGGTAGAGAACAAGACGCATATACCATTTGATATAGACCAAATACGATTGAAGCTGACGGATAAGAAGACCGCCAAGGCAACCAACTCACAGATGGTAGAGTTGCATCCAGTCTTCACGTTGGAGCAGACCAAGCGTTTCCGCTATGGCTACCGCAATGTGATAGTCATTCGGAAGATGACATTCCCGAATGACAAGCAATTAACCATCGAAATGACGGAGAACCAAATCAGCGGTCGCACCATCTCATTGAAAGTGAACTATAGCGATGTGTTGTCAGCCGACTCATTCAATCCGATTTTTCTAAAATAGCAATCATATCCAATGGAAGAAAGCAAGGAGCTACAAGGATTTTACAAGATATTCAGGGCGGTCATCTACATATCCGTGTTGATGGAGTTCTTTGAGTATGCCATAGACCCAATGGCGATAGACGGCTTTGGCGGTGTGGTGTGCGACCTGCACGACCGCATCAAGCAGTGGTTCATCTACCATGACGGCAACCTGGTGTATAGCAAGGTGGTGACGTTCTTGTTGGTGTGCATCACCTGTGTAGGCACGAGAAACAAGAAACACTTGGAAATTGATGCCCGAAGACAGGTGCTGTACCCCTTGGTGAGTGGCGTGCTGCTGTTGATATTGTCCGTGTGGCTCTTCGGCTATGCTATGGACACTCGTCTCTATACCCTAAGATTGAACACCATTCTCTATATGGTGACAACCATCATCGGAACGGTATTGGTGCATATCGCCTTGGACAACATCTCGAAGTTCTTGAAGGAAGGACTGATGAAAGACCGTTTCAATTTTGAAAACGAGAGTTTTGAGCAGTGCCAGAAGGAGGAATACAACAAATACAGCGTGAATATCCCTATGCGCTACTACTATAAGGGTAAATTCCGCAAGGGATGGGTGAACATCGTAAATCCATTCCGTGGCACTTGGGTAGTTGGTACGCCTGGTAGCGGTAAGACTTTTTCTATTATAGAGCCGTTTATCCGTCAGCACAGTGCAAAAGGCTTTGCCATGGTCGTTTACGACTACAAGTTTCCGACCTTGGCAACCAAACTGTACTACCACTATAAGAAGAACCAACAGTTGGGCAAACTGCCAGAAGGCTGCAAGTTCAACATCATCAACTTTGTGGATGTGGAATACTCCAAGCGAGTGAACCCGATACAGCAGAAGTATATCAATAACTTGGCAGCAGCGAGCGAGACCGCAGAGACATTACTTGAATCCCTGCAAAAAGGAAAGAAGGAAGGCGGTGGCGGCAGCGACCAGTTCTTCCAGACCTCAGCCGTCAACTTCCTCGCCGCCTGTATCTACTTCTTCATCAACTATGGCAAAGAGCCATACGACAAGGACGGCAAGATGCTGATAGCGGAGAAAATACTTGACCCGAAGACCATGCAGATGAAACCGACCGGAAAGGTGTTTAACCATGCAGGAGAAGAAGTGGAGCCAGCCTATTGGTTGGGCAAGTACAGCGATATGCCCCATATTCTGAGTTTCCTGAACGAGAGTTACCAGACCATCTTCAATGTATTGGAGACCGACAATGAGGTAGCACCCTTGTTGGGACCGTTCCAGACCGCCTTGAAGAACAAGGCAATGGAGCAGTTGGAAGGTATGATTGGTACACTGCGTGTCTATACCTCACGCCTTGCCACCAAGGAAAGCTATTGGATATTTCATAAAGATGGAGATGACTTCGACCTGAAAGTCAGTGACCCGAAGAATCCGAGTTATCTGCTGATAGCCAATGACCCAGAGATGGAGAGCATCATCGGAGCATTGAATGCCCTAATCCTCAACCGACTGGTGACACGAGTGAACACAGGGCAAGGCAAGAATATCCCAGTGAGCATTATCGTGGACGAGTTGCCTACACTTTACTTCCATAAGATAGACCGACTGATAGGTACAGCCCGAAGCAACAAGGTGAGCGTAGCTTTGGGATTCCAGGAACTGCCCCAGTTGGAAGCCGACTATGGCAAGGTTGGTATGCAGAAGATTATCACCACCGTAGGCAATGTGGTGAGCGGTTCGGCACGAAGCAAGGAAACGCTCGAATGGCTGTCCTCCGACATTTTCGGAAAAGTGGTGCAACTGAAGAAAGGTGTGACCATCGACCGAGACAAAACAAGTATTAACCTGAACGAGAACATGGACAGCCTTGTCCCTGCCTCCAAAATTTCGGATATGCCGACAGGATGGATCTGCGGACAGACCGCAAGAGACTTTGTGGCAACCAAGACCGGCATGAATGGCAGTATGAACATACAGGAAAGCGACGAGTTCAAGACCAGTAAGTTCTATTGCAAGACCGACTTCAATATGGCAGACATCAGGAAAGAAGAAAGCGAGTATATGCCACTGCCCAAGTTCTACACCTTCAAGAGCCGTGATGAGCGTGAGCGCATCCTCTATAAGAACTTCGTGCAAGTTGGTGAGGATGTGAAAGCCATGATAGCAGAGATATTCAATAAGAAGAACGCCAAGTGACAAGTCAATGACACTCCAAAAGTAAAATAAAAACAACATCCATGACGAAAAAGATAAGAACATATATTACCCTAATGCTCTTGTTTCTGTGCCAAAGCATCGTGGCACAGAACAAAACACCTACAAACGATAGCCCAAGCCAAAACGACTTGGGCATCTTTGCTTTGCCACCCTTTGAGCGAGCTGTGCGGTGCATCAAGTATTACGAGGGATTGCACGATATTAAGCGCAATTATCCCTATATCGGATGGGGACATCGGATATTGCCACATGAAAAGTTCAAGAAGAATCTTACTTATCAGCAAGCCGATTCCCTGTTACGCTCCGACCTCACCAAGTTATGTGCTATGTTCCGCAAGTATGGAAAGGACTCACTACTCCTTGCCGTACTTGCCTACAATGTCGGACCCTATAAGATTTTAGGGAACAGACGATTTCCGAAGAGCCGTCTCTTACACATGATAGAGCAAGGGAGAAGAGACATCAGACAAGAATATCTGGACTTTTGCAGATACCAAAGGCGCAAGATGGCCTCTATACGCAGGAGAAGGCAAACAGAACTGCTATTATTATATCAGACACATATTGCAAGAAAGTGACATTTCTGGTAATAATTCATGTTTTTTATATTGAAACATAAATAACCATCATTTGTTGGACGAAAAATTGCAAAATCTTTCCCAAAGGAAAAAGGATCTTCTTAAATTCTAGTACATTTAAGTATATTAATCTGAGGAGATATTTATCACTATACGTAAAATAGAGTTCTGGAGCCTATCAAATGGTGCTTATTATTGATAAGGGAAAGACTTTGTTCTAAAATTTGAGAATATCCAACTGATAACTAAGAAAGAATAAACGCAATTCACTATAAAAAACTTATACCAATGTCACCAAGCACTTTATAGAGTTCCGCAATCAACAATCAAAAAGACCTCGATTTCTCCAAATGATAACTGGTATGATGGAAATATAGGTGTTTTGTACCTAACACCTATATTCCATCCGCACACTCTACTACAAGGAAGCAGAAATAGCAAGTTCAGATTTTGCAAAATTATACACCATGTTGCATGTCTGGCAAGGCCTCTTTGCTCATTAATACGTTCGTACATAATGTCGATCACATAAAAGTTTTTAAGGAATAATAGAATACTTTGCCATACTGATTGGATTAGTATATACTCAAATGTTTCTAATGAGAGATGTCTATGGATGTTACATTAGTTTTTGACCTTGCGAATGTAAAAATACTATAAACAAATAAAATATATCTAATTTTATAACGACCGTTATAATTTAATTGCTATCTTTGCACAAAAAATGAATATTTCATGATAGAACTAATATCAGGATATTCTTTTCAAACATTAAAATTCTTTACAAAATGAAAGAGCCTTTAGAATATTACAAGAGCAAACTTTGCAGGAATAAAGTATATATAAAGCGAACAGAACAAAGAAGTTCTATGTTCTTTTGTGGCAAATTAATTTTCTTTGCCATAGCTATATTGTGCCTATGCATTTGGTGGTTTGAAACGAAGTCGGTAATAATGATTGGCAGTACTTTCTGCTTCTTACTGATATACTTCTTTATGGTGTATCTAGATAACAACGAAATTAACAAAAAAGAAAAACTCGTTCGCATTAATAAGGTTATAGAGAGGGAAGTATGTAATCTTAGAGGTCAATATACTGGACATGACGGCAAAGAGTACATGTCAAGTACACATCCTTTTACATATGACATTGACATATTTGGCAAGAATTCATTGTATCAAAGTATTAATAGAACTGTAACTTGTGATGGAGCAAACAAACTATCAGAAGTTCTATCGCATACAGGTTTAGGAAAAGAAACAATTTTAATGCGACAGGCCGCTGTTCGTGAATTAGAAGCACTATCTGATTATCGGATAGAGCATATTTCGTGTTCATATATATCGACACCTTTTAGAGAACTCTTGACAAAAACAATGCCATCGTCTCTCAATGTTTTGCCTCTAAAAATACTATTGGCTTTTTCATGGTCAGTTTCGGTTGCAAACATTATTTTCCTTTTAATTTGTTGCTTAGCAAGCCTATCCATTACCATACCTGTATTAGTTATGGCTGGAATTATTTTCTTTAACGGCTCAATAAGTCTCTTTTATTTTCATAAAGGAAACCGTGTCATACAAAAATTGAAATTTTTAATATCTCTTTGTGAAAGTTATTCGCCAATTATCTCATTGAATAGAAAAGAAATATTTAAAAGTCAGATTCTATGTGATATACAAGAAAAAAATATATTTCATTCAAGACATATCCGAAAAGCAATAAATATGAATGAACTGCTGAACTTTAGAAATAATTTCATATTATGGTTTTTGTCAAACGCTACAGTCATGATAGATTTATTAGTATTGAACAAATTTGTAAAATGGGAAAGGTCTGCAATTACTGATTTACAAATCTTATTAGAAAACATAGGGCAATTAGATGCCTTTATTAGTTTAGCAACATTCAATTTCAATCACCCTAGAGCAACTGTCCCTTCTATTATAAAAAGCGGTTTAAAAGGAGTAGATGTATATCATCCTTTAATGAAATCCAACAATGCTATAGGAAATGATTATACCCAAGAAGAGTCTGTCATATCTATAATTACAGGAGCCAACATGTCAGGGAAAAGTACGTTTCTTAGAGCACTTGCTTTAAATATTGTATTGGGAAATGCAGGATGCAAAGTTTGTGCAGATTCGTTTGGTTTTAATCCAAACTTGAAATTATTTACAAGTATGAGAACGCAAGATGACATTTCAAATGGCAAGTCATATTTTAATGCTGAAATAGATAGACTAAGTAACGCGATAGACTATTGTGTGCAGAATCCTCATACTTTGTTGATTTTGGATGAAGTTCTAAAAGGAACGAACTCGGAAGACAAATTGAAAGGTTCTATAGAATTATTAGAATATTTTTCTGGTCAGCAAATAATGGCAATTATTGCCACACACGACTTAGGTGTTACAAAATTAGAAAACATTTATGGTGTAGATAAATATGTCAATTTTTGTTTTGAAATCGAACTGACCACTCCTATTCATTATACATATAAAATGAATCGAGGAATATGTAGGAACAAAAATGCATCGTATATTTTAAATAAGATGTTAAACTCTAAAATTAAAAGAAAATGAAAACAATAGTATTAAACACTTTTTCTTCTTTCGCAACCTTTCCTATGTTTAACCCTGCCTATATTAAAGGGTTACTATGTCGTGAAGGTATTGATAATATTCACATTGATGTAAACCAAATAACATGGAACTCTTTGTTAGAAGAGGAATTTCTAGCCAAGCTATCTTTTAACGAGGCAGTATTGGATCCTTCATTTCCTTATTCTATTATCTCATCAAATAAGGAATTTGAACTAACCAAAGCAAAAGTCTTACGTAGAATATCAAAGGCTAAGTTTCTGTTGCGTTCATCCTCTTCTATTATATTTCGAAATCTCCTATGGGCTCAGCGTGTTATTTTTAGAGCGTTGAATCTAATATATTGCCACTATGGAACATTCTTTATGACAAACATTCCTTATTGGGCTAAAGTCGGGTTTGATTTTAATGATATTAGTCAGATTTACGATATAGCTACAGATAAGACCAGTAATCCTCTTATTTGTATATTTGAAGAAAAAATGTTACCTGCCATAATAAAAGAATCGCCCAAAATCATACTAGTTGACATTATGTTTCCATGGGATATAATCCCTGCTTTGACTTTGAATATATTATTAAAAAAATATTTACCATATTGTCATATTAATTATGCAGGATTAGGATTTGATGAGTTTAGTTTTTCCAGAATACAGCACAAGATGAATAACCATAATTTCTTCTTTGGCTTTGATAGCATTTTTATGTACAGAAACGACAATGGCTTGGTACAACTTGTAAAGAATATAACCAATGGACAAAAAGTTGGGGAAATCGACAATTTATACTCTCCTAATTCTTTCGGACACATAAAGCAGGATAAGCTGTTTGATGAAACGGTTATTCCAAATTATGACGATATAGAGTGGAGTAAATACTTCTTTCCAGAAAGAATAGTTATTGATAGATTGTCATATAGATGTTTTTGGGCAAAATGCAATTTTTGTTCTATAAATTCAAATAAAAGAATAAAGCAAATGTCAAGCGTCAAACAACAAATATCTAAAGTTAAGACTCTTCACGAAAAATATGAAGTGTCTAATTTTTGGTTCTTGGATGAAGCATGTCCTATGAAATTAGCTTTAGGCTTTGCAGAAGGAATAAAGCATGAGAATATTGCATGGTCTTTAAGAACCAGATTGGACGACAAACTTACGTTTGAAGTTTTGACCAAACTTAAGGAAGCTGGATTAAAAGAATTATGGATTGGATTAGAACACGTAAATCCCAAAATACTTTCATTAATGAATAAGTCAGATTTTAATTTTGAGTATAAAACTATCGCCCAAAAGGTTTTCGACGATGCTACAGCAAATAACATAGGCTTACATTTTTGTCATATTTTAGGATTCCCGTCAGAAACAGATGAACAAAGACAAGAAGTTGCAGACTTCTACAAAATGACAAAGGACAGCATATGTAAGAAGCCATTTTTTACAACATTCAACATTTTCGGATTAATGTTAGGGAGTCCAATGTTTGAAAGTCGAGAGAAATTTGGAATAATAGAAGCTCTTGATGAAGAATCAAAATTTAATATGATAAAAGTACCCTATAAAACAATTTACAATGATGATACAGGAAATATACAAGTGATTCAACGTCTTTCTGAATGGATTTTCAGATATACTGATATTCTTGTGTGTAAAAAAGAGTTGATACCATTATGGATGTCGATATCTGACACACCATTTGAATTCTTATTAAAAAAATATTATACATATAACCCTTTCTCAAATTATGAATTGGATTGAATATCACAGCATCAAAGAACTCCCCGAAACTATTTGGGCTAAAATTGCAGGAGACAACCCTTGTCTCTCTGCAGATTTTATGGAAATAGTTGAAAATCTACACCCAAAAGATTCATATAATTATGCTGTTTTATACGACAACAAAGAAGTGGTGGGAGTTATTTTTTACTCTATTTCCAATGCGCTTTCATCTACATTAATGAAACTTTCTATAGGCCGCGTTCTTATGACGGGGACATTTGAAACCTATGGAAAGCATTGGTGGTATAATACTTCATATATATCCGAATGTGATTTTTTTGAAATGTTTTGGCAGTTGATTCGCAAACAAAATGTTTTAGCATTTGTCATAAGAGATTTCGTATGTAATGAGTGCCAAATAAATAAGTTTTTTGGGTTTCATTCTTTTGAACACATAATTCCATATTCCGTATCATGGATAAAACTTAATGATTCATGTATGAATTTGGATGATTTCCTTTGCGAGATGTCAAAGAAACATAGAAATATGTATAAAAAGATTATAAAATCTCGCAATGATCAAAACATTTCTTTTAGAAAAGAATATGACATTAGAAAAAATTTGCATAAATTGTATCCATTGTATATCAATGTCAATAAACGAGCTAAAGAATTCAAAAGTCCGCCTATTCCTTCAAGTTTTTTTACTGGATTGGAGCGCAAATTTGGACATAATTGTTTCTGCATAATAATGTCTGTTGGAAATAAGGATATAGGCTTTGTTCTTATTATACAAGGTACAGATATTATAATTCCATTTTTGATGGGAATTGATTATAAATATAGAGAACTTCATGTATGGCATAATCTAACTATAGAATGTGTAAGATATGCAATTGAGACAAGAGTAACAAATATAGATCTTGGCTTAACAAATTTTGAGCTAAAAAAAAGACTCGGAGCAAAAAAAATAAATATAAATATGTTTGCACGATTCAAAAATAATGTAGTGAATAGGTTTTGTAAGTCATTTTTATCAAAATTATTATGAAAATAATATACGGTTGTTATCCATCTATTTTTTCATTGAAAATAGCAAATGGGTTGGTAAAACGAGGCATTCCAATCACACATATGATGTTATCAACTAAAGTTATATGTATAGAGGGACATTCTATACATGGATTGTCTGGACTCGGTTTCCTTTTTAGGCGTTTTGGTTTAAGATACACAATTTTTCAAATATTCTGTAGTGTAGTATTACCCATTGTATATTCCGTTAAAGCTTTTATACATGGTGAACGTTTATACTCGTTTAAGCAACTATGTCTGAAAAATAATATACAGATGATAAAAAGTAGTAACTTTAATGAAGACATCAAACTTATAGAAAAACCAGATATCTTTATTTCTATGTGTTTAGATCAAAAGTTAAACAATTCTTTTTTCAAAAAAATAGGAACATTATGCGTCAATGTACACCCATCGGACATACCTAATTTTGGTGGAGTTGAGCCAATAATTCAATTAAAGTTATCTTCTGAAGAACAGATGGGAATAACGATACATAAAATGACAGAACAGTTGGATAATGGAGAAGCCATTATGAGAAGATATGTGTCAGCAAAAAATAAAAGTTATCTTAATTTAATGCAAGATTTTATAGATAATGGTATCTCTATGTTAGGTATTCTACACAATAACAAATGGATAAAAACAAAGTGTTCTCCCATTGAGCAAAAGTACCCATACCGTTCTTGGCCCACACATGAAGAATTGGTGCTTTTTTCAAAGCAAAACAAATATATTAAGTTAACAGATTTGTTTTAGTGACTAATAGTAAAACAAAAATAACTTGGTACAAATATTTGATAAGTTTGGTTCTAATGACCTTGTTCCCCTTAGGTACGACGACTTCACAAAAAATATAAAAAATGTACCAAGTTATTTTTATTACTTTGCTGGACTTATAACCCAAACATATCTTTTAGGTTCTATTTCAATAAAAATCATAATTTTATAAGTTCATATAGATAATCGAAATCCTTCTTCATTTCTCTTAAATCAATACCGCTTAATGAGAACACACCAATAAAAGAGTTCCCTAAGTATATCTTCTCAAAAAGGTGTGCAAGTACAGACGCATTAGCACTTGTACTTATTTCTTTTTTTTCTATGGCATGCCGTATCACTTCACACCATATATTATTTTCTATGTCATACCATTTTAAAGCTTCGTCCTTAAAAGATGGGATATTTGACAGTGCGGACATTTCTATATTGCACACAGCTTTATTGATGTTAATAATCCCCATATCATTTAAAATCTGCCGATCTCGCTCTATCATTTCTATAAAATAATTGTAAAAAGAAAGTAAGGATTGTCTATAAGCTGTAGGAACACTTTTCACTGATGATTTATTAAAAATCATAGTCTTTAGCATTTCCAGAAAGAGACCTTCCTTATTTTTAAAATAATAAACCATTGACCCCCTGCTTATATGCGAGGCTTTTTCCAACTCCGAAAATGAAACTTTTTCATATGATTTTTCAGAAAACAATTTAAAAGCATCATTCAATAATTTACTACGTGTAGCTATTCCTTTTTCCATAAAATATTACAATCATTATATATTATGCAAAAGTACAACATTATTTTGAATGGATATTATTTTTTAGATAACATTGCAAAAATCTCATATTTTTTTAACTTTATTTTATATCAATTGCCAGACTTATTTTGTTATGCAACTCATATAAATTCATAATTCAAGTAAGTTGATTACTCGAAGAAATTTGTAATTACTCGAATAGCATGTTCTATAATCAAATGTGGGCATTAGCATAAAGATACAAAACTATAATCCGAATTATATATAATAAAGTTAAATATCTTTATAAGATTTTAATTTAGGGGGCAAATTTGCTTCATTAAAATTTTTATCATACCTTTGCAATTATAACGGTCATTATAATTTTAATTGCATATGAAATACGTAGTAAATTTAACTGGAAACAGAAATAGTATGGACGGTTCTATACTTGGTAAAGTTGAAGATTTCAAAGTAGAAATGAATCAACATGAGAAAGAGGAGTTGAATAATTACAAGAAACATCCTCACATGAGTGCGTGTGATAGAAAATCCATTGTTCACAATCGTTTTAACAACAGAGATGTAGAACTCATTATGTTTGGAACGAATAGTTATTTGGGAGCGACAATCTTTCCTGAAGCCATCGAAAAAGCCATTGAGGTTACCAAAAAATTCGGAATTGGCTCTGGTGGCGTTCCATTGCTGACAGGAACTTCTATTTATCAAAATGAATTGGAAAATATTATTTCCAAGAAAACTGGTTTTGATGATACAATTTTGTTTTCATCTGGATATACAGCAAATTTAGGAGTCATATCAGGACTAATGCGCCCAAATCATTTGATCATACACGACAAATTAACGCATGCAAGTTTATTAGATGCAACTGTCTTATCTGGTGCCAAGATGGCACGCTTTCGCCACGGGGACATGAAGGGATTAGAAAGACTATTGGCAGCTAATGTTGATAAATACCCCAATGGTATTTTAGTTGTAACTGATGGAGTTTTTAGTATGGATGGCGACATAGCTAATCTTCCAGAGATTATTTCCATTATAAGAAAGTATAATGCATTGTTATTGATTGACGATGCGCATGCCATAGGTGTGATAGGTAAGAATGGTGCAGGAACATTATCTCATTACAACATAAAAGAACGTGAGAATATTATAGTAACAGGAACTCTAAGTAAGGCTATAGGAACTGTAGGAGGATATATTACTGCTTCGCAGGATATTATAGATTATTTACGCATATATGCACGTAGCAATATGTTTTCAACATCGTTGCCACCTTCTGTATGTGCAGGTGCCATAGAAGTTTTTAAAAAGATGGATAGTTCAAACGTCGTTGCGAAACTGAAAGAAAATACTATCTATATGAAACGGGCATTTACAGAAGCAGGATTTAATATTTTAAATACAGAAACACCTATCATACCCCTTATTGTTGGTGATGACATGGCCCTAACATATATGGTAAAGGACGCTTTTGATAGAGGGTATTTTGTAAATGCCATATTTTCTCCAGCAGTTCCTGCAAATTTATCAAGATTCCGAATTAGCGTCATGGCCAGCCATACAAAGGACGATATGGATGGACTTGTAAAGCTAATGATTTCATTGTTTGAAAAATACAAAATTCCTAGATATGTTCAGTAACATTACAACCAAATGGAGTACTACCGTAGATGATATAAGAGCTGAAGACTGGATAAGCATATATGGTACAGATATTATAAAAAGCCAGAATTTTTTCAAAGCAAATGAAAATTCTGGCTTTGAAGGGGTTACATTTTATTACCTTCAAGTGTTTGTGAATGCTAAAATCGCAGCCATTGTTCCTTGCTTCAATTACAATATTGATTTGGTAAATCTAACAACATCCTTATTTGTAAAAAAAAGCATTAGACGTATTCGCAAAATTAAGCCCTCTTTCTGCCAACTGTCTACATTTGTTACAGGATCTTACGCTGCAACATGCGAACATTTCATAGAGTTCAGTACTTCATTAAAAGAAAATGAAATCAGAAATGTTTCGTCTGTAATAAAAAACGAAATAACAAAGAAAAGTCTTGAAACGAAAGCAAAACTGATATTCGTTAAAGATGTGAGAGAGCATGACTTACAACATGTCAAAGATGTTCTTTCAACAGATTTTTATTTTTATATTTCATTCCCAACAACAGCTATTCCGATATTGGCCATGCCATATCCTCAGGCTTTGCGTAAAAAGAACAGAAAACGATATAAAAAATTCAAGAAAGACTTTGACGACAACTTCTATTGGACAACGGTAAATGATTTTGGAGGAGAGAAAGCTGTAGAATTTTACAATCTCTATAAAGCTGTATTAAACAAAGCAAAAAATAAATTTGAGTTTTAAATGCTAAATTCTTTGAATTATTGAAAGAACTCATGGGAGAACACGTCTTTTTATTGACAGCAAAAGATAAAACAACACATGAGATTAGGGTTATGGAGTTAGTCTTTGAAGATGAAGAAAAACTTATACCTTTATATTTAGGAATAAAGTATAAAGCAGATGATACAAAAGTATTATATCTTAACACGATATTCCGTACCGTAAAAGAGGCGGAGAGAAAGAATAAAGCGTATGTAGATTTAGGACAGACAAGTTATTATCCGAAAGTAATGTCCGGTGCACTCGTCGAGAACATTTACTATGGATTTTGGGCAAAAGGAAGCCTAATGAGATTCTTGATAAAAAATGTTTTTGGGAAAGTATTTGTACAACCTCAAATTCCAGAACATGTCTATTTGTCTGAGCACACAGATTCCGCTCATAAACTATTGGAGAAATACAATTTTATATTGGAAAATTAAAAGTTGAAAACAATGTGATATATTTGATTTTCCTATAGTTTGTTTTTTATTTTTATAAAAGATCCGTGGTATTTATCTATGCCGCGGATTTTTTATAATGCATATTCCTAACGCTGTAGGATTTTTCATATGGGGTAATGCTTTTTTAAGGTTGTTAGTAAGATTTTCATGCGCAAATTAAACAAGCAAGTGCGAAATTACCAAGTATTTCTGTAAAAGCACTCTCCTATTGTTGAAAAATCTAATTTCTTTCTAAGTCTCTATCATTAATTTTTTCATACGTAAATTGTTATCGTCCAACATTACTGTAGGACATATGTTTTAAACTAATTTTATATTTACGTGAGTTTTTGACACAAGAAAGAATAGTACTTATAAGACCTATAAGTGCAACTGTAAAATACAGCATTTTTATGTAACAGCTAAGATTTAAAAGTTTCATACACGTGTCCATAAGCCACAGTCTTTGCCGCTTAGCTGTTGAGACCAATTTCATTATCGGACTATGGGTGTTCCAGTAAGAATCGGCCTAAGATAGAGTGTTGTCTCAAGATTTAGTTGCCTTCATTTCTTTCTCAAGACTAACTTTGTACCCAAGTCTTTTTAATTCTGCTGTCAGGTAAACTTTTCGCTTCTTCTCAATCTTGGCTTGCATATATTGAGCACCCAACTCATGGTATCTTGCCCCTGTTCTGAGAATAAGATACGCAGCAGTTAATTGAGAGTGTGCAACAGCAATCAAGGCACGCTTTTTTCCACGTCTGGCACTGATACGGTGGTAACGTTCACTGAAGAATGTGTTCTTGGTACGGGTCGCAGCCCACGCTGCCTCTGTCAGGACAGCCTTTACTTGTTTGTTACCGTGAGTGATTCTTCCGCTTTTTTTACCAGCACTCTCATTATTGCCAGGGCAGATACCTGCCCAAGATGCCAAATGCTTCTCGGACGGGAAAGCTGACATGTCAAGACCAATTTCAGAAACAAGGTCTTCGACTATCTTGGTGTTAAAACCAGGTATCTCCTTCAGTAATTCCAGCACATTGTCATACTTAATAAGCATGTCCTTGATACGCTTGGACAATTCATCAACGAGATCTTGCGTTTGAGCAATGCTCTTACGAATCATCTGAAGCATATATACATGATGCTCCTCGACAAAGCCTGTGCAAGCCTCCAACAATCCTTGCGGACTAGCCGACAGTTTCTTGTGATAAACACTTTCTATGTCAGCCATTGTTAACTTACGACCTTCGCAAAGCATAACTATCAAAGCCGTTGCTGTAACACCTAAGGTATTGGCAACAACACTTGAAAGCTTAATGTTGCAGTCTTCCAAGACGCGCATCATGCGATTCTTTTCTGTCTCCATTGTCTGGATGAGCTTATTACGATAGCGAGTTAAGTCGCGCAACTGACGCTGTTCTTTTGGAGGTATGTAACTTGGTTTTAACAGACCTGCAAGAAGTAACTTGCAAATCCATCCGCTATCCATCTTGTCTGTCTTGTGTCCTGGTACATTCTTGATATGTCGGGTGTTCACTATCCAGACATTTGGAATATCTGCCTCCAAGACACGCATTACTGGTTTCCAATAAACACCGGTACTCTCCATGCAACATGGGTAATACCATTAGCCAACAGCCATTCTTTCTGTCAAACAACTCGTGAAGATGTTAAAAGAGCGAGTCTCCTTTTGGATTCCGACACAGTCAATTGTTGCCACCACCACCTTCAAATGGACGTCGATACCGCAGCCTCGCTGGATCAACTGAGGGAATGTAACGTTAGTCATAATTGATCAATGTTGGTTATACGCAACAAAGATAGCATACTATTCCCAATTTACATTCGCTTTGACGTGATTTTTTATCTCATGGATATTTCATTAAACTTTATTTTATAGATAGGATTAGATTCATTGGATTAATACTCTTGCCATCTTTTTTGCATGTAAGATGGAGATGGCTGCCAGTACTACGACCAGTATTGCCAGTGACACCAACTATGATACCAGGATAAACATATTCTCCTTTACGAACCATGATAGAGGATAAATGGCAATAGCTGACATGGTAATTGCCATGCCGCAATGTAACATAGTTGCCAGAACGATTGTCATACCCTACCTTTTCGACAATACCATCCATCATGGCATAGGCAGGTTCGTTCTTCGCACGAAGATCCAAACCGTTGTGCCATGATAGTTTACCTGTAAAAGGGTCACGTCGATAGCCATAAGGGCTGGTGACTTTGATTGATTTCAGTGGATAAGTGATGCTTGAATAGCTGCTTATCCACTGTTTTTGTTTGTTATCCACAGAGTCTGTTTCCTGTTGTGGTAGATTTACAGTGACGGAATCTACCTGATTGTTTGCAGGAGGCAGAAGTTTTTCCTCAACTTTCTTGACTTTGTAACGGCATACGTTGTCTCTGACGGTATTGAACTGCGCCTTTGCACTCGATACCGCCAGACAACTTATTACCCATAATGCCACTATTTTCCATTTCATGGTGCAAAGTTAGGGAAAGATATCAAGAGTGATTGTCGATGCTGTAAAAGTATAACATAAAATAAGATTAAAGTATGATTGAGAGTATGAAATGGTGATATAATCATAATAAAACGGAAAAGATTGAGCAGAAGAACGTAGGATTTCTTGTATTCATTACTCTTGGGCTATCTTTGCATGACTATATGCAAAGTATTATTCAAAATATAATCAGAATATGAAAAGAAACTCATTTGAAGAAAGTGAAGTGCCATATCAGACACTCGCAAAGTTCGGTCTTACCCATGAGATGATAGAAGACCTGCCGATGCATGTCTTGGATGACATCAGCAATGGTCGTCCATCGCCAGTGTTGCCTGTGAGCATGGAAGTAAACGAGGGCTACAGTATCAAGAGCAGAACCCGATTTGCCTTGGTAAGAATGGCGGATGGAAACGTGGATGTGATGTTCTATCCTGTTTTAAAGTATGCCCCATTGGACAAATTCACCAAGGAGCAGCAGGAACTGTTGAAGCAGGGCAAGGCTGTGGTGGCAGATGTGGATATACCAGATGGCGCACATGTCAAGGCATTCGTGCAGATTGACGGAGAGACCAACCAAGTGATGGCTGTGCCGACACCTGTGATTGGTAGAAACTTGCAGGTGCTATCTGACGAACTCTGTCTTGGAGGAACGGAGCTAAAGAGCATCCAAAATGGCGAGGCACTGACATTTGCCGTAGAAGACGAACCTGTGACCGTAGGCATCGACCTGAAGAGCGATACTGGCATCCGCTTCGCCAACGGCGATGGTGAGCAGTGGCGTAAGGAAGGCAAGCGAGAGTGGGACAAATACACCTTCGGCATCTATGGTTGTTGGGTAATGGATGATGACGGCAATCTCGACTACGTTCCAGAGGAGGAATATACCGAAGAACTGTGGAATGAGCAGAAGAAAGCTGCCGGAAGACATGCATCGGCTGTCGCAAGAAAGTAAAGTAAAACTTCAAATTTAGGGAAGAAATGAGAAAAGGACCTTATTATACAGAAGACATTCTCGTGGAGAAGATGCAGAATGGTGAATACGGTTGGCTCGACTACGTGAACCATTTCAGTGAGGAATGGCAAAACGAGTTCGAAGAATACTGCAAGGAACATGCCCTGTGCATCGGCAACGAGAGTGCAGAACAGTTTGTGAAGTACAAAGACGAACTGTTAGAGCAAGGAATGGAAAAAGAGAACGCTTAATAAAATCATGCTATGGCGATAAGAAAGAACTTGAATCCAAGACAGATGGACTTGCAGCCAGAGATGCGTGACATCCTGATGCGTAATGGCATGCAAGCCCATATCATAGCCAACGGTGATGGTTATCAGTTAGCGGTACAGGGACATGACTCCCCACTGCTGACCTATAACCTCACCGAGAAACAGATGTTGGCATTGACCGATTGGGGAACCAACTCTGCCAACAAGAAGGCGTACAATGTCTTTACCAGCATCATCGGCAAAGACTTCTATATGCCGAGAAACCTTGTCCATGCAAGAAATGCCAATGGAAGAGTGGCTATGGGACTGCATGGATATAGGGTTGGTACTGGAGAATACGGACGGTTAGGATGGAGTCCAGAGTTTTTAGGTTGGACACCGAGAATGCAGGACGGCTATCATCTACGCAGAGTCGGAGGACAGATGTTCTATGCAGGAGCACCAATGGTAGCGGAAAGACCAGACAGAAGGCTGAAACCTGGTGAGTTAACCTCTGGAGGTTATGGCTTTTACTATAAAGGACAGCAACAAGTAGCATCACAAGCAGATGTATTACAAAACCTGCAAGCCGTGGTGACACCTGTAGAGACACGTCCAAGAAGCAAAGAGCCAGCCAAACCCTACAAGGAACTGATAAGCTCACCTGTATATTTCTCCAACGATCAATGGCAGGAATGCCTGTCTTCACACGGTATCATCATCGATGAGAAGGCAAAGACACTCACCATCCAATCAGAAAGCACCAAAAGTGATATGGTGTATGACTTGACCGACGATGAATTGAAGGCATTGACCAACAATTCTGTCAAGCAAGTATCTGTAGCCAAACGACTGGATATATTGAATAATGTCATCAAGGACGATTTCACCGACAAGATAACGATGGATATGCTCAACAGCAAGGAGCGCATCCATATCGGTTTGCGTCCAGAGGTACAGCAGGAGTTGGACGGCAAGATGCAGTTGCAATCTACCGTTGAGCCACTGCAAGTGCAGCAAGAACCTATGAACAATAAAGTAGGTATTGTGGATGGGCAGGACTTGGACGAGAGCAAGGGGTGGTTCCGTGAAGGCAAGCATGGCAGAGAAGTTACTGTTGGTGAGATACAAGTGGAACCAGCGGAGCAAGAAGGCAAGTACCGCATGACAGCCATCATCAACGGTGAGCGAGTAAGCCACGAGATAACGCAGAAGCAGTATGACAAGTTCATGGCAGTGGATGACTACCATCGCATGAAACTTTTTTCCAAGATATTCGGTGAGGTAGATATGAAAGACCGTACCAGTTTGGGAACCAAGATTGGAGCTGCACTGTTAGCAGGATTGGGTGTTGCTGCAGAAGTAGGCAGTGAGCTACATCGTCCACATGGCGTACCTGTAGTGATAGTTGACCACCATCATGGTGCAGCACCTGCGCCACCTCGTCCCTACTTCAAACCAGGAGTAGATACGCCAATGGATGTGGCGGCGAGAAACTTTGAGGCTGCCATGAACCAAGAAGTATTGCATCCTCACATGGGGAAAGGACTATAACGGAATACGCTTATGGCAAACAACGAACTGACATATAATGATTTCTTACAGCGTCTGAACATACAGGAGCTGCTGGTGGACGCAGGCTATCAGTTGAACAAACGAGATGGCTTGCGCTATCCGTCGTATGTAAAGGTGGACAGTCATGGACAGCGAGTGAGAGGCGACAAGTTTATTGTCACAGGCAATGGCAAGTGCTGTTTTCAGCCACCAGAACAGAAAAACTATAATGTGATAGGTTTCATCAAGGAGCATCCGATGCTGTTTGACGATTATAAGCCAGGGATGTCATTGGACAGACTGGTGAATGTGGTATGCAACAGACTGTTGAATAATCCCATTGATGTGCGTGAAAGCAGAGTGGCAGAACCCAAGCGAGATGCCAAGCCCTTCAACCTGTCAGACTATGACATCTTGCGTTTCAACCCAAGGGAAAAGGACACCCAACGGAAACACTATCCTTATTTCAAGGAAAGAGGCATCAACATGGGGACTCAGTTCGCCTTTCACAAGCATTTCTTCTTGGCGACCAAGCGTCGAAATGATGGATTGAGTTTTGCCAATCTCGCCTTTCCACTATCCTTGCCGTCCAAGCCGGACAGCATCGTTGGATTGGAAGAGCGAGGTAGACCGAGACGAGAGGACGGCAAGGCATACAAGGGCAAGGCGGAAGGAAGCAACAGCAGTGAAGGATTGTGGATAGCCAACCTGACAGGTAAGCCATTGAAAGAAGCCACAAGTATTCTATGGTTCGAGAGTGCCTACGATGCTATGGCAGAGTACCAAATCAATCCAGTGAAGAACGTGTATGTCTCGACCGGAGGCACACCGACAAAGGGGCAAATAAAGGGAATGCTGGAAGAGACCCGACAAGCGAACCATTATTTGGGCTTTGACAAAGACGAGGCAGGACGTGGCTTTGTGAAGAACTTCAAAGCAATCGCTAAGGAAATGGGATTTACAGACTTCACGGTGCAAGCCTTTCATCCTTTGGGACAATATAAAGACTGGAACGATGCCTTACTTGGCAAACGAGACCGACGGTTGATAGACCAAGGAGAGATAGACTTCGACTATTTCGAGTTCGCCAAGGCGCAAGAGGCTGAGAGGCAACAAGAGCAAGCCAAACAGAAGGAAAAAGAGGAACGGACATCGGGCATTCGCAGATGAAGCACGGTGTCATTATCAAAAAGGAGAACTATGCAGCAGACATATCGGTATAGAAACATCATCATCAAGCCCCATTGTATGCAGTTCGTCATCAACGAGCTGCACTTGCTTGTGCTTATAAGCGTAGGCTTTGTATATGCAGGTATTGATGATGCCGTTCTCTCCACTTTGGTGTTTGTCCTCTCGCTCTTGCTTTCCCTATGTTTGGCATATCGAATGGTCTATCTATGCAGGATGCGGTACATCATCAGTAACGAACAATTAGTGTTTGAGCATGGCGTGTTTCATCGTGAAGTAGATTATCTGGAACTATACCGTGTGGTGGATTTCAACGAAAGTCAAACTTTCATGCAGCAACTATTCCGATTGAAAACCGTGAGCATATATTCTGGAGACAAAACGACACCAAGGCTTGACATTATCGGAGTACCGATGAAGGAAAACTTGGTAACAACCATCAGAGAACGAGTAGAAACCAGCAAACGCAGGAGGAGCATCTATGAGATTACAAATAGGTAAGATATGGTTGATAGCAATTATCGGCATAGCAACGGCATCGGAAGCCAAGGCACAATTGGTGTCATCCAATCCCTTGGAATGGATGGCACTGGCAGAAGGCAATGAACTTATCAACAGTGAGATTGAAAAGCAAATCAACGGACAGACCAAGACGGCGTTGTTGCAGAATACAATGGCTGCCGAGTTCAACCAGATACACAAATGGGAGAAGAAGTACAACAGCTACCTGAAATCAGTGAACGGCTATGCCTCTTCGCTGAAAGCCTGTACTCATCTGTATGATGATGGCGTGAAGATTTTCATCACGCTCGCCAAGTTGAAGACAGCCATTAAGAACAATCCGCAAGGCATCGTGGCAAGTATAAGCATGAACAACCTGTATATCGAGACGGCAACGGAACTGGTATCGGTTTTCAATCTGTTGAATGATGCCGTGGCAAAAGGTGGCACAGAGAATATGTTGACAGGAGCAGACCGTTCGAAGACTTTGTGGGCATTGAATGATAAGTTGTCAGCATTTCAGAAGAAGCTCAACAAACTGTATCTGAGCATCCGCTACTACACCATGAGTGATGTGTGGAACAATGTCACGGCAGGGATGATAGACAGAAGTAATGGTGAGATTGCCACCCAAGCATTGGGGCGGTGGCGGAGAGCTGCCCAAGTCAGTACACCATAATTATATAAAAGCATTCGAGTATGAGAACATGGATATTTTGCTTTGGCATCATGTTGCTTTCTGTCTGCAAGATGCAAGCCCAGAACGACCCTGTGTTGGCAGGAATGATATACGCATATACAGACAAGGCTGAAAAGGAGTTGAAGAACCAGGAGAAGGTGATGCTGATGCAGACCACCGGGCATATCTGGTTGAAAGAGGAAGTGGAAGGAACCACCAATCTGCAACGAGAGTTCAACAACTACTTGGACTCGTTCCGCTCCATCGTGGTGTATGCTGCACAGGTATATGGCTTCTATCACGAGATAGACCGACTGGTGGATAACTTGGGAGGATTCACCAAACAACTGGATAAACATCCGAGCAATGCCCTTGCTGTAGCACTGTCAGCCAAGCGCAACAAAATCTATCGGGAGTTGATTATGGGCAGCGTGGAGATAGTAAATGACATCAGGCTTGTATGCTTGTCGGGCAACAAGATGACCGAGAAAGAACGAGTGGAAATCGTTTTCGGCATCCGCCCCAAGCTGAAGGTAATGAACAAAAAGCTGCAACGGCTGACCAAGGCGGTGAAGTACACCTCGATGGCGGACATCTGGGCAGAGATAGAGGAAGGTAGCCACGACAAGGCAGACAAGAAAACCATCGTGAAAGACTGCATGAACAGATGGAAGCGAAACGGAAAGATCAAATAACAATAAAAAGATACGACTATGAGTATATGGGCAAAGATAGCAAAGTATGGCGGCAGTGCCTTGAAAGGTGCAGGTAGTGTCGTCAAGCAAGGACTGAAATCTGCAAGCAATACGGCTGTGCATCCCACCCAAGCACTAAAAGGCGCAGGAAGTGCGATGAAAACAGCCGCTGTGGGCAGCGCAGCAGGATATGTGGCATGGCAGAACCTTGTCAACGACAAGAGCATGGTGGAGATAGCCAGTGATGTGGTGGTAGGAAAAGACACCACGGAGAAAATATCCGAAGCTGTGGAAGACGTGAAAGGACTGAAGAACAAGGCTGGAGAAGCCGTGGATGCGGTGAATGGTGCCATGGGCGACATCAACAGCAAGTGGAGCGGAATGAGCAACTTCTTCCGTGGCATCTTCGGAGGCAACGGACTGGAGATGTTCGGCAACTTCTTCAAGAACTTAGGGAAAGGAAACGTGTCGGGACTGAGCCTTGCTGGATTGGTAACAGCAGCGTTCCTCACTTTCGGACGTTTCGGATGGCTTGGCAAGATAGCAGGAGCCATGCTCGGCATGATGCTCATCGGCAACAACTCCAATATCAAGAACATTGTCAGTGGTGATGGCGGTCAAGGAAAAAATGTGAGCGAAGCAGAAACGACCGCACGCAGTGGCGGCATGAAACGATAAAAACATAAAACGACAACAACATGAGATATACAGAAGAGATGATGCTGCAATCAAAAAGCGGCTTTTGCATGCCCTTTGAGGAGCGAGGCAAGGATGTGGAACTGACACTTGGCTATGGCAAACAGAAGCATCCTGTAACAGGAACCGTGTTCTTCCATCACGGACTGGACTTTGAGGCAAATCACTATCTGCTGTCTGCCTTGGCAAGCGGAACGGTATCGGGCATTGGCAATGATGCGACACACGGCATCTACCAAGTGATACGCTACGGCAAATATGAAGTGACCTACGCCCACCTTGCCAACGTGTTCGTGAACTTCGGACAAAGCGTGAAGGCAGGAAACATCGTGGCATTGAGCGGTGACAAACTGCATTTCGAGGTGAAGTTTGACGGCAAGGAAATCAATCCGATTGATTTTCTGACCATGCTATATGGCAATGTGAAGGCAATGGAACAGACCGGTAAGACAGGTTTTCCTGAGTTTGAGACCTACGACATGAATATAGCCACACAGTATGACAAAGACCAGAAAGAGATAGAAGAATTGATGCTGCGCTTCATGCCATCGTATATGGAAGACCTGTATAAAGGTATGTATGTGACACCGCAACATGCAGAGCAGTCGCTAAGGAACATCTTTACCTTGTCAGCGGCGAAACACTATTTCTATGAAGCTATGCCATCCATCAGCAATCCGTTAGGCATCGGGCAGAGAGCCATGCCCTTGGCTTGCAAGGTGCAGAACTTGCTGATTGCGGATTTCTTGAACTATCTGGCATTGCGGCATGGCATCTATCTGTCCACATTGAGCGAAGTTCTAAAAAAAAACTCCATAACGAAACCATAAGGACGAGTGGCATCATCGACCCGCTTGCTGAACTGGACATCGATGTGCAGAGCTTTGATATTCCAAGGTTGGTGAGCGTCTATCCCGACCGTGCAGGAGTGAGATGGTGGACAAAGGCGTGGTTCAATAACCGAGAGGAAGGAGAATGCTCCGTGGAGATAGAACTGCAGCAAGCCATCCTCTTCATCCATGACAGAATAGAGAAGGACTCTTGGCTGGAGGAATACTTTCCAAAACAGATGGAAGTGTATCACCAAGCCATCGAGCAGACAAGAGAACAGATATTAGGTCAACTAAACGTAACGCTATAATGAGTACAATCAAGAACCCTACACGCTTTGCCGAACTGGAGTATTGCCTTCAAGGATATTTTGATGGCAAGCTGGCACCTGTGATGAAACAGGTGCGAGATGACTTGACTCACAAGCAATTGGAGGAAAGAGGCAGATACCAGAGCAGTTTGGCAGGAGTGCTTGCTTCTGCCAATCCGTATGCCGACAACACCGAGTTTGTTCTAAAGCAAACAGGCAAATGGAACAGCAAAACCACGGAGGACTATCTGGCGATGTGCAACCAGAAGATATGGAAGGACAAAAACATTGTGAAGGATTTGGCTCTTCTTGCTGGCGAGTGGCGCAATGCCGTGGTGAAGGAAATTGGACGAAGCAAATATGACGCTTTGTCGAAAGCCTGTGGCGAGGATTTGGCATACGCATACGTTGTGCAAAGGATGGAAGACCTGATGATTGGGAAGCTCGTCAAGGACAATACACCCAAGTCAACAATGGACTACATCTTGCGAAAAGCAGCACAAAACAGCATCTGGGGACTGCAAGAAGAACTGATGAAGTCACCATTGACGGCTGAGATAGAAGCTCGTGGCGAGAAAGCCTATAAGCCAAGCAAGATGGAGAAGTTTGCTGGAAGGGCTACCGCCTCGGTAGTGGATGCCGTGACTATGGGCGGTATCGGTAGTTGGAAGTCATTGGCTACCTTGGTGGGGAGCGACATGGCATTGGGCTATATTCTCGATTCCAAGAAGGGAAACGGCGAGCAGCGGAAAGAGCAAGCCATGGAATTGAGCATCAGCAAGGGCGTATTCGGACAGAACGGCAATGCCTTCACTGCTTTTCGCTCACAAGCCAAGAAAGTGAATGCCACCGACAATGGCTATGTCAAGACGCTCAACAGCAAACTCCATAACAAGATACATATCCCACAAAAAGCATTTACGCCTATGGCATGGACAGATAACAGTTTTAAGTTTCCTTTCCAAAAAGAGCAAGAGAAACGGAACGATCCGAAATACAAGAATGTACCGCTGATAGTGGCACCCGGCAAGGAAGAGGCCTATCTGGAAGAGAAAGCCAAGCACGACGCAGCCAAGGTTGCAGAGGCAGAGCGCATCATCCAAGAAAAGAAAGAGGTAGAGGCGCAACAAACAGAAACTGATGAACAACAGCAAGCGCAATCAGAGGAAGAACTTCAAGACCAACCTGAAAATGACAACAGCAACGGTTGGGAAGGACTGTTGAAGAACTTCGGACTGAATGGTTTCAGCGACATCGGCAATAACCTCGGCTATGTGATAGCCATGTTGCCCGACATCCTTGTTGGACTGTTCACTGGCAAGACGCAATCATTAGGCTTGAAGGACAACATGATGCCAATAGCCGCCATTCTTGCAGGAATGTTTGTGAAAAATCCATTGCTGAAGATGACGCTCATCGGTATGGGCGGTGCCAATCTGCTGAACAAGGCAGGACATGAAGCATTGGCAAACAAACGGGAAAGCAATGATGGAAATGCTGTATCATACGGTAATACAACAGCACAAGCAGTGCAATATAAGTTCTATCCAGACGAACCGTTGAATCCCCGAATAGCCAACCCTGTGCTACAAGGCAACTGTTTAGTGGCAACCATCGACCGAGTGCCATACACCATCCAACTGCCAGAGTATGTGGTTGGAGCATATCAAGCAGGAGCCTTACCACTCAACACCCTTGCCAATGCCGTGCTTGCCAAGAGTGACCAGATGAGACAGATGGCAGAACGCAACTATGGCGAGCAAGAAGTGAGAAATGTGAGAAACGAGGCGATGGAAAACGCAGAGCAGCGAGAAGTCATCCAACGTTCAAGATAAGATAAAACGTAAAACAATCATACAATGAAAGAGAAAAGTCCACAAGAGAAGAATGCGGCAGAGCGTCAAGTGTCACTGATTACCGAGGCCCTGTCGAAAGCAGCCGACAACAAGGGTGTCTGGCTGAATGAGCAAGGAAAGCAATATCCACGGTTTTACCCGAAGGGAGCGGCAGTGAGTCCGTTCAATGCCCTCGTTATGGGATTGAACTCCGACAAGAACGGATTTTCTACAAATCTTTACACGTTATTTAGCGAAGCCAAGAAGCGAGACGAGTCTGTGATGGCGCATGAGAGAGGTGTGCCGTTCAACTGGTATGCGTGGAACAAGTATGTGAACCGACATAATCCGGAAGACATCATCAGTAGAAAGGACTACCAGGAATTGTCGGCTACCGATCAGACACAGTACAAGGGCATCCACAATCGGGAAATACGAGTGCTGTTCAATATCGACCAGACCATGCTGCCACTGAAAGACAAGGAGAAATATGACGATGTGGTGAAGGCTAATGTCGGTGCGAATGAAGACAAGGCATTGCGTAGCCAAGTAAATGACTTCATCCAGAAGATAAAGGAAAACCTGATGGCGGTGCGCAAAGACGGAAGCGGAGTGGCACACTATGACACAGAAAAAGATGCAGTGTATATGCCAAAGCAAGAAAACTTTGAGCATTATAGCGATTATGTGCAGGAAATGCTGCGCCAAGTGGTGAGTGCTACAGGACATCAACAGCGACTGGCAAGGGAGGGCATGGTGATGAAAAACGGCATTGCGCCATCGGAGGATGCCGTGAAGCAAGAGAAACTGGTTGTGGAACTGGCTTCGGGCATCAAGATGATGGAAATGGGTATGCCAGCCAAGATTTCCAAGGAGAACATGGGACTGGTGGACTACTGGAACCGCGAATTGAAGGAAAATCCATGCCTGATAGATGCCATAGAGAGTGATGTGAACAATGCCTTAGACGTTATCCGCAAGGCAGAGCGTGGCGAGAAAATAGAATATTCATCCTTGAAGAACGAGCAGCAGACCACCGAGATGCAAGCGCAGATACCCAAACACTACTTTGTGGCAGATGAGATAGCCAAGCATCCTGACAGCGAGCAGAAGTTTGTGGTGATTGTAAGAGACAAGGAAAACAAGAGTGCTGATGTGGTGTTGCCAGCAGGAGCATCATTGGAAGTGAACAACGAGGTGTCGGGCATGAGCAAGCAGCGCATCGAACATGCCTTACAGAAGGAAGGTTTTCAGTCTGTCAAGTTCTATAATCCCGATGGCGCTTTGGGCTACCATCCTGATGACAGCTATTTTGCAGGAAAGGACATCACTGTGGCAAGATTGAAGAACTGGCAACTGGAAGACATATCCAAGATAGACGTGAGTGATGCTGTGAGCCAGAGCAAGCAGGTGGGCTTCGACCGCATACAGATGGTGCAGGATGACAACAAGCGTTGGGCGATGTATATCAAGCCCGAAGGACAGAAGGCTTTTTCCATCTATCCCGACAAGGCGGACTTAAACCGCTTCTTCACCACGCTGAAACAGGCGCAGGACACGATGGACAGTCTGAGAGTGGAACTGGCACAGAAATACTATGCGATGGCAGAGACAAAGCCTGACCTGAAGGTGGACTTGTTCGGCAGCGGTCAGCACAACGAGGTGGACATGAACCGCATACAGAAAGTGAACGTGTTCAAGGCAAAGAACGATGTCATTCTGTGTGCAGCCACCATTGATGGCGCAGACAAGTTGCAGCCTCGTGTGGTATCGCCAAGCCAATGGCAACGAATGTGGATTGCCGAAGACAAAAACGAGTATAAGAAACATCTTGCAGCAACCTTGTTTGCTGACATCCTACAGAAAGGACAGACACAGGAGCAGACTGCATCTGAAAAGCAAGTTGATGAAACCGAGGTGAAGCAAGAAACGCAAGTTTCCACCGATAAGAATGAGGAAGAACATCGAGAATATCATGAGGAAGAGAACAAGCAAGCTTCCTCTGAGGAAAAGAAAGATATTAGGGAAGAGATGGATGCGATTGTTCAAAGAGATAATAACGCTACTGTGGAAAAGAAGGAAGAAACAAAGGGTAAGCAGAAGGAAGAGACCAAGGACACTTCCATCATGAAGCAATGGAAGGAGTTGAAAGCCAAGCATCCAGATGCTTTGCTGCTGTTTCGTGTAGGTGATTTTTATGAGATGTATGAACAGGATGCCAAGCGAGGAGCGGAAGTTTTGGGGATTACATTGACAAAGAGAAACACCCAAGCTGGTCCCTACATGGCTGGCTTTCCACATCATGCCTTGGACACCTATCTGCCCAAGCTTATCCGAGCAGGAGAACGAGTGGCTATCTGTGACCTGTTGGAGGCACCCAAGCAGAAGCAAGAGGAGCAAAATACTGAGGAGCAGCAGCGTTCTGGCGGTATGAAACGATAATAATGAGGATATAAAGACATGAGCAAGAATCAGCAATATGCAGAAAGATATGCTGCCGAGGCGATGGAACAAATGAAGCGATATGGCATCCCTGCTTCCGTCACCTTGGCGCAAGGCATCTTAGAAAGCCGTAATGGACAGAGTGAACTGTCGCAGTTGGGCAACAACCACTTTGGCGTGAAGGCTTCGAAAAGTTGGTTGAAGAACGGTGGCGATTATCTTGTCTATACCGATGACAAACCGAATGAGAAGTTCTGCAAGTATGCCACGGTGGGTGACTCATACGAACACCATTCCAAGATATTGAAGAACAGCAGCCGCTACAGCCAATGCTTCAAACTCTCTCCCGACGACTACAAGGGATGGACAAAAGGTATTGAGCGAGGCGGTTATGCCACCAATGGAGGATATGCTGCCAGTTTGCAAAAGATTATCGAGATTAATGGATTACAGAAGTATGACCAACAGGTGATGCAAGAAATGAGGGCTGAGGGCAAGAAGTTCGGCGTAGAACAGAATGCAAGGACTTCAGCAACGGTATCGTCTTCGGTATCGACATCCAATAATGACGAAAAGAAGCAAACAGCATCTCAAACAACCAACGACAAATACTCATTCCCTGTGAAAAGGGACGAGTTCTTGTTTGTCACTTCTCCATTCGGTATGCGTCAAGACCCTATGGACAAAAGCAAACAGCAGATGCACAAGGGCATTGACATCAGAGCCAAGCATGATGATGTGTTGGCAACCGAGAATGGTGGCAAGGTGGTAGCTGTGAACCACAATGCCAATACTGGCGGTGGCAAGTCTGTGACAGTGGAATACGCAAGATCGGACGGAAGCAAGGTGCAGACCACATATATGCACTTGGACAGTATTGCCGTGAAGGTGGGTGACGAGGTGAAAGCTGGGCAAAAGTTAGGTGTGTCAGGAAATACCGGCACACGCACTACTGGCGAACACTTGCATTTCGGAGTGAAAAACATATCGGCAGACGGCAAGACAAGGGACGTGGATCCTGCATCATACTTGGCGGAGATAGCGCAGAAAGGTAATCTGAAGCAACAGGCATTGTATAACGGCAATGACCTGTTGGCAAAATACAAGGAAAACAGTTCGGCAGTGGACACGAGTCTGTCACCTGACGATTGGATGAAGAAACTGCTTTCATCCGAGGACGCAAGCACAGGATTGTCAAGTGCAGACCCGATAATGGGATTGGTGACTACCATGTATAGCAGTCTGCTGGCCCTCGCTGTGCAAATAGACAGTAAAAGCGAGGAAGAGCAAAAAGCGCAAATCTCAGAAGCTGTAAGCAAAAGGCAGGTGGACTTGAAACCGTTGATGCCGACTATGAAGGAGTGCGTGCTGAGTGTTGGCGATAATGGAAAGGCTGTGTTGCAAGCGGACAATGGCACTACCAAAGTGACGAGAGAGCTGACCAATGCGGAGTTCTGTAGATTGTCGCAAGTGTTGGGTGATACCAACCTGAGCAATGATGCCAAGAAAATGCGCATCGCTGGAATGGTGAATACTATCGTGCTGACGCAACAGGCATTGCAAAACTATGAGCAAGTCCTGGAACAGCAAGAAGGTCAAAGTCAGACAATGCAAAGAAAGTAAGATACTTGGAGGTTCCACATCTTGGTCGATTGAAAACGAATAAAAAAGTATTTGAGCTATGATTAAATGTAAAGTAAGTGTGTGCGGAACCGTCAGCAAGGCTGCAGTGGTTCGCAATGGGAAGGACGGAATGCCTTTTACGACATATTCCGTGGATGTGGTGGTGCCAGCCAAGAGTGGTATCAACAAGACCGTGATTGTCAGTTGTATCATGGATGGTGACGATGCGGAAGGCATTGTCGTGGGCAACCGCATTGAGTTGAAAGGTGTATTGACCTTCAAGAAGAAAGATGACAACCTGTATTTCAACTTGAAAGTATCGGAAGTGAACCTTTCGCCTGTATCGGAAAGCAAGGATGGCATCGTGGGCGACATGGAGTTCAAGGGCAAGGTCGGTAAGGACATTGATATGAAGAAAGGCAAAAATGGTAAGGCTTTCCTGATGTTTTCTGCTTTCAGTGCAGAGAAGATTGGAGAAGAATTTGCCTTTACATGGGTGCGCTTTGTCCGGTTCTCGGAAGAAAAGGAAGAATGGCTGCAGTCGAAAGCCACCATCGAGGCAAAGGGCGAGTTGGAAATCTCGGTGTATAACGACAGACTCAACTTAGGCTGCAAGGTGGCGGAGTTGAGCCAGTGGGAAAAGAAGCCGTATCACCCTAACAATTAGCAAGTATGGCATATTACAATAAGAGTCCAAAGAATAATGGCGATGGAAAAAATGCTGAGGACAGAGCCTTGGACACCTTCGCAAACATGATGATAGAGAAGATCGAGTCGTTGGGAAGCAAGGACGGATGGCAAAAGCCTTGGTTTACGGAAGGTACATTGAGCTGGCCGAAGAACCTGTCTGGCAGGGAGTATAACGGCATGAATGCCTTGCTGCTCACCATGCTGTGTGAGAAGAAAAGCTATGAACTACCAGTGTTTTGCACCTTTAACCGTGCAGTGGGTTTGAACTATCAGACGGACAAGCAAGGTAACAAGAAGCAGATGGTGGATGCTAATGGCGAACCATTGCCTAAGGTTAGCATCAACAAGGGAGAAAAGAGTTTTCCCGTGATGCTGACAAGTTTTACCATTGTACACAAGGAGACAAAAGAAAAGATACCCTATGACGACTACAAGCGAATGAGTGCTGAGGAGCAGAAGGAGTATAATGTCTATCCGAAGTTGAATGTGTACCAGGTCTTCAATGTGGCACAGACCAATCTGAAGGAGGCAAGACCTGAATTGTATGCCAAGTTGGAAGCGGAGAACAAGCCCGAAAAGGCATTGGTGAAGGAAGGTGATATGTATTCGTTCCCTGCTGTTGACCAGATGTTCAAGGAGCAGAGATGGATTTGCCCCATCAACATCGAGCACCAGGACAATGCTTTCTACTCCATTTCCCGCAACCAGATAACCATTCCTGAGAAGTCACAGTTCAAGGATGGTGAGTCATGGTATGGTACAGCGTTTCATGAGATGGTTCACTCGACAGGAGCGGAAGATCAGTTGAACCGTCTCAAACCGCAGTCGGGCTTTGGTTCCGATGAATATGCACGTGAGGAACTGGTGGCAGAGTTGGGCAGTGCGTTGGTGTGCCAGAAGTATGGCATGACCAAGAATTTGAAAGAGGACAGTGCCGCCTATCTGAAATCATGGCTTGGCAGTCTGAAGGAGTCGCCAAGTTTCATCAAGACCACCTTGATGGATGTGAAAAAGGCAACGTCTATTCTCACGCAGAGAATAGACGAAGTGTCTTTGGAAATGAAGGAGCAACAGAGTGAGGATGTTGCAGCTTCGGTATCGGATGAGAAAAAGGAAGCGAAGGACATGAAGCAATCTGCATCATCAAATGATAATGAGCAGACTGAAGTAGAAGAGGAAAAAGTCGCACGGTCTGCGTTCCGTCGGTAACGAGTCAATCTGTGGTAAATATGCAAAAATCCAAGATGCGCACATATATAATAATGTGTAAGCATCTTGGATTTTTTGTTTTGGGAGTTTTATTCTTCCTCCTCATCATCTTCTTCGGGTGATAGCCATTTCTGCCAATCTTCCTCATCGATGGTGAAGTCGTTCATTTCCCAATCATATGCGAGTTCGGGCATTGGGTCACGAGAGTAAGGGAAATGGATGGTATAGCCGATTTGTCCATAGGAGACATGGAGCGGAGTGACGCAAAGGTTTCTGCCGAAATAGCTTCGGGTGGTAAGGTATTTGCGCCAGTCGAAACGCTCATTGAGAATGTTTCGACATAGGCGGTAAAGATATTGTTCTATTGTCATACGGCTTGAAGTTCCAACTGTGAATAATATTGTCTGAACGCCTCGTAAAGGTCAGCCATCATTACTTCGGCTTCCTCCATGTCTTTGACTATATCGGCAATGTGGTAAGGTGCACCATTTTTGCCGTGACCGTCTGAGCCAATCCAAATGTACGCTTCCTCGTCAACATCAAAGTTCTCATAATACTCATGGATATTGTCGATGAAGGCTTCCATATCATCGTCTTCAAGTTCCACGCTGAAATTGAAATCTTGACCATAGGAAGTATATTTGGCGAAGTTTACATCTGTCTTGCCATTTTGTGGCTCGGAGAAATCAACGCTCCATCCTAATATTTCGGCTATCTCCGTTATCTTTTGCTGCATCATATAGTTTGATTTTTAGCAGCCATAGGCAAGAAGCCTACGGCTGATGTGTGGTTTAAGCTTCTTCCCTGTCATACATATCAGACAGGAACGACTGCAATCTTTCGTCGGGAATGTTTCCGATTGGGCAAGGCTTGAAGCTCTTGTCCTGCAATATCGGTATCTTGGGAAGGTTATATCCGACATCCACGCTGATACTCTCCATTTCCTTGATGGAAGCATAGCCATATTCTGTATCGGCGAGACCGACAACGATAGAGAACAGCGTGAAGTCATTGCCTTCCGGCTGACCTTCCAATACATACCAACGGACTTTGCCGATGAAGAAGACGCATTGGCAAATGGCATCCTTCTTCTTGCCGTCCTGTGAATAAAGCGGATATAGCTTGAACTGCTCCGCCAACTGTGGTGTAATCAATCTGCTTGTCATAGCTGTATTATTTATTGTGTGAATAATCTGGTGAAGATGGATAGTAGAGCTGCTGCTCACGCAAGGCTTCAATGGCAGCATGTGCCAAGGTGCAAGCCCATTCATTGCGAAGGTCATAATAGCCCTTCTGATAGTTTACAGCCAACTGCTCCATGAAAGCCATCATCACCTTGAACTTCTCGTTTACAAGAAAGCGGTGGTCATTGGCAAACTCTGCACCCACCTTGGATGCGGAACACATCTTGCCGTTCACGAAGCGTGAAAACTCATTGGCAAACTCCTTGTCTTTTTCGTTAATCATATCGTTCATATCTGTTCGGATTAAATTGTGAAACTTCTTTTTCCTCCCTATTCTCGAAGCCTTTACGACTTCATTGAGGGAATTGATTTTACGTGCAATCAAGAGTTCGGACATGGAGGCAGACAAGACAAGGAATTGGGAGATTATTTCATTGGAATACCCCAATCTTTGATTGGTGGAAGGCTGCTGATGAAATAACCTGCTAATAGCAAGGCGATACTTGACGGTCTGGTGGGCTGAACTAAATTTGCTAAGGAAAAACAAGGGAGGATGAAGGGGTATGGGAGATGTGTAGTGACTAAAACTGGTAAGATTACCGCTTTTTGATAATAGAGAGATCTGTTAGAACTGGCATATACAGTTCGAGCATTCCCGTTTTTTGTCATTTGTGTCACTTTTCGGGAATTGTATTTCTGAAAATATCCCTGTTCAATCTTCGCACTATGTTAAATAGTATTGAACAAGATGAAATATTGAACAAAAAGTTCGTTCGTTTAAGTTTTGTTCATTATCTTTGCAATGTTCAATCAAATTGAACACAACTGATATATTGAACAAATAACATAAAATGATGGCAAACAATATCATAATAAACCAAGCATTGGATGCTCTTAGAGCAAGCCTTCCTGTGGGGGATGTTGTGTCAACAACAGCCGTCAAAGTAAATTGTACCAATGAAAATGATGTCACTGTTAAGATCATGAATGTAGATTTTGTGTGTCATGTAAGGGAAAACATAACCAAGGCCACATTAAATCCGACATTAGCTACTATGCAAACTATGAACAATGACAAGCAGCAAATCTTGCTTGTTACGCAATATGTCACGCCACAGGTATCAACAGAATTGGCAAACAGAGGCATCAACTATCTGGACTGTGCAGGAAACTGCCTTGTCAGATATACAAAGGCAGGGAACTTGATTTTCCAAATATTTAATCAAGGAAGGAAAAATACAGAGTCCAAGGTGAAAACCTATCCCGTATTTCAAGATGCAGGATTGAAGGTCGTGTTTTATCTGTTGCAAAATGCAGACAATATAAAGAAGCCTTATCGAGAGATAAAAGAGCAAATTGGTGTATCTTTGGGAAGCGTGAAAAACGTTTTGGATGAACTTGCAAGACGTGGTTTTGTTTGTGACACTAAAAACGGTCGCATAATAAAAGACAAAAAACAACTGCTTGACTTATGGGTTAGCAATTACAATGAAATATTGAAACCCAAATTGCTGGTAGGCGCAATGGCATTTCGAACAGAAGCGAATAGAAATGAGTGGAAAAACATAGCATTGCCAAAGGGCATGTCATGGGGAGGAGAGCCTGCCGCAAACTTGACGGATGGCTACTTACAACCAGGAATTTTCGACATATACACGGAAATACCTGCAGCACATCTTATACGAACAGGTGTCGTCAAGCAAGATGCAAATGGGGAAATTCATCTGTACAACAAATTTTGGAATTGGGAAACAGACAACAGAACTGTTCCTGCTATATTAATCTATGCAGACTTGATGGGTAGTGGCAATAGTCGCTGCTTGGAGGCTGCGCAACGCATATTAAAGAATGAGCTTAAAGATTTCGAGTGAAAAGATAAACAATCCATTTCTTGTGGATTTGTTGGAGAAACTTACAGATAGTTTCCGTAGAATGGATCACGACTTCTTTATCATAGGAGCCACCGCTAGAGATATAGTCATGCAGCAGATGCTGAACACGTCATCACGTAGAAAGACAAGAGACTTGGATCTGGCTATAGCTGTTCCAAACTGGCAGGAATTTGACAAAATCAAAAATAGTTTGATTGCGGATGGTTTCGAGAAGGACAAGGCAAAACACCAACGCTTCTATTATGGTGACTATGAGATAGATGTTGTTCCATACGGATATGTCGCCAAGGAAGATGACAACATCTATTGGCCACCCGAAGAAACAATTGCCATGTCCGTAAAAGGGTTTGACGAAGTGCTTTCTGATGCTATAACGGTTAGTATTGATGACAGATTCACTGTAAAGATAGCTTCTTTGCATGGATTATTCTTGCTGAAGTTCAATGCTTGGATGGACAGACATCTAACCACAAACAAGGATGCAGAGGATATGTCGTTCATATTGGACAACTACCTTATGGCAAACTTGGATCGAAAAGCGTATATGGAAGTGTATGATTGGGAAGATTTTGACGAATATGTAGCTAGTGGCTATTGGCTGGCAAACGATTTGGCAAAGTTATTGAACCGAGACCAACTTGTATATTATGCAGACAAAATTGACGAGGAATTGCAGTTGGAGGAGAGAAGCTATTTGATAAGCCAAACTCTCAATTCACAATCGGGTTTGAATTATGACCAAGTAAGGAGAACATGGCAAGTCATTTCAGAAGTGTTTCGCTCTGCTACAGAAGAAAGGGATTTATAATGATAGATATAAATTATTGTAGTCAAAAAGGCTTATGTGATACAAACCAGGATTTTATCTTGTGCAAACAATTACAAGATAGGAGTTGCATCGCTATCCTTGCCGATGGTATGGGTGGCTTACAATATGGTGAGATCGCAGCTGTCACTGTTGCACAAAGTATTTATAAAATATTGGCAGAACATAATTCTGTGGATATAAGAGATCTGTTAGCAAAGGCTTTTGAACAAGCAGACATTGCAGTTGCAGATAAATGCAAGGCTCTTTGTTGCAAAATGGGAGCAGCAGTTACCGTCTTATACATAAAAGATGATACTGCCTATTACGCATGGCAAGGAAATGTTCGTCTATATTACAAAAAAGAAAAAGGTATACATCAACTTACTGAAGACCACCAGAAGGAAGGTGATAATTGTACCTTTCTGACTCGTTGTGTGAATGGAAGAGGTTTCCGCAACCCTATATCCATTCAAGAAACGAAAATATCAGACATGGACTTGTTGTTTTTATGTACAGATGGATTTTATCAATCCAAGGATTGTATAGATTCTGTTATAGTAGAAAACAAATTGCCAAGTCGTATAGAATACTTGGAAGATGATGCATCCTGCATTCTCATACAGTTGCATAACCCTTGATAAGATAAGAGATATGGCAAAGAAGAAGCATAAAGGACATTACTGTAAGATTTGTGGTGAATACAAGTCGAACGAGTCATTTTCGGGGAAAGGTCATGTCCAACACATCTGTAAGGAGTGCATGGGTGAGATGAAGAAAAGCAACAAGAAGATTTTGGACTTGCCTTTCGGGGACAATGAGTTTGAGATCGTTGATGCCGATGAATATATCGATACTATTTTATATGGCAACAACGAAGAACGAGAAAACAAGACTTTCAAGAAACTCAGCCGTGAACAGAAAATGGTGTTGAAAGCGATAGTGCAAGATGAAGTTACGTTCTATTGGCAAGCCCATCGACAGATACCAGTAAACGACATACTAAAACAACTCAGAAGTTCTGTCAATACTGTAGTATATGAACAGTTGGGCTTTGCCATAAAGGATGATACGATGTTCAAAGCTTACATTCAAGAGCAAGTCGTCGCTGTCATAAACAAGATATTACGACTTGAGAAAGAACAGAATAACCAATAGCAGAAAGAGCCCATTCATCACGAATGGACTCTTTCTTTTGATAATCATTGTTTTGCAGATTACCGCTTATCGTATGAATGATAGTAAAACACATTTACTGTGCAAATAGTCTGACAGCCGTATGACGGTTGACTGCAATTGGTGAATACTTATCAATACCGCCCTTACTTTTTGATATTATCATGGACTTGTCAATGCCTCTTGCCACAAGCTGTTGCGTGATATAATCCGCTCTTGACTTGCTGAGAGGATTGTTGATGCCATCGTTTCCTGTGGCACTGTCGGCAGCACCAACAACGGAAATTTTGAGATGATAAGCCTTTGCTACACGAGCAAGCTCATCCAAGTTTACCATCTGTGAAACGTCAACCAACTGCGCGGTTCCAATCTTGAAAAAGAAGAACACTGGCGAACCGATGCACTTGGTTCCACCTGTCATTTCTGCAACGTATTTGTTCCAAGAAACAGAATCGGAAACAGAGAAACTATACTCCAGAGAGCGGCTTGTTTTTGGTTTTCCCATGCCATTCCAATCCTTGTGAGCCAATCTTGCACGGAGCGAGTTCAAACCGCTGTAGTCATTTTTCGGGTAGATGCGATACTCCGTACTATCCGCATAATATGTCAGGCGGTCGGCATAGGCTTTCAGCAATCCTTCAATCTCCAAGATCTTTCTCATTTCAGCGATGGCATTGGCATCCTCCGCATGAGCTTTGCTTAACTTTTGGTTGCGAGCCAACAAATAATTGGTGTAATCTGCCAGCCATTTGTTTTGGTTGATATAAGGAGCGGCATCTACAACCTTCTTCCAACCGACCTTCCCGATATTGAAAGTCAGTCCGGCAGACAAGGTGAACAAATTGTCACCAAACTTATTGGATGCGCCAACACCATCAAAGTCACGGAATGTGGTTGCGCCACCCAATTCCATGTTGACCGCCAAACGCTTTGTCAAACGATATTGTCCAATCACACCATAGTTGATGACAAACGGACTTTTGCCGTTATCCTCGTTATGGATAATACCGCAACCAGCATACGGAATGAATCCCCATCTTTGTGTGGTGGCATGGTCTTTGACAAAACTGTTGGTCACATTCCAAAGAAAATCCGCATGAACCATCTTGTAATCACGGACATTCTTGCTGGCATCCTTGAACTGAAAACCTTGGAAACTAAATCGACCACCAATCTCTGGCGTGAACCATTTTCCTGCCTTTATTGCAAGGGAAGGTTTCATCCTGTCGAACAAGTTCCCTTTACCATGCGGCTTTCCTACAAAGGTAGATATGCTACCAGACATACCAACGAACCAGTTGGAAGACCATGCAGAAGGAACTGCCACTTCTTTGAGGTATGTAGGCTCAATCTGTCGGAGCATATCCTCGTTTATGCCAGACGGCACCAAATCATCCGTGCCATCATCCATAGTCTCTGCATTGACTTGCATTTGTCCGCATAGGCACAATGCCATCATAAATATTGCTTTTCTAATCATAAATTTCAATTTGTCGATTATTTTTTCTATTAACGCTTTCTACTCTTGCTGCCTTTCGGTCGCATCATCCTGTTTGCCATCGCAAGGCAACGGTGCGCCCAACGCCTATCATCCTCGTCATCGTTGCGCCCCCATTTCATGTCATTGCTGCCACCGCCTCCGCCACCTTGCCCTTCGGCAAATGTCGTGGCTTGGTCGATGTAGCCAAGGTATAATAAGGTGGCACAATGAAGAACTTCGGCAGTGTGCTCGGCTATGGTTTCCAATGGCGAACCGTCAAATGCTACTTTGATTTCAGGTGGCAACGATGCCATTTTGGAACGGTAGTCAGTGACCATGCTTTCCAACATAGCAGTCTTGATAAGTGTGCCAGCACCAGTCTGAGCTTCACGAGAGAACTGCATGGCATCCTGTCGAAGCGTCTCTGTCCGCTCCTTGACAAACTCCATGTCCTTGTTCAACTCATCCAACTGCTGGTCAGCCACAGCGAGCTTGTCTTTCTTGTCTGCCAGTTTCTCATCAACGGAAGCCAACTCATTTTGTAATTTTTCCAACTTCTGCGACAAGATGGAGCTATCTCCTTCCTTGTTGGCAATCTGCATCTTCAACTTGTCAATCTCCAACATCTTCTGATGTTTCTCTTCTTCCAGATGTTCCACCATAGAAGAGAGACCTTTCACACGACGTTCTGCCAGTGCTATTTCCACCCGAAGGTCGCTTACAGCTTTGTTAAGGTTGTCCAGCTCCTCTTCCTTTGAAGAACATTCCTCGGACAGGTGTTTACGGTATTCCTCCGTAGGTCTGTGTCGTTGCCGAGTCTCCGTTTGGCTCGTTCCACGCACCAGTCCCCAAGGCTCATTGACCATCGCCAACTCGTCATGGAGTTGTGATGTTCGTTGACTATATTCCCGATTGTTGGCACCTGCGAAGATTTCCTTGAAGGCAAACTTGCCGTCCTTGATTGGCAGAAGAACACAATGGATATGTGGTGAAGTCTCATCCAAGTGTACATAGAAGGCAACGATGTTCTCCTCACCATACTTTCCTGCGACAAAATTATAAATGTCCGTCGCCCATTGCTCAATCTCTGGCATACGCTTGACGGCATAATTCTCCTTGTTTTCGCCGGGCTTGAAGACTACCTCTTGGTCACCGAAGGCAAGCTCACGCATCTTCCATTGCGAACCGCTGAAAATGAAGTCCGCCACCGTTCTGAAACGTGGCTCAGTCAATCCCTCATTTTTGTCCTTGATGCCACGAGCAGCCAAGTTCTCAGCCATCATCTGTGGGATGGACTTGCTCTTGTCGATAGGTGCTATCTTGCCTCCCTTGGAAATCTGGAAGTTCAGATGCTGTCTGCCGAGGTCATAGTTACCCTTGGCAATAGCTACCTGCCAAGCCCGGTCGCTCCAGTTGCGTTGGTATTCACGGCTGAGAGCGGCAGCGCATCCCTTACGTCCCCTGACGTTCAAAACCTGCTTTGCTATTCTTTCCATATCTCTGATATGCTTATATGTGTCAGTAAAAACAGTGTCCCAGCTTGCTGCCTTGGTGGACACTCTCCCGAAGACTGATAGGTCGTAGGGGTAATGAGTTACCACACTCCCTAAATTCGTGAACAGCGGGCAAGCCCGATGCGCTAAAGAAGGCAAGCCACGACGAGTGCGATATGCCAGTACCGAACCGTGAGGTCTTAAAAGGAGAATGTCCGTAAGGCAGCTATAATGGAACAGAATGAACTCTACTTATGGTTGTCCGCCTTGGCGGTTACAACTGGCTTGGCAGCTGTCTCAACTGTTGAGGTAGGACAGCAAGCCTTATAAGCGGAACACAGGGATTGGAAAAGGCTCATGTCTTCAGCTGTGTTCAATTTGACGGAAGCAGACTTTCCATGACTGGCGATGTCGGGCAGTTCCTTTATCAGAAGGAACAACTGGAGCCAGTCTCGATTGAGAACACGAGTGAAGAACTTGAAGATTGCGTTACGCAACTGAAGCTTGTTATGTTCTTCCTCATCTACAAGAGGCATACAATCCACAAGTCTGCCAATCATGCAAGTGGCAATATCATCAGATGAAAGTTGGTTGTCAGATGATGTAGAAGCAGAGTTGTTTTCTTGCGATAATGCTACTGCACCCTTTACAATCTGCCCACATACAACGGCAGTCTCTTCTGTGGTGGAAGTGCCATTGAACCAACTGTCCATTGTGAAACGGATGATTGGTTCCAATATGCTATTTCGCATTGTCGGAACGTTACCGTCCTTCATGCCAATCATCGTGATGATGGTGTATTTCGTTTCAAACTCCTTACAGTGTATCAGCCCATGTTCCGTTAATTTTTCGAGGAACTGACGCACGGTGGCACGATGCCAATGCCAGTCTTCCGCAAGTTGAGTTTTGGTTGTAACAAACTGAAAATCTTTCAATTCGTCTGCCACTTCCTTGCTTACGGCTTTCGGCATGTAGTGTTCACAAGCCTTGTCCAGCAGATAGCAGAACGCTTCGTGTTTGGAATACCGCTCGTTATGTCGGTCCTGGAGAGATGCCAGGAAGCCGACAGAGAGACTTACCTTTATATTTTCCTTTGGTATATGTTTCATTGAAAATGTCTTGTTGATGTTGTGAAATAATGATTCTCATTTTAGACTGAGTGTTGTAGAATGTGCCAAGTACCAAGTGGCATATTCCAAGAATGGACTAAAAGTAGAAGTTCACGATGTCCTCAGGACATTGCGCCAAGTGTCTGCCACTGTCAGGACATTGTGCCTTGAAGATGACCTTTGAGGACGGATAGTAGATGGATGCCACCAAGAGCAAGCCTACCATCACCCCCAATGTGTACAAATGGGGAGTGAACATGAACACCAATGAGGCTGTAAAAGCGATGGCACATGATTTCCTGTTGTCATGCAACCTATGCAGCAGATTGTCTGCATAGGAGAACTTGAACAGCAACAATGCCAACAGTGCCGTTACATGAGCACCAATCTCGTTGGGTTGTACTTGATATGCCACGAAACTGAACACCAATATTGCCATCAGCAACAGCAATGTGTACAGTTTTCGAAAATTATGCGAAAACACCATGCGGAGATAAAATCTCTGCATCATCCGATTGTTCTTCCTGTAGCACATCGTTGATGCCAAGAAAAGAAACATAGGGAAGAAAAGAAAGATAATCTTGAATATCATAGATCAAATTGTAATGTAAAACGGTCAATAACCTTCGAATAGCTCCAACTCAATAATTCCATAGGTGACTTCCATGAAAAGTCGCTCGACATCCGCCATTGTCAAAGCATTTGAAGCAAGGCGTTTCTTGAAACCAGCATCCTTTCTCATAAGAATCTTGGCACTTCGGTCAATGTCAAGCAGAGGAATATGCCACTCTTGCCCACGGACATAATCATTGTTGGAATGACAGGCCCGAAGAGTCAGGCACCGACAGCAGACGGTCTGCACCATGCCATGCCGTGAAACTGCGGTGTCTTTCCAATGGAACGAACTGCCAACGTCTATCCATGTGTGGCATTTGTGGATGATGTCCACGATGTTCTGAAGCTGCATGTCGCTCATAAATGGAACGTAATGTCACATGAAACACATCAGCATGTCCGCCTTGTCACGCTTGTACTTGAAAAAGCCTGTCCTCGCGTGCAGTTCCATGTCGTGGCACAAGTCACCGTACATGAACTCCAAGGACTCATAGATTGTCACCATGACGGAGTGGACATTTCCGTTGGCATCCGTACTGGCATTCATCTTGTACATCCGCCCGAAATTAGGGTTGGAGAAGGCACAGCAGAACTGTCCGAACTCTGTATGTACGGAAGTCACCTTGTGGTAAAGGATGACCAGTTCCATCTGGTCTTCGAACAGGTTCATCACCTCTTCGAGAGGACAAGGCTTTTCCAACTTGAAGTCAAGCAGGACATAGCCGTCTTCATAGACTGGCTGTTCCATGCGCTCCTGGTTGATAAGCTCTGGCAACTGCAATGGTGCAAGTGCCAGGAAGTCGTTGAGAAATTTATGCAGCATAACTATTGTGTTTATAATGAAGAAATGTATAGCTTGATGACCATATCTGGTACCCCGTCTGTCATATTCTTGTCCATCTGCAAGGAACGGCTAAGACTTGCTATCGTGCCTAAGGCATCTATTGAGAGTTGTACCAAATCCTTTCGCTGCTTCTCTGAAAGCATCGCCATTCCGAAGTCATCAATGGACAGGAACGGTTGCAATATCATCCAGAAATAGGCAGTCTGTTGTTCGGTCGAAGTAACCTCTCCACTCTTTATGTCTGCAACGCAAGTCTGCGCATTGGCGATGATTCTTCGGTTGGTTCTGAACGCCATGTATGCCACGGCATCCCTTGCCGGTAAGTTTCCTTTCCTGGAAGATTGAGCAATCATCTTGCACACATCTTCCGTTCCACTTGTTATATGCGAAACCGACACGTCGCTCATCTCGTATAGATGAGATAGAAATGTTCTGAACAGTCTGTCTTCCGTTTTCAAGAAGGCAAGAAACTGTGATTGGTTGGCTATGCCTTCCTTCTTCACCTTCTCCAAGAAGAAATGATAGGTGGTCAAGATCCTTGTCTTGTCCCCTTTATACAATGGTATGGTGTCCATACTCTCAAAAAACTTTGAAGCCACCAAGGAAAGGCTATCCGTTTCCTTATTACCTTTATAAGGGGAGGCGTTCATCTTCAACAGGAGCACATCCTTGAATGTCCTTCGCTTGGCGGTAGCTATGCGCATAAACTCGTCACGGATGGAGTCATGGACATTGGAAAATTCTTCCATCGGAAACGAATGTGCCTTTTTGATGGTGTCTCGCATCAGACAAGCAGAAACCGAGTCTTCTAAAGTACGCCATTTGGATATTTTGTTGGCAAGGTGTTCCATAGACAAATCCTTGTCTGATTTCATCTTTGAAAGGAACTCCTTTTGCGCATCCAATGCCTCCCTTGCATCATGGAAAGATGATTCACTGGCATTTTTTGAACAGGATGCCAGCAAAAGAATGGTAAGTATGATGGCAGACAACATGGACATATGCTTTCTACCTTCAAAGTATGATATGTGAAAACTTGAAGTGCAAGATTGTTTGCATTTCACCCTCGATCGGCTTTTTGCCGCAGATATTATAATATTTATACTTTCCATTTCGGACTTTATTTGAAATTTTGGTGCGAATTTACGACTATTTATCGGGTATTCATTCAAACTAAATCAAACTTTATGTTTTATTCATATTCATACTTTATAGTATGATATGAAATGATAATATATCCAAGAAAGTGCAGTACATCAATCTTTAATTAACTATAATAATTATCAGAGTATGATTATACTTTGATGGAATATAAGTATCTTTGTCGGCAAATTACAAATCAGTGTATAATAGCTATGGCAAAAGTAGGTTACATATTTAACTCGGAGCAGTATGACACATTCACCTTTGACCGGGCTTGGATGGAGAAGTATGGCTGTTGCCGTATCATAGAAGATAGTGCAAGCCAAGAGAAGACACGCCCGGAATGGAAGCAGCTCATGGATTGTCTGGAACGAGGTGATGAACTGGTCATCTCGAAGTTCAGCAATGCGCTGCGTGGTGTTCGGGAATTGGCGATGTTCCTGGAGTTTTGCAGGGTGAAGGTGATAAGGATAATATCCATTCAGGATAAGATAGACTCAAAGGGGGAGTTGTTCCCAAGTACATCAATAGCCGATGTGCTTTTCATGTTCGGTTCGTTGTCCGAAGAGGTCGTTGCCTTGCGCAAGGCTGCTACCCATGTGGAATATATCAAGTCGGGTATCAAACCTGCCAAGAGTTCAACTCCAAAGAAAGGCATTGACCGTGAGAGGAATATCGTCAATATGTATAACAACAACTACACTATCGATGACATCTGGAAGGTCAGCGGCTTCAGGAGCCGCAGCTCGGTGTTCCGCATACTCAACAAGTATGGGGTGAAGCTGAACCGTGGAAAATTCAGCGGACCGCTCGGCAAGAGAAAACCAAAGAATAAAAGTGAAATATAAAAGGTGATTTTATGAAGAATATACTTTGTTTTGAGGGAGAATGGAAATTCAATACCCACAAAAAGCCTGAACGCTTTGATTTGAATAGCGAGCCTATTCTTAGAATGTTGAAAGAATATCATAAATGCGATGCTATTTATAGGCACATTTTGACAAAAGAGGATTTGAAACTCTACATAGAGTATTTCAACAGGAACAAACGTGAATGGAATAAAATAGACATTGTTTATATAGCTTGTCATGGTTGGTTTCATTCTATAAGTTTAGAGGGAGAGAATGGAAATGTTGATTTACAAGAATTGGCAGATATAGCCGGGGATTTCTTCCGTGATAAAATAGTTCACTTTAGTTGCTGTAAAACACTCGCCAACACCTCTGAAGTTGAGCACTTCAAGTCTATTACAGGCGCAAAATTGGTATGCGGATATAAGAAGAGCGTAGATGCAATGAAATCAGCCATAGCTGACACGGCTTTACTGAATGAATTGATAACAAGCAACAAGCCAGGCAATATCAAAAATATTGCCATTAGTAAGTTTCGCAAAACATACAAATCCTTATTGAACGAATTAGATTTTTGTGCAATATAGATAAATGGTGAGCCATACTGCAACTGATGCTTGCAGTATGGCTTGCCCATAATACTTGGCAGATAAGGTAATTCCTTATCTGTCTCTTCTGAAATCATTTCGCTTGTCTCCGTGGAAAAGGCTTTTAAGCGTTCCGCCTAAAGCCTTGAACACGAAGAACACCACGAACAAAGATACGATGTCGTCCATACGCTATAGTATTCGTTTGTTATACTTGTGACTTGTACAGATTGATGATGTCCATCCCCATCGACTTGGCTTTTCGGCAAGTGTAGAACGTGCCGCCCTTGGGCTTGCCGTCGAAGAAAGCAATCAGTCCGCACGAATGAGAAAGCATATAATCATTTCGTCTGAGCAAGCATCCATTGAAATAGTGCTTACTCAACAGGATAGCATCGTCCGCCTTGTCAAGAATATCCCAATAGCGGTCTTGCTCCCTTGCGCTCCACCTCTCGTTCTGACCGTCATAGGGAATGACGGCAATAAGTTTCAGATTGGGAAGTTTCACTTTCAATGAAATCACCTCCTCGGCTGCCAACATATCGAAACCGAGTGCCATGCCACAATAGAAATTGGTGATGCCCATAGCATAGAGCAGCCTTATCTTGCCCCTCAGTTTCTTCCTTATCTCGTCCTTGCGGTCTTCCGCTATCGTGCGATGTCCCGAAAAAGCCACGGAATTGGCTTTGATGTACTTTGTCTTATCCATATCACTTTGCATATTTATAGTGTGTGCGTCCCAAGAAAAGACCTCCCAATACGTTTCCGCCAAACATTTCCAACTGATTGGCAAAAATGGCATAGCTTGCGCCGGTCGTTACCACATCATCAAAAACATAGATGTCCTTGCCTTTGAAGTAGGCTTCATCAAACTCAATCACTTGTGTCTTAGTGATGCTCTTTTCCTTGTCATGGCGGTGCTCGTGTACTGCCAAGCGGTCGCCTGAAACGGATATGTGCGAATAGCCGTTGATGATGCCGCAAAGCTCGCTCACACGATTACAGAAAGCCATGTATCGACTCTCGTTCTTGGCTTGGGTGCTGGCTGGCACACATACAAACACGATGTCCTTTATCTTCTCACCACAAACTTTGATAAGATGTGCTGCGGTCATTTGCGCCACCTTCTCAAAAGCGTTGTCCCTTGCATCCTTGAACGCCCAAATCAGTTGGCGTGCAGCCACTGCGTCCTCGCCCACATTGCGAACCCTCACAGGAAAATACTTCAAGAAGAAATCCATCCTCTTGCTCAGCTGTCTCTTGATGTTGTCGTCTATCATTCTTGCCATAGTCGGAAAAATTATTTGCGTTAAACTCGATTATTTATTTTCCCTATTTTCGGAAGCCTTTCGGCTTGCCCAAGGGATATTTTTCCGCCACGCAAAGGAGTTGGAAGGCAAAAAGACAAATCGGAAGTGAAAAATACGCTCTATATGCAAGGCACATAGAGGAAGATTTTTTGAAAAGCATCCATGATGCCCAATTTGGCATTTGCCACGCAACTGGTACCTTTGCGGAAAATATCCGAAGCGGCAAAGACGATGGACGAAATGAAATGGCTATAAGTGCTACTACATAAGATTACAACAAGAAAAGGGTGGGTGTGGAACTGCGCCATCGGTGCAATTCCGCAAGGGAGGGACGAAGTGCTATAAAGAGAGAATGGCTTGCCGATTATAATAGAAGGACGGAACAAAGATGCGGCAGGAGTAATTGGGAAACTCTCTTGGCATCCATGCCGAGTGTGTTTCCGCTCCAGCCTTCATGCCATGTGGCTTATTGCTGTAGCGACAGTTGGTCGCCACAGTCAAGGAGCCTTTTGGCATAAAATCTTTGTGACGGCTATAAAAAGGGTAAACCATGGATTATAAAAGGAAGACGAGAAGCGAATATAAAAGATATGGGTGGGAGTGAAACTGCGCAATAGCCAGACAAGCAACTTAACGAAAGGGGTGGCATTGGTAGACAGCATGTAAGTGACGGTTGCGTCACGGATGCCGTTAGCCAGTGCCATTCTGTTCGTGCTTGTCCTTCGGCAAATGGCCATTCTTCATCTTTCGGGATGTTGCTCCCGATAAATGAAGAATGTCGCTTTGACGAACTGTTGGTACGGTTTCGCAGATGGGTGGGACAAAGTAATAAAAATGGAAAGACGACCTGTCGTTTATGAAAGAGAATGGAACAAAGATGCGGCAGGAGTAATTGGGAAACTCTCTTGGCATCCATGCCGAGTGTGTTTCCGCTCCAGCCTTCATGCCATGTGGCTTATTGCTGTAGCGACAGTTGGTCGCCACAGTCAAGGAGCCTTTTGGCATAAAATCTTTGTGACGGCTATAAAAAGGGTAAACCATGGATTATAAAAGGAAGACGAGAAGCGAATATAAAAGATATGGGTGGGAGTGAAACTGCGCAATAGCCAGACAAGCAACTTAACGAAAGGGGTGGCATTGGTAGACAGCATGTAAGTGACGGTTGCGTCACGGATGCCGTTAGCCAATGCCATTCTGTTCGTGCTTGTCCTTCGGCAAATGGTCATTCTTCATCTTTCGGGATCTTACTCCCGATAAATAAAGAATGTCGCTTTGACGAACTGTTGGTGCGGTTTCGCAGATGGGTGGGACAAAGTAATAAAAAGGGAAGACGGCTTGACGCTTATAATAGCAGTACGCATGCGGTTATAAGAGTAAACTTGCTAATAGTGGCTATAAAAGTAAACATGGTTGTATGAGTAAAACAAAAGCGACCGAAGCCGCTTTGTTTATTGGAGAGAATGAAGAAATCCTATTTCTTGCCTTTCTTGGTAGGCTTTTCAGGCTCTGCCGCTGGAGTTTCCTCCTTGTCTGGTGTAGGATAGAACTTGTTTGCGATGAAGATGATGCGGTTGTGCTTGGTGCCTTGCTGATCAACCCACTCGTCTGGCTTGAAGTAGCCCTCGACGGTGAGCATGGTTCCCTTCTGCAGCTTGTCGAAAGAGTCAACATGCTCGTTCTTGCGCCATGCCTCCATGTTCATGAAAGCTGATACCCTGTTGGTTTCCTCACCATTCTTCTCCTGACGGCTGACTGCCAATGAGAAACGTGCTACTGAAGCGTTGGTGAACTGACGGATTTCTGCGTTGTTGCCTACGAATCCTGTTACTACGAAAGTGTTCTCGATCTTTTTCATATTGAATTACTTTTTGAAGTGAAACTTAATTTTTACATGCAATCCAAGAGCAGGGATGTGGCACATGAGGGCAGCACCATGAAAATCGACTATAATACTCGTTTTCTGTTGGCGGTAAGGAGAAAAAGGAAGATTATCGGCTATTTTATTGGTCACAGCGAAGCGACCGCACAAGACGGATTCCATCTGTCGAAGCATCACGCTACCTTTGCATAGGAAAAATAGTGGCTTCAAAAAATCGGTAATTCAGAAAAGGACGCAAGAACACCGTAACAGCATCGTATGGCTCAATCATTTGCAGTAACCATCACCAATGCAAAACACGTTTCCATGGCGTGTGCCGTCATAAACAATGGTAAACCAACAGGCAATACACTTTTCCGCATGGAGGGTGGTCGCATGAGCATATTGACAAAGACAAGCAGAAGGAGAACCTGCTTCGAAGGCTACTCCTATTTGTAGAGGAAGGTAAGCATGAGCAACCAACTACAATCGCAATGCTGCAAACAAGATCCATCCTCAGACAAAAGGCTTCATTGTACGAAAAGCTCCAAGAAAGGCGTAGTCGCAGATTTTATCTCATACAAAGAGGCAGGTCGCCATTTGGCGAATACAACCATCAAAGCATAGCCATATAAAAGTTTATCGGCAAACGATGAAGGGAGTTTGCCGTTACATACAAAAGGGCTTTTACTGGCGGAAAGAAAAAAGATGCCTGGCGAGTATAACCTTCACCAAGCATCCTTTTCGTCAGTCATAGACAAGAACGTCATCACGTCTTTCTACAATTTCCTTGCCATTGCGCAATTTCACTACGATGTCCTCACCATAGTCTGCAACCACGAAACCTTCTGTGCGTCCTCTGTAGGGTATCAGCAGTGTGCAACTGCAACCGATAATGTCGGTCAATTCTTCGTATTCAAACATAGCTCTATAAAGTTTGTGGGTTCTCCGAATGATAAATCACCTTGCACTCCTCAACCTCGGCAGGTTGTCCAAAGGCAGGATAGTGCGAGAATGATACGTTTCCGTCTTGGCTGAGTGGAGAAACAATCTCCACTTGCCATTTCTGCATGAAGCCATCAACCATCTTGATGTCTTCATCACTCAATCCCGTAGGGTCGCCATTGATGATGTTGCATAATGCCCATGTGGGGATTTTCTCTATCGTCTCAAATCTTTCCATCAGTCAAACGTGAACTTGTTTATATAATAATAGGTGTCCTCGTTCTCATACTCATAGCCGTTGATGAAGTCCACCATTTCATCTTCGGTTCTGTCACCTTGCGAGATACCCATCTTCTCACACCACTTGGCAATAGCATCTTGGCAAGTGTTAAAGATATCCTCACAAGCATCCTCGAAAGGCTCACCCGAAGAACTCACACAGCATTCCTCTGGGAAGAAGCCTTGCTCGTCATGGACATAGAAAATGTCGCATCCACATTCTATCTCACGATAACTGACGGAAAGTTCTCCACCAAGAACTTTGTTCAGTTCATCAAAGAACTCCTCACAGGCAGACCATGCACTTTCGGTGTCAAAGGACAACAAGCAGATGTCCTCGTCTGCCTCAAACTCTGCCCAATAGATATATCCTCTTACCGATATGCCCATCTTCTCATAGTCGATGCCATAGTGTTCCGCCAACTTGTAGAGATGTACGTTCTTGGTGTTCACCTCCATTGTTTGGAGCGTGTTCCAAAGGTCGGCTACCGCCTTGCGTTCGCCCATCACCTTGTACTGAGTGTCACAAATGTTTGCCATAAGTCTCATTTTTTTATTCCCTAATTTTTGCATCTGCAATTTCGGGATTGATTTAAATTTTGTTGCCTCAAAAGGTGTCTGTGCTTTTCCTGCAAGGTTCTCTGCTAAAATACAACCTGCAAGGTGGAGATTTTAGCAAGAGACCATAGGCACTGACCTTGCAAGGAATATGGGTACAGACATTACCTTTGCAACCAAATTTATCAAAGCCCAGAAATGGTGATGAAGATTCAGGTAACGGAGTAACAATTAGAAAAGTTGAGATATGAGGATAAAAAGAGACAAGAACGACTTGAAACAAGCGATTACAAGTGGAAAGTAACAGAAATCATACAAGAGTTCTTACTGGCGGAAAGAAAGAGAGCGACAACCCAATACTACACATGGCACGATAGGGCTATCGCTCCGCAATTCGTTCAGTTCATCCAATCCATTAGTATATATATCCTAAGATGAATGAATTTATATTTGTGTATTGGCTTTGGTTGGCAGCTATAGACAAGTAACACATCTTTTTTCTTTCCGCCAGTAAAAATGGTTCTTGAAGTAAAAGTAACAGGGAAAATGGTTGTTGGGTAGCAAAATTTGTTGCACAAGATTTGTTTTTCATTTTGTTGGTTTTTTCTTGTCACCCAATAAAATGATACTTACGTTTGAGTTTTCCTGTACCTGCTGATAATCAAGTAGGTAACAAATAAGAAATATCGTCTTTCAATGTACAACGCTGATACAACGCCGAAAGCCCCACGCCAGTGTAAATATATAGAAAGCGCTCTTGACAACGAACAATAGAATCGTCCGAAGCCAATGAGGGCTGTATATAATACACCCCATGAGGCGTTCCCGTTGCTTTGTTCTTGACCAGCAGTTGAGAGTTTGCGAAGTTCTTACACTGTCAAAACCAAAGCGTACAGTTACGCCTTATTATGTATATATGTCTGCCCAACCTCTGCCCATCGGGGCTTCCGGAATGGGTATAGACGTAACAAAGGTAACACTTTTACCTTGAAAACCGCTTTGTTTGGTTGGCAAAGTGTGGTTCTAAGGTCTGATTTAACATTATTAAATATAAATCTGTCAAATAAATCTACTTTTGCATGATTTTTCTCACTAAAAAGTTTGTATTATCAATGATTATTTGTATTTTTGCAGCGTTAGTTCCAGCCGAGCCTCTTTACAATGCTTAAATAGGCTGGGCTTTTTTTGTTTATAGGCTATGGCAAAGAGAAATTTCGGAAAAGGTTACAAGACTCCACGAGAACTTGTAACCTTATTGGAAAATCGTGGATTGATAATCAATGATAGGCAAAAGGCTCAATTGTATTTGGAGAGCATTGGCTATTATCGATTGTCTGCGTATATGCATCCTTTGTTGAAGACTCCAAAGATTCTTCATCTGTATAAGGAAGGTGCTACATTTAACAAAGTGATGATGCTTTATCGCTTTGACAAAAAGTTGCGCTTACTCCTTTTTAACGAGATTGAGAAGATCGAAATTGCTGTAAGAGAAGCCGTAATGAATATGACGGCTGAACGGACTGGTGATATATATTGGCTTACCAATTCTGCACATTTTCGTGATCAGTCCATTTTCGTCAATAGTATGGCAATGTTGTCGAAGGAGTATGAACGTTCTACTGAAGACTTTATAGAACACTTCAAAAGAACATATACAGAACCTTTTCCACCAGCATGGATTCTTGGTGAACTTCTCCCAATGGGTAGCGTGAATATGTACTACAGAAACTTGAAAGATAAAGGACTCAAAAAGCAGATCGCCAAGCGTTTCTGCCTTCATGCTCCAGTGTTTGAGTCTTGGCTTTCTGTGCTTACGCTTACTCGCAACGCTTGTTGTCATCACGCTCGTGTTTGGAACAAAGTCAACAAGATTATTCCAAATGATATGAGAGGCATGACTCGTCCTTGGATTACTATTCCTGCGGACAAGCGAAGAATCTATTATAATATGTGCATCATCAAGTATTTCCTTGACATCATCTCTCCCAACAATGACATGCTTGACAAAATGCACAATTTGTTCAGCAAGTTTCCAGAGATAGACCTGGCAGCTCTTGGATTCCCTGTTGGTTGGGAAAATGAACCTCTGTGGCAATAAAAGACATATGAAGAGACTGTTAACCACCCCACATCACCCAAATTTTCTGCGATTTTGATGTAATTGAAAGTTAAATACGTTAAATCTTCACCTTTTCGTATCTAATCAGAATTCATACGGTCACTTTTCTACCGTTTAGAGCGTATAACACTGATAATCAACTAATAACAGATACGAAATCAGAAGGCACTCATTATCTATCACGATGGTAAGTTATATTTCCGCTCATACTCAATTGCTCAGCCAATTTTTGATTTTTTACTATTATTTACAGAAGCAACTAATATGGATATCGATAATGTTTTTGGTAAGCCTCTATTCAATGATACCGATTGCGAATGGATGAAGGCCAATAGCGATAGCGTCATGAGAAAGCAAATCAAGTCAATCGAGAATTCCAAAATATTAACAAAACAGAATCACTAGTGTCTCGTTTAAATGGGACACTAGTGAAAAACGATGTTGTTTTCTGTGACATCATTTCTTTGCATCCATGACAAATGTTTGCCAATTTGACAATGTTTTAAATTGCTGTGACCCATTTCGATACAACTTTTATAATCAAAGTATTTGGCACTGTTTTTGCTTCAATTTATTTAGGAGTAATGTTGCTCCCAATAAAAGTTTATCGCCTATGGCTAAAATCCATTTTTTGAACGTTGATGAAGGTGATTGTTCTATTATTCAGCATGACAATGGAACGGTTACCATGATTGACATATGTTGCGGAAATATTATTGAGCAACAGCCCTCTATCGTTGCTTTTTGCAATGAGTCTGCCAATTCTGTCAAAGGAAACTTCAATATGAAGGCCTATCCAACGAATCCCGTGGAATATATAAAAAGATGGCATATGCCAAGCATTTTTAGATACATTCAGACTCACCCGGATATGGATCACATGGACGGATTGAAGAATCTTGCAAACACTATATCCATCATGAATTTTTGGGATACGGCAAACACTAAGGTGCAGAGTTTTGACGAGTACGGCAATTGTGGACGTTATAAGAAAGAAGATTGGGACTGCTATCAGCGATTACGCAATAGTGTAGATAATCCAAAATCTTTGATATTCTATGATGGAACTGTTGCTAAATACTTTGCAGAGGATGATAATGGCGTATTATCTGACGACTATCTCAAAATACTATCTCCAACGAAAGAGCTGATAAAATCAGCAGAGTCGACAGAGGATTGGAACGATTCTTCGTATGTTATTCTCTATTGTGTTCAAGGGCGAAAAATCCTTTTTTGCGGAGATGCAGGAATGGGGACGATAAATCATCTGCTTGAAAAGCATCAGACTGACATCTCTGATTTGGATGTTTTGATTGCACCTCATCATGGTAGGGATAGCGACAAAGACTTTTCCTTCCTTGATGTCATGAAACCTAAGTTAACGCTTGTTGGAAATGCCAAGTGCCAGCATTTGGCATACAACGAGTGGAATCGCCGTGAGTTGGAGCACATCCAGAACAATCAAGGAGGAAACATCTTGATTGACATCCACAATAATGGCGAAATGCATGTGAGTTGCTCCAATAAATCATTTGCGGATGCGTATCGTCTTGAATATTTCAAGAAGGTAGGTGCAATTAAAGACTCTCGCAATATGGGATATTGGTGCCTTCATTATAGAGAAGTAGGGAAATAGACTATGAAACAGATAGATAAAGAGATAAAAGAAAAGCGTAGCAAGGTTTATTATAGCAAGGCACGTATAAAGCCTGCCTATATTTTCCTCGTGGTTCCAATCTTTGTTGGACTCGCCATGGGAATAGACGAGTTCCTTGAAACTAAGATGTGGGGCAAGGCCTTGGTATATGTCTTGTCATTGGGTACTATCAGTTCTGCACTGTTTTTCTTATTGCGACTTGTGCTAAGAGACATTTCGTTGGTTTATCCTGGCAAGATTTTGTTTTGCGACAGGTTGAAACCGACAACCGCAATGCTTTATGCTGCTGATGATGAGTTTACTGAGGAAAACAAAACAGCTATACGAAAAAAGATCAAATCCAAAAAGGGAATAGACCTTCAGTCGTTAAAGCACAAGACTTACAAGAATAAGAAATATGTAAAGCGTGTTGATGAAGCTGTTAATTGGTTACTGGATGTAACAAGATTCGATGATATACTGTTCGACTACAACTGCATTTATGGCTTTTATCGCAACCTAACAGCGGCAATATTTATGGACGGGATTGTCTTCTTTGCTCTTGCGGCTATTAACATGTGGGGCATGCCACTACCATTAGGACGTTTTTTCTTATGGGGAGGAATCACCTGTTTTGTAATTTCGTTTATTACCACATGGTTTGCATATACAAATGGCAGAAGGTATGCTAGGAGATTATATAACGTCTTCTTGAATTTAGATGATGATAAGAATAACTACTAAAAAATTAAGTTATGGAACACATTATTAAGTATTATCCAGTGGGCAACGCTGATTGCACGCTGATCAAGTTAGATAACGGCAAGACCATTATAGTGGATTGCCAAATGTTAGCTGACCTTACCGATGGTCATGGAAAGCAAGTGATGTTTGATGTAAAAGCAGATTTGCTGAAAGAACTGAAAAAGGATGGATTGGGACGTCCTTTTGTGGATCTTTTTATTAGCACGCACCCTCACGACGATCATTGCAAAGGATTTGCTGGGAACTTTTACCACGGTGAAGTGGATGATTACGACAAGGACAAAAATAAGGATGAGATTATCATAGAAGAATTGTGGATTACACCTCGCGGCTTAAATAATAATTTGTCTTCACCTGCTGAAGATATACGCAAAGAAGCGAAACGACGTAGAAAACTATACGATGATGACAAGAACTTCATAGGATCGAAAGGCAACTATTTGAGAATTATCGGATACGATAAAGACAAAGAGTTCGACCGCAGATATTGTTATGTTCCAGGCAAACTCGTAACTACTGTTCATGGATCAAGTCTATCTTGGTTGGAAATCTTTATTCATGCTCCATTTAAAGAAGATGTTGAGACTAGCAAGAAGTATGACAATAAGAATGCTACTTCAGTCGTTGTACAGTTCGGTTTTAAAATAGACGGTTACACGGGTTACAAGAGCCGTGTGCTGATGGGAGGTGATGCAGAACACGAAATTTGGCAGCACATTTTGGACAACAACGCGGATGATGAGAAACTGAAGTGGAATATTTTCCTTGCGCCTCATCATTGCTCTTGGTCGTTCTTTAATGACTCAGATAACAAGAAGGAAATCAAGCCATCTGCTGATGCCATATTGAACAAGCAGATTGGTAATTCTGCTCATATTATAGCTTCATCAAATGAAATTAAGAACGATAATAACAATCCCCCTTGTTATGAAGCTAAACTGCAATATATAAAGAAGCTGAAGTCAGGTTCTTTACATTTCCTTAATACTGCGACGCATAGCAAAGTGGGGAATATACCACAGCCCATTGTGTTTAAGATTAACGAGAACGGGAAGACACTGAAAGAGAATACTACGGTAGCAGGAGCTACATCTATTTCTAATCCTGCACCAAGAGCCGGCAGATGA